GGTCCCATGGGTTACGTACTGTGGTGAATTTATCCCAATTTAATTTTAAATCTTCGTAAATGTCAGGGTGTTTCTGATAAACCTGACTATAGACGACATGCATACCCATAAAGATATCCCAGTGTTCATTGTTCTTACCCAATTGGAATAAGATAGATGTACCGGCAGTCTTCGGTATATGATTGAATAATATTTTCTTTTTCTGATTGAGATACATTACCACAAACCTTCTTGCTTCATATAACCCTGAACACAAGTGTATGCATCTGCTTGGTCGTAACATTCTTTCTTCAATGTGTTGTTACGTGTATACAACCAAACGATTTGTGGTTCTGCCTCTGAAACTTTTTGCCAAATCAACTCTTTCTTATCAATATCTTTTGGTAATCCACCAAACAATACTTTCTTTCCTTTACCATTATCCTGAACGAATTCTGGCCAAGCAAATTTACGTGAGTTATATGTTGAAATATAGTGTGGCACAACCCCTAAAATATCATAGATAGACTTTGTAATCATTGAGTTGTATCTCAATAGAGTACCAACGGTCCATACGTTATTAGAGTTTAATAATGGTTCCTCAATAATGACTTTGGTAATACCGAAGTCTTTGTATTCTGATAACTTCTCCTCGAACGCATCAACCTTACCCAATAACTCCTCAACCTTATCTTCAGGTTTAGGTTTAATCACAGGTGAAACGTGAGTTAATTCCAATAATTTTTGTGTTTGAATATCGAATAGTGACCAACCAATAGTTTTGGTTGAAATATCTAACCCCAATACCTTTGGAGTATTCTTTAAATTTTTTGCCATATATCTTCTTAGAAGTCTAACTTTATCGAGTACTGTTGTACACCTTGTCTTTTCTCAGGTGCTTGTACCTTAGTAATAATCATAAGGTCTTTGTTAGAATCGTAAAGTCCAACTTCTGTAACGTATGGAGGAATCGCATTGTTCCACGTTGGGTTTGAACTATCCATAAATTGTACCTGTCCGAGATTGACTTGATAGTTCATTACATAAATTGAGGCTTGGATGTCTGTTCTGATAGACCCATAGAAGAAGTACTCATTACCAAAGTTCATTTGAGTGTCACCTGTTTGTGGTAAGTCAATGTAATCTTCCAACACATAACTTGTACCACCTGTGTAACTGTCCAATGTAATTTGTAAGGTAGTATTTGTTAATCCTGTTGCGGTAACATAACCACCAACATAAGTTGATTGGAGTTGTTCGGTAATACCTGTTACTTCAATCCAACTAGCAGCATCAGGACGAGTATCACCTGTTGTTTTCTGAGCTAGTACAACAAAATCATTAGCAGAGAATCCTGATGGTACACCTGATGGTGAAGAGTTTAAGAATGGGAACTCACCACCGAATTTCATAGTTACGTTGAAGGTACCTGTATCACATGTTGCCGCTTTACCCTGAATTCTAGTGTAATAGTTACAATGTAATGAATCAGTAAATGCAGAATTGTTGAAACGGTAAGTAACCCATAAGTTTTGAGTGTCTCCCGATAATAAACCTTCGTCTGAACAAATTACATCACCTAAAGTATTAGGTGTGATTAATCCTAACTTAGGTGCCGGTAATGTCCAGTTTCTGTTAGACTTATAACTTAACGCCGCAACCAATTCTTCATCATCAATAACAACGGTCTTTAAGTCAGGGAATACTTTACCCACTCTGTTTGGAATACCATTCGCATTTGGATTAGTGTCCCATAGGTGATAATATCTCAAACCTGGGTCATCCATATTATCATTTTTAGTAGACTCAATGTAGTAAACTTGGAATAAGTTTTTACCATCAAAACCCGCAGGGTCAGTGTAGAATGATTCTCCCATTGTTGTGCCTGTAGTCTTGTGCCACATCAACCATGGAATATCTAATCTAAAGTTTCTTGCTTGACCTGTTTGACCAGGATTTGCAGAGTCATAGATTTCTTGTGCAAATTTCTCACCATAATAGTTGTCTATTGCATTGTTAGTATAGTGAATAATTGCGATGGCTTTTTGGTCCTTAGGTGAAACAGTTACCTTTTCATCTACTGAGTTATAATAATAAGTTGAATCAGTATCGTAAGTACCACCTGTACTGTTATAACCAAAATATTCTTTAGAACCCGTATATCCTGTTGAACCAAAGTAGTTATAACCCATATCGTTTACCGTATAACCTGCAGGTGACTCAGTCCACGGAATATTCATATTCCATACATCAACATCATTACCTGTCACACAATTACTATCAAAATTTAAATCTTGAATTTGGTCATAAGTCAATGGAGTGCTGTTATCATAAATCACATCCATATTTGATGGGAAGAAATATGCTCTTGCACTACCAGCAAAACCCATAGAACTGAAGTCAGGTAAGTTTCTATCAACTTCAACTGTAATACTACCTGATGTACCTGTTGTACTACCAACAATTGATTCAACTCTATACATCAACATTGGGAAACTACCTGTCCAATCTCCACAATCACCAGTACCATCTAACCATAAACCAACATAGTCACCCGCTTGTGTATCTGCACTGAAAGAAGTACTACATGCATCGTATGTTAGTGTCATTGAATTACCTGAGGATAAAGTGGCAATGTCTACAACCCAATTAGACGATTTAGTATAAGACGATGAAGTGAATGCACTAAACGAACCTGTATTACCCGTGAAAAATCCACGAGGAGCGGCAGAATTAAAAATATCATCAACAGATGGATTTGAGAATGGAATACCCCATGTTGAACCTGATGTAGAATCCACAAACAACGGATACTTTACATGCATCTTATTTTTTTGTGGAACGGCTGTTTTGTTTTGAGCGTTATATTCAGGAGCCAAAACGTTTAAGGTAGAAAGGTCGGCGTTTTCAATACAATCGTAACATACCTCACTATCCCCTACTTGGAAGTAAGAAATATTAAATAGTCCACGAGACATTGCTCTACGACCCGCATCTGTTAGGACCGTATTTAATAAACCTGAGGTATTTTTTAAAATGTATGCCATATGATGATAAATACTTTATTAATTACTTTATGTTAATAAAAATGGATTTGTTGTTGTACTCATTGTTATTGGTGTTACTGTCTGACTTACGTTACCACAGGTAGTTCCATTAATACCCGCTCCGCTAATACCCAAACTATCACTTACTGTTCCATACACAGGACAACTTGGATTCTCAGATGCATCATTCAATACCGTTGAATTGATGGTACCCGTAACATAACCTCCACTCAATGTTACATTATAAACAGTAGAATGAGTTACCCCTGACTGACCACCACAAGATGATGTAGTCGAACCATTAACAGTTGCACTTTGTGTTGTTGAGTTAACTACCGCACTACCTACAGCACTGATTGTAGATGCCGATACAAACGAAGCATTTTGATACATACTTCCTAAGTCAACCCAATTATCAGTTTCAACGTGGTTAAAGTTAATATTAAAGGTTACCGATGCACCTGTTGGTAATGTAGGTGTTATAGATGCCGTCCATACCATTGTTTTACTAGCCTGTGTTTGTGTAATTAAACCAGATGTAATTGTTTGAGTAAATTGAACTGAATATGTTTGTGACAATGGACCGGCATTAATTGTGAAGTTTTCAGTTACAGTATTGGCCGATGCATCTACCACAGTTACGTAACTATTTCCAGGAGGAATACTACTAAAGAAATTAGAAGCCTGTGTTGCCCCACCATTGATTGAGTAAGTATAAGGTGTAGTACCATTCGTTACTGATACCGTAAGTGTACCATTATTCAATCCTGAACAAGTTTCATTAGTCGTATTTAAAATCAACGCTAATGGTTGGCTAGTACATTGTCCTGTAGCAACACTCCAACTATAGTCAGTTCCCAACTGATTCCAAGTACCTGTTGGTGTTGTAATTGTAGTATACTTAACAACCTCTCCTGTTCCTGTCCAACCAGAGATTTCCCAACGAGTATCAGCAGAATCATAAACCATATCAAATGAAGTACCACTCCATGATGGTTTACCATTGATAATACCCTGATATCCGAATTCATATTGAGTATATGGTGATTGGTTCAATGTCATACACATATAATCTGAATATGTTGGAGATGGTGTTGGAGATGGTGTTGGTGTCGGTGTTGCGGACGGAGTTACAGGAACACCAGAAATAACAACAGATTCACTATCAGTATAATCACCATAATAATCTGTTACAGTCACACTATAATCACCAGCAGATACACCACTTAAAAATTGTGTGTTTGTTTGACCGTTAGACCATAAAATAGAATATGGTGGAGTACCACCACTAATGAATAAGGCGATTGTTCCATCAGCTGATGTTGGAGTTGATGGTTCCTCAACAAAGGTAATTATACCCATCGGGAAAATGGTTTTGATACCACAACTGTTTGTATTTGCCGTATAACTACTCATCTTAACATCCTCCTCCTATTACACATTCTAATGTTATTAATCCACCTGAACCTACACTATAAACATTCTGACTATCTTTAACCATTCTACCAGGTCCAAATGGTATTGTTAATGCGGTATTACTGTAAATATTAATACCTCCATTCAAACTTGTGTACTGATACTCAGTATAAACAGTTGTTGTTGTACCAACTAAGTTACAAACAGGACATTGGTGTGTCCATGCCCATTGAACTGTATGTGCTCTATACGCTGGTGTTGGTGTAGGTTGGTTAACACATGCTGAACAGTTACTAAACACCTCTGAAGGTGTACCAAATACGTTAGTACCCATGTTTGATGAAATAAATCCAGCAGGTGGGTTATATGGTGATGTTTTAGGACCAATATATGTCCAACATTCATTATTATATTCAATTGAGTTACCTACGGCAACACCTGATACCGATGATGGTTGAATAATGGCTCTTTGTGTACCTGTACATGCAGTAAACACATAGACTAAGTTACCTGATGGTGACGGAGTAGGTGTCACAGATGGAGTGACTGAAGGTGTCGGTGTAATTGTTGGAGTTACCGTTGGTGTAGGTGTAAATCCACAACTTGTACAAGACGCAAATAATTCCAATACGGATTGTACCGATACGTTTGATGAACCTACAATATCTTCAGTATAAGTAACACACTTAGAATAGTACCCTGAAGGACCAACCATTTTAACACTAAATGTCTGACCGGTTGTCAATGATGTACCAGTATATGATAGAGGGTCGGCAGTGTAATATACGTCACCACTCGTACAATCAACTAATTTCTTAACTGTATTACACGAGAAGGTCTCTTCAAAGATTTTATATGTAACTGAACCTGACGGCATTTATTCTATTTGTTTATAAATATCTTAATCCTTTTTTTACCCATATAAAGTGTTAACAATCGTCAGCACCAATGTTTAGGACAGTATATGTACCATTATCTATACTTAAACTTCCGTTACAAGCACATACTGAATAGTAACCACCCGCCGGCATATTTGTAGCATACATACTACTATCATAACAGTAAGCTGACCAAACAGTGTAAGAACCTGTACCTCCTGAGATGATGTATCTAACACATTCACAAGCACCTGTGAATGCTGGTATTGTTGGTGTTGGTGTTGGAGTACCTGTTGGTGTAATTGAGATTGATGGACTCACAGTTGGTGTTTGTGTTACTGTTGAGGTTATTGTTGGCGTTGGTGTTGAACCTCCTGTACTTGTCGATGGTGTTAATGTTGGAGTAGGAGTAACTGCTGGTGATGAACAACAACCCGTACAAATAGTGGTTAATGTACCACCTGTAAAGTCCACAGGGATAACCACTGAGTCTGTCAACGCACAGAATGTAGTTGAAAATCCAACATTTTCCACCACTAAGTGAACAATACTATCCTGACCACAACTTACATCTTCACAACGAGTGTAGTACAATTCAAATGTTCCTGATAATTGATTCAACGATGCCACATCAATCTGATACAGTGAACAATCTGTCAATGTACTAGTCTCAGATGGTGTAACCGTTGGGGTCGGTGTAGGGGTAGCAGTTCCTGTTGATGTAATAGTAGGTGTAGGTGTCACCGCAACTGATGATGTAGGAGTATTAGTTGGAGTCTGAGTTGGTGTTTCAGTTGGAGTAGTTCCTGGTGTTCCTGTCGGTGTTGATGTTGTTGTGTTTGTCGGTGTTTGAGTTTGTGTTGGAGTATTAGAAGGAGTTACCGATGACGTAACTGAAGGTGTTGGAGTCACAGTACCTGTTTGTGTTGGGGTAATCGTTGACGTTGGTGTATTTGTTGGTGTAGTACCAGGTGTACCTGTTGGCGTAACTGTTGCAGTTGGAGTTTGAGTAGGAGTTTCAGAAGGTGTAATAGAAGGAGTAACCGATGGTGTCGGAGTGTTCGTTGGGGTTTCGGTTGGTGTAACAGTTGATGTTTGAGTTGGTGTAATTGTCGCTGTCGGAGTTGATGTTTGAGTAGGCGTATTAGTTGGTGTTCCACCTGGTGTTTGAGATGGTGTTACTGACGCAGTTGGAGTGTTAGTTGGAGTCTCAGTTGGAGTTTCAGTAGGAGTAATAGAAGGAGTAACCGTTACAGTTGATGTAATAGTAGGAGTTTGTGTTGGTGTCTCTGTAGGTGTAACAGAAGGTGTAATCGATGGAGTGATGGACGCCGTAGGAGTAACCGTTTGAGTTTGTGTAGGTGTATTTGTTGGGGTAACATTGGCGGTTTGTGAAGGTGTAACAGATGCAGTTGGAGTGACTGTTGATGTCTGAGTAGGTGTGTTAGTTGGAGTAATAGAAGGAGTTACAGTATTCGTTGGAGTCTGTGTTGGTGTTTGAGTTTGAGTAGTAGTAATCGTCTGAGTTGGAGTTACAGTATTCGTTGGGGTAATAGTTTGAGTAGGAGTAATCGTTGATGTAGGAGTATTCGTAGGAGTTACTGATGGTGTTTCAGATGGAGTTACAGATGCTGTTGGTGTATTAGTTGGCGTTTGTGTAGGTGTTTCAGTTGGGGTAATAGAAGGGGTTACACTCGCAGTTGGAGTGTTAGTTGGCGTTTCAGTCGGAGTTACCGATGGAGTTACAGAAGACGTAGGAGTCTGAGTAGGGGTATTTGTCGGTGTAACCTCTGGTGTTCCTGTTGGTGATGCCGTCAATGTAGGGGTAACCGTTGCGGTACTAGTGATTGTCGGAGTTGGAGTATTTGTGGTAGTTTCAGTTGGTGTATTCGTTGGAGTAACTGCCGGAGTTCCAGTTGGTGTAACCGTACTCGTTGGTGTAAATGTTGGCGTAACTGACGCAGTTACGGATGGAGTAATAGACGCTGTTGGAGTAACCGTAGCGGTTGTTGTTACCGTTTGGGTAGGAGTAATAGTGTTAGTTGGTGTAGGTGTTGGAGATGATGGTGGGGTTGGTGTAACTGACGAAGTTGGAGTATTCGTTGGAGTCTCAGTTGGAGTAATCGTATTCGTAGGTGTTACCGTAGTTGTATTTGTTGGTGTTTGAGTCGGAGTTATAGTTGATGTTGGAGTAACCGCAGGAGTTCCTGTTGGTGTGGATGTCAACGTAGATGTAGGTGTGTTTGTAGGTGTTGGAGTAATAGTAGATGTCGGTGTCTGTGTCGGTGTTTCAGTTGGGGTAACCGATGGAGTAACTGATGATGTTGGCGTGTTTGTAGGAGTAACTGTTGGAGTTACCTGAGGAGTATTAGAAGGTGTAACCGTATTTGTAGGTGTATTTGTCTGTGTTGGGGTAATCGTTGAAGTAGGTGTGTTTGTAGGTGTTTCAGTAGGGGTAACAGACGGAGTAATACTCGCAGTTGGAGTATTTGTAGGTGTTTGTGTTGGTGTTTCTGTTGGGGTAACAGAAGATGTTGGAGTTACCTGTGCAGTTTGAGTTGGAGTAACCGAAGCGGTAGGAGTATTTGTTGGAGTTTGAGTAGGTGTCTCAGTTGGGGTTACAGACGGTGTAACACTTGCCGTTGGAGTGTTAGTTGGCGTTTCAGTTGGTGTCGGAGTTACCGATGATGTAGGAGTATTAGTCGGTGTAACTGTATTAGACGGAGTAACAGTATTTGTCGGTGTGATTGTTTGAGTTGGAGTAATCGTTGCCGTTGGGGTGTTAGTTGGTGTAACTCCAGGAGTTTCAGAAGGGGTAACAGAGGCAGTCGGAGTGTTTGTAGGTGTTTCAGTAGGAGTAATAGAAGGTGTAACCGAAGCAGTCGGCGTATTTGTCGGCGTTTGAGTAGGTGTTTCGGTTGGAGTTACCGATGATGTAGGGGTATTTGTAGGAGTGATGGTATTTGTCGGTGTCAACGTGTTCGTTGGTGTAACTGTTGAAGTTGGGGTGTAAGTAGGCGTTACCGTATTAGATGGAGTTACAGTATTTGTTGGAGTAACCGTCGCGGTTGGAGTTACTGTTGAAGTAGGAGTATTTGTCGGAGTAACTGCTGCTGTTTGTGTTGGTGTAATTGTTGCAGTTGGAGTATTAGTAGGAGTTTCTGTCGGAGTTACTGATGGTGTAACACTTGCGGTTGGAGTGTTAGTCGGAGTCTCTGTCGGTGTAACAGATGGGGTTACAGATGATGTAGGTGTAAATGTCGGTGTTGATGTAATTGTTGCAGTTGGAGTGTATGTTGGTGTAACAGTATTTGAAGGAGTTACCGTATTAGTTGGAGTTACAGTTGCAGTCGGTGTAACAGTCGATGTTGGAGTATTCGTAGGGGTAACTGCGGCTGTCTGTGAAGGGGTCACTGACGCAGTTGGAGTGTTAGTTGGAGTCTGTGTTGGCGTTTCAGTTGGTGTTACCGATGAAGTAACCGTTGGAGTAATCGTAGATGTCGGTGTATTCGTAGGAGTAACCTGAGCAGTCTGAGATGGTGTAACAGATGCGGTAGGAGTATTTGTTGGTGTCTCTGTTGGAGTAATAGAAGGAGTGACACTCGCAGTTGGAGTATTTGTTGGCGTTTGAGTTGGTGTTTCTGTCGGAGTAACAGAAGCGGTAGGTGTAAAGGTAGGTGTCACGGTATTCGATGGAGTTACCGTATTTGTAGGGGTAATCGTATTAGTTGGAGTGTAAGTCGGAGTTACCGTATTTGAAGGTGTTACCGTATTGGTTGGTGTAACCGTCGCAGTAGGTGTTACAGTCGATGTTGGTGTATTAGTAGGTGTAACCGCTGCAGTCTGAGATGGTGTTACAGATGCTGTTGGAGTATTCGTTGGGGTCTCAGTTGGCGTTACCGATGGTGTTACCGATGCGGTTGGCGTATTAGTTGGCGTTTCGGTTGGTGTTACAGATGGGGTGACTGATGCTGTTGGAGTAAATGTTGGAGTAACAGTATTAGACGGAGTTACCGTGTTTGTAGGGGTTATTGTATTTGTCGGCGTGAATGTTGGAGTAACAGTATTTGAAGGAGTTACCGTTTGTGTTGGTGTTACAGTTGATGTAGGAGTATTTGTCGGAGTAGAAGTGTTTGTTGGTGTAACTGCCGCAGTTTGAGATGGAGTAACAGATGCAGTTGGAGTGTTCGTTGGCGTCTCCGTTGGAGTTACCGATGGTGTAACTGAAGCCGTAGGAGTGTTAGTCGGAGTTTCAGTTGGAGTGATAGACGGAGTAACAGTATTCGTTGGAGTCTGTGTTGGGGTTTCAGTAGGAGTAATAGATGGAGTAACCGAAGCCGTTACTGAAGCAGTCGGTGTATATGTCGGGGTTCTAGTAATAGAAGGCGTTACCGTTGATGTCGGCGTATTAGTAGGTGTCGCAGTTACTGATGCCGTTGGTGTGTTTGTCGGAGTACGAGTGATTGATGGAGTAACTGTTGATGTAGGAGTATTTGTCGGAGTAACCGCAGCCGTTTGTGACGGAGTCACTGACGCAGTAGGTGTATTAGTTGGTGTTTCAGTTGGAGTTACTGATGGCGTTACCGATGCCGTTACAGACGCAGTTGGAGTGTTTGTCGGAGTACGAGTGATTGACGGTGTAACCGTATTCGTAGGAGTATTCGTAGGTGTTGCAGTTACTGACGCAGTTGGAGTATTAGTTGGAGTTCTAGTCAATGATGGTGTTACCGTAGATGTAGGTGTGTTTGTAGGAGTAACCGCAGCCGTCTGTGATGGTGTAACAGATGCTGTTGGAGTATTCGTAGGAGTTTCAGTTGGGGTAACAGACGGAGTAACCGAAGCAGTTACAGATGCTGTCGGAGTATTGGTAGGTGTACGAGTAATAGAAGGAGTTACAGTAGAAGTTGGAGTATAAGTAGGAGTACGAGTTATAGATGGGGTTACAGTATTAGATGGTGTAACTGAAGCAGTTGGAGTATTGGTTGGTGTTCTAGTAATTGAAGGTGTAACTGTGTTCGTTGGCGTATTTGTAGGAGTAACTGCGGCAGTCTGAGACGGAGTTACCGAAGCAGTAACAGATGGAGTAACAGACGCCGTAGGAGTATTCGTTGGTGTACGAGTTATAGATGGTGTTACAGTATTTGTTGGAGTTACAGATGCCGTTGGAGTATTAGTTGGTGTTCTGGTAATAGAAGGTGTTACCGTAGATGTAGGTGTGTTTGTTGGTGTGCGAGTAATTGAAGGAGTAACAGTATTTGTCGGGGTATTCGTTGGTGTAACCGCAGCGGTCTGAGAAGGTGTTACCGAAGCAGTAACAGATGGTGTTACAGATGCCGTTGGTGTATTTGTAGGGGTGCGAGTAATTGACGGAGTTACCGTATTTGTTGGCGTGTTTGTCGGGGTCTCAGTTGGAGTTGCAGTAACAGACGCCGTAGGTGTATTTGTAGGAGTACGAGTAATAGATGGAGTAACCGTTGGGGTTACAGTGTTGGACGGAGTGATAGACGCAGTTGGTGTATTCGTTGGTGTACGAGTGATAGATGGGGTAACCGTATTTGTCGGCGTATGAGTAGGGGTAACCGAAGCCGTTGGAGTATTAGTTGGTGTTCTAGTGATAGAAGGAGTTACAGTTGACGTTGGTGTATTTGTCGGTGTCCTTGTGATTGAAGGAGTAACTGTATTCGTGGGAGTATTTGTAGGGGTTATTGACGGTGTTGGAGTATTAGTCGGAGTACGAGTAATAGATGGTGTTACGGTACTGGTCGGCGTATTAGTTGGCGTCCTTGTGATTGAAGGAGTAACAGTGTTAGTTGGAGTGTTAGTTGGCGTAATTGACGGGGTTGGAGTATTCGTAGGTGTTCTAGTAATAGAAGGAGTGACCGTACTCGTAGGAGTATTAGTTGGTGTTCTAGTTACAGAAGGCGTAATAGATGGTGTTGGGGTGTTCGTTGGGGTGATAGAAGGTGTCGGCGTATTCGTTGGAGTACGTGTAATAGATGGTGTTACCGTACTAGTAGGAGTATTAGTCGGTGTACGAGTGATAGACGGAGTTACTGTTGGCGTCCTAGTCACCGATGGAGTTACCGATGATGTTGGAGTATTCGTTGGGGTACGTGTGATTGACGGAGTGACCGTATTTGTCGGCGTATTTGTAGGTGTAACCGCTGCGGTTTGTGATGGAGTAACTGAGGCAGTAACAGAAGGAGTAACAGACGCAGTAGGAGTATTTGTAGGAGTTCTAGTAATAGATGGTGTAACCGTATTTGTTGGAGTAACGGTTGGGGTTCTCGTTACCGATGCGGTTGGCGTATTTGTTGGGGTTCTAGTTATAGAAGGAGTTACCGTGTTGGTCGGAGTATTCGTAGGAGTACGAGTAACAGACGCAGTAGGAGTATTAGTTGGGGTACGAGTAGGTGAAGGCGTTACCGTTTTAGTCGGGGTTGGTGTAGGTGAAGGACATGTAGGACATTCAGGATAATCACATATCTGCTCAATCCAACTACCCGCATCAACAAATGCATCCGGAGTGCCTGTTGAAGAGTTTACAACATAATAACACTTATTATTACCTAATGGGTTAATAACACCATCACCCTGATAAATTACAGTACCAGATTGTACAGAAAGAATTATTGTATCATTCTCATCACAACAATTAGCCATTAAATACTTATCAACCGCAGGTGTTGGTGTGGGAGTCGGAGTCTTAGTAGGTGTTGGAGATGGAGTACGAGTTGGAGTACGAGTAGGTGTTGGGGTCGGTGACTCAGGTGGTGCAGCATTACAACACTCAGTACACGTTTCATATACCGTAGCATCACAAGTGGCAACAGGAGTACAGTTAGGAACCACTCCCTCAATGAAATAACAACAGTTATCACAAGTATCTAACTTAACAACCTGACCAGCATTTGGACACGGAGTTAAATTGTTAATGGTAACATATTGTTGATTCAGAGTATATGAACACTCTGCACAAGCACCAGGGTCAATATCACTACAAGCAATTAGATAAACACAACAAGGGTCTTCTGCATTACCAATATCATAAGGATTTTCAGGATTCTCAGGGTCAAAAGGCACCGGCTCTCCACCACCTCTACAACCATCACAGTTTTCAAAAGTGGACACCACACTACCAATAAATGATACGTTAGCAGAACATCCCTCACAAGGTCCTACACTTATTACCTCCCAACAAACATTAAGATTATCAATAAAAGCATTTCCAGTGGTAAAACCATATACGTTTTGTATACACGCCACTTGGGTTAATGCGGGGTCACATGGTGAAATACAAGCATAACCTACGTTATGGACGATATAACCATCCAAAACATAGTAGTTAGGTTTAGTAAGACTTAAGTTATAAAGAGGGTCAAAAGAATATACAATTTCTTTACTGACAACCTCCTCGTGGACAATATCACCCTCCACATATCTAACCATATCATAATATCCACCAACAAGTAAATCTGTGGTGTGAACAAATTGATATTGTTTTGATTGTTTGTGATAAGCTAAGACATACTCATCAATTAAACCCAAATCATTAATTTGGATATAGTTACCCTCATTTTGGTAGACCTCAACTACCTCAGGGGTTCTTACATTTTCAACATCTATAGATGGAAAAGTAATGTCACGGAAATCTTTACCGACAACGATTTCGGGTATATCAAAAGAAAATAATTGGTCCCCAAGTTGAATATTTTCTATTTCAACTTGAGAACCATTACTCAATAATACTTTTTGACCTAATTTAAATCCTGACATTTAAAGATACACTTAACCTATAAATAATCGGTTAGACCCTTTTGTATCAGGATTCCTTCCTCAAATTTCCATCATAATGGTCAAATCTATCGTGCTCTGTAGGACTCAATAAAAGAATACCTGGATATATGTTACCTTTAATTGTTTCTTGGAACATATAAGACATCCATGTTTGTTCGAATGGACGTACCCATTTCTCAGTTAAGAACATTTTTCTATTACCATATTTTGAAACCACCTGAGGCCAGTTACAATAGTAAATCTCACCGTGAGCAAATGGTATACCCTCGAAACAATCAATTTTAGTGATTGCCGTTTTTGGAGCATTTGGGTCTAAACCTTGAACAGGTAAAATTGGTTTTTCTGGCCAATGTTCTTCACGGAATGATTGTGGTACGTTATACCACGCCCATTGTGTTCTGTTATCACCATAAAACTCAGAGAAAGAGAGTTTCAAGAAATCAAAATTATTTTTCTTAGCAATCTGTAATGATTTTCTGTATAAACCTTTTACGTATCTGTTAAAACCATTCTTACAAACCTCACCCTCTTTTGGATAGAAGAACATATCATCTTCAAAGAAATAATAATAGTCATAATCTGCTTTCGCAGCGTGCTCTGCAACATACTGTCTTCCTCCACACACCCCCAAGTTTTCTTCCATTTTAACGTGTGTTGCATTATTATCTTGACATATCCTTGTATATTCATCGTATGTACTTGCATCAACAGAATTATCAATTACAATAATATCAGGTTTACTTAGGAAGTCATTATCATAGTATAACATAGACCTAAATAAAGTTTCTAATTGTTTCGGACTGTTGAAAGTTAAAATATAAACCGCAACATTATTTACATCTAATTTCGACTTACTACCTCTTATTCTTGTCTTTTCTTTTTTTACTTCATTTGTTTTATTCTTAAGATCTTCAAAGAATTTAGAAACTAGTCCGTTTCCATTTATTGAATAGTATTGATAATTTTCAGTATCTTGATATAAAAGAATTGAGAATAGTGATTCTTCAGTACCCATAAATCCACTATGAAGTGTGGAACTCATTAAACCGTAGTATTGACTACTGAACTTTTCGATAGCTGTTTTCGATCCTCCGAAGAATCCACCTCTACATACCTTGTCTACTTTTGCACCAGATAACCTACATAACTCTTCGTAATCAAATCCGTGTATTTCTTTATCTGCAACATATGGAAATGCTAAAAATGATATTTTGTCATGGAATTCTAAGTTATCGAGTACTTTATCATGTGTAAAATACCCAGAATGTACAGTATTAGTAATTCCACCATCTAACCAAAACAATTGTTCAGAATCAAATTTATCAAAAATTCTAGCATCATTCAACAAAAATGGTTTTGACATAACTAGTGGATTATACATTTCTAATCTACTTTGTGTAGAATCTGCTAACCACCCTGCTTGATTTTTCCACGATTCATTATTTCTGATCTCTTGTATTTGTTCATAAAAATGATTTTTAAACCATTCTTGATCTCTTTGAATGAATTGTGTATTTGATTGATCTCTATAATTATTTTCGAAAACAATCTCTTTCAAATCTTTTTCTCCAAAAATTATCATATTATATGGCATATCCAGAAGTTGTTTAAACTTCTGGATATAATGCTCATATGATCTGGACCAACCTTCCGTTAACTCCTCTCTTTTAATATCCCATATTCCTGTAACAATTGTTACTTTACTCTTTTCATTTTTAGTAGGTGTAGTCATTTAGTAGAATTATAATTTAGTTTAAAGATTACCTGTTAATCTTTCACACCATCCTTTTTCAGTTGAGTATGGCCAAACAACCCAATATGCTGGTTTCTCAGTAATATTAAATTCTCTCCAAATTTTACAATAACCATCAGGATCTCTCATCATTCTATCAATTTCACCCTTATCCGCATCTTTTCTGAAAATTGTATTATCTTCTTTATCGTGGAAAGCAACCACCCAGAATTCATAATCTTTTTCAGGTACAGAATCATAACCAACATCAATACAGTGCTTGTAGATTGTTGCAAAACTATCTAACCAAGCCTCTTTATTTTCGAATGTATCGATTCCTGGGTTTGGTGGGTAGTTTTTATCTAATGTATATTGTTGTATTCCTCTTTTCTGAAAATGTAATCCACTATATTCTTCGTATTCTTCTAAAGTTCTCACAGGTCCAAAACCATACTTACCATCGTGACCCTCTTGGATTTCACCATCCATTCCGAATAATTTTCTATTTGTAAGATGCGAATGCTTATTACGATCTACCCACTTTTTATCATCATCCCATTGTTTTGTCCTACCTTTTCTAGTATATTCGTGCCAAATTAAAACTTTGTGTGGGTGGAATAAATCATAACCCCAAGTATATGCTCTAGCAGCAATTGAAATTTCTTCACCGTGGAAATAATATTCAGGGTTGTGTTGTACCTCTGTTGAAAATTCTCCTAACGTAAACGCATAGTGGGCAGAATAGAAACGAGATGGAACTGGGGTATCTAATTCTTTCCAATTGGGTATTGTTTCTGGTAAGAAGAATACCGCACCTTCAGGTATAAATCTATCAAAAGCCATTCTCCATGGTTCTGTAACCCTTGCTTGTGGATCATTTTCTGGATCAAAAGAAGAAACATATGATGTCAATAATGGTTTTGGTATTCCCATTTTTTGTAATTGCTTTACCATACCTATCATCTCAACATCCCAATCTTTTTCAAATCTCATATGTGAATCAATCTGTAGTGTATAGGTCTCACCACTATAAACTTGTTGGACTTGGTGTCTTGCCCAACAAACTCCCTTACTTTCAGTATAAGGTACATCGATTACTCTAAATCTTTTATCATCTTTCCACTTATCTAAGTTATCAAATCCATCTTCTGGATGATATTGTCTACAAATACCAATTACCAAATTCTTTGGTCTTTTAGCGTTTTTTATCATACTTTCCAGAGTATTTACTAGTTCTGGATCTCTGTATGATGCAATCTGAACAAATATTGTTTCTTTTTTTCTAGGCATCTTTTTAAATTTTACTTAGAAAAAATTTCGGATAATAAATTAAATTGTAAAGTTTTTTTTGATCTTAATTAAACAATTTGTTTTCCTCCGTTTCCAATTGAAAATGCGGTACAACAAACAGGACATGGAATTGGTCTCCAACATCTAATCGTTATCGAACTTTGGATATATACTCCTTCTTCTCCGCAATAATCTGGTCTTCTGACTTCACAAGTACAACGCTTAAATCCACCAGCTTCTGGGAAAAGATCATTTACATCATCTTCTGGTAAATTTACTAATCCACAATCACTTATATAGAAATATCTACCATATTGCTCAACGTAGTAAGAATCAGTAGAATTAGTTTGTCTGTCAATACCTTCATATAATGTATCTCCTTGAAGTAAGTATGTTTGACCATAGAAATCAGTCTTGGTTCTCACATTTTTAGTGTTATTAACAAGGTCACTTAATCTTAAAGCATATCTCAACTCCAATCTTTCAAATTCCGATCCTGCTCTTTCATTACTTCCTGGTGAATAACCTATTTTATCTTCAACGAGTATTTGTAATTCATCCGGTTTTTCAAAATTATAACCTAGTAAATCATACTTAACTAGATGATATCCGTCAAAATTATTTTTGTTAGAGAACTTAATTACATCTTCAATTTCTTTGAAGACTGGTAACCCATTTTTCCTTGCGACTATCCCATCTTCCCATACATAAAATATTATCATATCCGAATCTATTCCATCTGAACATGTTGGATCGAATATAACATTATTTAGTCCTCCTAAATAACCTTGATCCCATGATTCATAACTCATAGAAATAAATTCTTGTTCAACAGTCAATGTCACATCACCATAGAAGAATTCATAAACATTACCATCACTAGCAATTTTGGTACCTTTTAAATATTGTCCTGTAACAGTTGTTCCAGTCACAAATCTATTTAAGAATGTAATCGGATTATCTATTGGTACGTTCTGGAATATATAAGTTCCAGTATTGACCGCATATTGTTTTCCATAGTTACCATTTCCAAATACATATTCAAAACCATTACTTCCTGATTCAACAGTCACTGGTGTATTTTGAGTCAGACAGACTGTATTTTCTGGTAAACTCTTAGCCTGTGGTATTGTTGGTGTAATTGTTGGTGTGACATTTGGTGTTGGTGTCATCGAAGCTCCAATAGAATTTAAATAGTTTGTAAGATCGTCTGAACATAACTCACAACTATCATATTCTAAACCAATAGTGGCATATTCGTAATCTGAATTTTCAGTATCACTTAATTTTGTCAATACATCCCAACATTCATTATCATAAATTATCGAGAATGGAACTTCATTGCCTTTATAAATGTTTACCACATCATAAATTGTTGAATCGTTACATCTTCTAATTAAGAATAAGGAATAGCAAGATTTATTTTGGGTACAAGTTTCACAATCTTGGAAATTTTCAACTGTCACATACTGATATCCAAAGAACGGACCTACTGGTAAACTCTCAAACAACGTATAACACTCATCATTAACAGTAACAATTTGACCTACTGGTAAGTTCTCAGGTGCGTTGAAGTATTCATAAGAATCAGTACAACAACTTTGTGCTAACCTTAATCTATATGTTGGACTACCCGTTGGTGTAGCTGTAGTTGTAACTTGTGGAGTAACAGTCGGTGTTGGTAGTGACTTACCTCTACTTGCAAAACACGTCTCACAATCAACAAAGAATGAGTTAATCTGAGGAGCATTATTGTCTTTTGGTGGATCTAATTGTTCAACTCTCTGGAAACAATTATTTGTCTCAACGTCAAATACAACACCTCCTTCAGGGAAATCACTTCTAACATTAAAGTATCTAAATTGTGTCTCATTAGTACATGATTGACATAAGTAATAATTGTAGGAATATCTTGGAGCACTTGTTGCCGCTAATGTTTTTGTTAAAGTTGGTGTTGTCGTTGGTGTATAAGTAATTTGTGGTGTTGGTGTTGGACAAGTATTATCACTTAGACAATTATTAATAGTGTCTCCAGTCAAATAAGTTGCGGTAAATACTTCGGTTCCATTACCAACCCCTATACCAACAACTGTGGCACATTCTCCATTAAACACACCGACTTGTCCGAAAAATACTGGTACTGTTGATAATGCATCATATATATCTCCAGAACAAACCCCACTAACCCGAATATCAATTAAACCTGCAGACCCAGATGGTGTTGATGTAACTAATAATGTACCCGTCTGAGTTTGTGTAAATGATGGTGTTGGTGTAGCATTTATTGTTCTGGTTATAGTATGTGTTGGCGTATTTGTCGGTGTCAAGGTATTAGTAGGTGTTACTGGCGGTGTACCACAAATTACAGTATTACTTGCAGAACATTCGTAACAACTTTCATAATAATCAGTCAAGTAAGGTAAAGAAGTATCTGTCGTACCACTAAATTGACCATAATCATCTGGTATTAGTGTATAACAAGTTCCATTGTAGAAGAAAATACCTGATATTATATTTGCACTTATATTGAAATATGTGATTTCCGAACTACCACTACTTGGACAACATAATGACATAAACGCAGCTCTTCTGAAGTTAGATGTCAAAGTAGGTGTATTTGTATATGTAGGTGTGTTTGTATATGTAGGTGTATTAGTGACTGAAGGTGTAGAACTAGGTAATAAACCAGCACATGGATTGTTATTTGAAATACATTCTTGAACTGATGAGTATGTAGTTGTTTCACCGATCAAAGTAGCACCTGCAGGGATCTCTTGTATTACTTGGTAACATTGATTTACCACATAACCTTGATATGGGACCTCAACTGTAATAATTTCACCGATTAGGACGTAGTGTGGAACATTAACTGCTATAATACCACTAACCTCACACGATCCAGAAGCTATTACATCTTTAAATTGACCTGTAGGTGATAATGTCGGTGTCACAGATGTTGTTGGAGTATTAGAAGGTGTGACTGGGAATGGTCCAGCAGTTTTAGTAATTGTTGGTGTATTTGTCATTGTGTTCGACAATGTTGGTGTTGGTGTTGCACCTGTAGTACTTGTAACTGTAGGAGTACTAGTATGCGTCCTAGTTATTGTATTCGTAACTGTGACTGTTGCTGTCTTTGTAACTGTAGCAGTTACTGTAGGTGTCGCAACTTGTGTTCCTGTCACACTTGGAGTCACAGTTGGTGTCCTAGTAATTGTTGGAGTTGGTGTTGGTGTAGCACCAGATGTACTTTGTGGAGAGGGACAGATATATGTACATGGGTACTCAGCAGTAGTTCCAGTACTAATATATTTAATTTTTGATTGTAATGTATAACATGCACCTGAAAGACCTACTTGATCACCGCTTATAAGTTCATAACCATTCACATATTGTGGAAGGTTCGCAAATACGTAAACGGTATTTGTACAAGTATCCACCAATGACCATGTGAATAAAGCTGACGTGCTCGTTATCGTCTGTGTTACAGTAGGTGTTAATGTAGTCGTTGAAGTATTTGTTGGTGTGACAGTGTTAGAATATGTAGGAGTATTTGTATTTGTATTCGTGACTGTGACAGTTGGCGTATTTGTTAGGGTTGGAGTGTTCGTTGGAGTCCCGGCAAATGTTTTGGTGGGTGTAGGACTCAAAGTTGGTGTTTGTGATGCAAATATTGTTAGTGTCGGAGTAGGTGATGGAGTATACGTTGGGGTTTCGGTATTTGTCAGTGTAAATGTAGGTGTAGTAGTTATAGTTGGTGTAGGTGTAGAAGTTGTATTAGGGGTTGGGGTCGAAGTTGTTCCGACTGAAGGTGTTACTGAATTTGTGACTGTGTGAGTTGGTGTACTCGTGTTTGTAGGAGTATTTGTGACTGTAGCTGTTGGTGTTACTGTTAATCCCGGTGTTGGAGTCGAAGTTGTTCCGACTGAAGGTGTTACTGAAGGTGTAACTGAATGTGTAACAGTTTGAGTAGGTGTACTGGTGTTTGTCGCAGTCACCGTTGGTGTTACGGTTAATCCAGGTGTTGGAGTCGGTGTTGTCCCAAATGATGGTGTCACTGAAGGTGTGGGTGAATTTGTAACAGTATGTGTAGGTGTATTGGTGTTTGTAAGAGTATTTGTATTTGTAATAGTATTTGTAACTGTTACGGTATTTGTGGGAGTTGGTGTGTTTGTTGAGGTATATGTTGGTGTATTTGTCGGTGTGGTGGTCGGACAAATTGAATGTACAGTAGTACATTGTGTACATGAACTGTAGTATGTACCAACAAATACTGGTACCTCAGATGCCGGATATGTGTAAATCTCTACTATTTCCCAGCACTTATATGAACTATTGAATGTTCTTCCTGTCGAACCATTAATTACATTGTAAAATTGTACATCACTTGGGTCACAGCAGTTTATTACTCTAGCTAACCTTTGACCTATAGAAGTTGTTACTGTTAGTGTAGGAGTTAAAGTTGGTGTATTAGATGGTGAAGGAGTCACACAAGGATTAGAACTTATACATAAATCACAATTACCATAAGTCGTAGCAGTTACAGTATCAAAAGACGGATTATACGAAATTTCACCAGTTATAGTATAACAAACACCACTAACCTCAACCACATCGTTAACTTCATATATTTCAGACATGTTATAGAAATCAACTTGGTATGTACAAGCTGAACATGAAATTAATGTGTAAGATTTAAACCCACTAGTAGACGTGATAGTTTGAGTAACCGTATTAGTATTTGTTATTGTTGGTGTCGGGGTAATAGTATTTGTAATAGTATTTGTAATAGTATTTGTTACTGTCACAGTTAAGGTCGGAGTAGGTGTTGGACATGGATTTACGTCACTACATTCTGATTCACCACTATATTGGAAATTAACAAGACCTAATGGATAAACTGGGAATCCGTAGTCACTTGGATAAATATAGATTATTTCGTAGCAGGATCCTTCGAATTCACCATATTGCCCAATTTCTGGATCTTCATTGGTAGCATAAAACTGTCCATTATTCAAACTTGTAGTACCTGTAGAACAAATTGTTTGAGCGTAAACTATAGGAAAACCACTAGACTGTGATGGTGTTGGCGTATTCGTTCTAGTTAATGTTAATGTAGGCGTATATGAAGGTGTTGAAGTAGGTGAAGCCACAGGAGTTGGTGACAAATCTGGATATTCAGTCCTACATTGATCGCAATTAACATACTCAGTTAATGTAGCCGCAGATGCAGTAACACCAGTCGTAGTTGTGTAGGTTGCGGTGTAACATTGATTATCAACAAGTATAATACTTCCAGCAGTAGTTCCACTTTCAGATTCCACTATTAATAATTCACCTGTATTACATTTTACTGCAATCCATTTTTCAAACTGTTTTGTCATTGTAAGTGTTGGTGTTTGTGTATTTGTAGTGGTAACAGTAGGTGTAACTGTAGTAGTTGGTGTATTAGTCGGAGTATTAGTTGTTGTATTAGTATTTGTTACAGTGATTGTAGGTGTAGGACATGGTTCATCGTTTGTACATGCTGAACACCCAGAGTAAGTAATATAATTTCCTGAACCATCTGTATCGATAATACCTACTGGGGTACCAGTACTTCCAGTTGTAATTATCGTATAACATTGATTATCGAAACTAATCACAGTCCCGATCACAGAGGTCAAACCACTAGCTGGTTGTAAATCATAGGGAATGTTAACTTTTATAACAGATGAACTACAACAGCTTTGAGCATCTACAATTGAAATATCTCTAGTAGGTGTAATAGTTGGTGTATGTGTTGGTGTTGGACTTATATCCGATCCCACAGAAACTGTTGCAGTTATTGTAGGAGTGGATGTATTTGTATATGTATAAGTAGGTGTATTTGATTGAGTCGGCGTAACTGTTCTTGTAGGTGTTGGTGTTACACATGGATTAGAAAAATTACAGTCTGTACAACTAGTATACGTTAAGTTATCATAATTACCATAATTTGAATTAACAGGACAAACTCCAGAAGTCGCTATTGTACCTAATTGGTAACAAATACCACTTAGTGTAATATAATCACCTGACGAGAATGTATTACCTGAAACAATAGTTGGTAGTGATATTAATTGTGATTCTGGTGAACAACATGAAAATGCAGTCCAGCAATTGTAGGACATGACTGGTGTAGTTGTAACTGCAGGTGTTTTTGTAACCGTAGCAACTGGAGTTCTAGTTGGAGAAGGTGTTAGTGATTGTGTTTGTTGAGGCGTTTTAGTAATTGTTGCCGTAACAGTATTAGTTGGTGTAGGTGTTGGCGTACTTGTTCTAGTCGGAGTAGGGGTAACACAAGCACAGTTTACATCAGTACATCCTTTATTATCTGGACCCCAAATAGTACCCAAACTAATATCAGTTGGACCTGGTGTTCCTAAAGATCTTGGATAATAACATTCACCACTATAGGTTATACCATATCCTAGTGATATCCATCCATTAATTTGTGTAGCATCAACAAAGGCATAAACAAATTCAGGCGGACCATTTTTTATGTCTGTCCAGCAACAATTTGCAAATTGATAACCTGCTGTAATTGGCGCAGTTTCTGGGAATACAACTTTTGCATATTTGTTAATTGTTCTTAATGAATTACCCCTATCAGATCTTATATTTTCATATGAAGTTTGATATGGAATAAAAAGTGATAGATCTTTAGTAGATGTGACTTGTGCAGTTCCTTCAGTTTCACCTGCTAAAATATCAACTCTTACACTTAATCTTTCTGTTTTAGTTGGATCACTTGCAAGGTATAAGATATTATCAAAATTAATAGTTGTAACTTCAGTAACTACGGTAGTCGCACAAATGCTAAAATTAGCAATCGTTGATCCAGTTTCATACTCAACACCAAAATCCACATCAATAAAAACTTCCCCAGAGGCTGTGGGTGTTTGTGTATATGTAGAGGTATTTGTAGGTGTTGGAGTATTTGTTCTTGTCACTGTAGGACTTAATGGTAAAGTTGGTGTAGGCGTAGGACATGGATAATCCGTTTCACAGTCACTACACTGACTATAATTACTTACAGGATGATAGTCCCCTGTATCAGGAGCATCGAGACCAATAATTGTATGACATTTACCATCAACAACTATAATATCACCAATTGTGGCGTTTTCATCTGTCTGAACTACGACTTGTACTTGATATTGGGCGGGACAACATCTTTGTATATAAACATGTTTCAATGATGAGCTTTGTGTTAATGTAACAGTGGGGGTTGGTGTAGGACATGGATATAATGTTGAACAACTATCACAATTGTCGTAAATTAATTCAACAATTGGAAAGTCACTTTGGACTTGATACTCAAGAACACTTTCTATAACAAAACAACTATTCTCAAAATTAACTACTTTATCTTGTTCGGGTTCTAGATTTGAATCTATTCTGAATATAATCCAGTCTTCATAATCACCACAACATCCCTGACTACACACAATAGTATAATAGGTAATAGGAACTGTATTAGTTGGGGTATATGTAGGTGTAAGAGATGGGGTACACCCATAAAGACCTTGACATGTATTACATGATGTATAGAAATTAGTAATCTCTGGTATGTTATCACCTTCGAAGTCACTTAAAGTAATTGATATAAACTGATCTGAATAATAACATTCTTCTTCATAAGAGAAGTAGAATGTTTCATCAAGGTTTGATTCATTTACTAATAATTTAAAGTAGGTATCTCCTGAACTTCCATCACAGCATTTTTTAGCTGAGAATAAATAAAAGTTTATACATGGAAATACGTTTCTGCAACTAGCACAACTATCATAAATTCTTCTTTCATCAATTCTTGGATAAGTCGAAATTTCATAATTAGCAAATAGAGATACAACACTATAACACGTATTATTGTAACTAACATGTGTTATGTTGGTATCCAAATTAGTAAATGGAATATTGAAATATTCAGTTGTTTGATCTCCGCAACAGGGTACACACTCATAGGCAAAATAACATGGTCTTACTGACAAACATGAAAAACAATCCTCATAAAACTGTTGATCTTGTACCCTTGGAAATCCAATTGTACTTGTTTTTGATAAAATTTGTTCGTTTATCCAACATTGACCTTCATAAATAAATGTTTGCCCAACTTGTAATTTTGACGGTACATTTAAGGTCGTAGAAAAATTAGAATCACAACATTTAGATGCTTGGATTGTTTTATACATATCTTCACATGGATTTTCAGTCAAACAAGCATCTTTGTCTGAGTAAGAAGAACTTATGACTGGATGTCTATAATCTAAATCTAGTGGACCCGCAACTTTTTTCCAACACACATCATTGTAACTTACAATATCACCGAAAGAATCACTATCAGGTATATTCAAAAATATTGTCTGTGTTTCTCCAAAATCCGCACAGACACTGTTAAATAAATAAAGGCTATAGTCTTCAGGTAAAACCGTAGGACTCGGTGTCACTGTTGGTACTCTGTCTTTCTGTCTAGTAGTTTCATCATCATAAACAATAATCTCTTTTTCGATTACGTTTCCACAATCTGTTTCTTTACTAACTATGAAAAGATCGTATCGAGTACCCTCTTCTGATCCGTCTAATTCAACAATTTGACCATAAATCAATTGATCTCTAGTTAAATTTAAAGCTATAGGTGATGTTGCAGTGGAACCAGTGTGTATATCGAATGGACCAATTGCATTCGAAGAAAGTGTGAGTCTGATTATTACCTGTGCCATCAAATATAAATATTACTAAAGTAGAATGTTATTTATTTTTTTTTTAATTTAAATAATCGAAGTAATTTTTATTCATATCCATGTAGAATTGAATTATTTTCCCTTCATATGATGTAAATCTTTGTGCAACGTACATTTCAGTATCAGTTGCTTTCATTTGGTAAGATCCTGTTGAATCTTGAAGTATGTTATAATAATCTTTTGCTTTTTTATTGAGACTAGTACCATTACTAAAATTGAATGTCATATTCAAATCACGAATTATGAAAGTCCAATTATTTTGGGATTCATCTAGGAATTCATGCTCGAATCTAACACCAAAACCCTCTTGATTTGAGTAGTCAAATAAATATAAATAAGGATTTGCTGTTGATGAAATAGTATATGTTACATTATTTATAACTCCACTAGCAAGTGCGTTTATACCTTTACTGTAGAATTGATAGACACCACCTGAAGAATTAATGATTTTTGCTGTAAGATTTGTAAAATCATTTCCCATCCCATTTGAATTACCTATAATCTTGAAATTGATTTGTATACTCTGGATTTGAGGATTTCCAAATTCGAACTCGTTGTCTAGTACAAATTTATTGTATGTTATATTAGCCTTCTTATCTAATCCAACTATATTTACATAGTTTTGGGTTCTAAATGGATCAAATATAAAGTCATTTATATTCGCATTACCTGCAGGTGTAGATACTACATATTTATAACCCAAATCAGGTACATAATCATCATCTAAAGGTCCAAAAGTATTTCTCACCGATCCACACATATCAACCCTATATCCAAAATAAGACATAATTGCTGCTTTACCATTAGTCTCCTCAAAATATGGTTGGTAATCACCGCACTCTAAACATTCACTAAAAGTGTTGAAGGGTAATACATTATCTAAAGTTTCTTTTTCTAATTCCGGATATTCCTTTTGCCATCTATCACAAATAAATGTATGGTGTAACCCAAATGTGTGTCCCATTTCGTGTACAAATGCCGATTCAAAAATATCTAATTCTAATATAAATTGAGATGTACAACACATTTGACAAACAAAACCAGGTAATGTAGCAATTCCCACTGTACCTGGATTTGGCGAATGTGTCGTAAATATACAACCTTTATGGAATCCAGTGTCTATAATACTACCAGAACTTGTTGGTGTTTCAGTGGTTTCTTTTAACCAACATTCATAATCAAATCTATCTAAACCATTTAAATCATTAGTCGTATGGAGTATAACTTCATATTCTACATCGAAATTACATTCAGGAGTATTTTCTATAACTTCTTTTAATAGTTCACCACAATCTATAGCCTGTGATAATATATTTATTCCACTTTCATTAGCCAATTCTATTACGTCTTGAGCAACGTCAATTCTAACTTTAAGGGTACCACTAAATGATTGATATTCTTCTGGTTCATCAGCACCCGCAGGTATTGGTAATGTAGGGGGATTTATATCATACTTACATCCAGGTGTCTCACAGTCATAACCGTATTCATATAATTTATTAAAGAAATAATCAATCTTTAAATATGTTGAACTAGACTCACTAGACGCATCGACCGATGAACAAGTAAGTAATTTATGAATTGGTTGCGTTCTCCACCAATCATGATAATTGAACTTTCCAGTTTCATATACCTCTTTATACGAAACTACTCTATATTTAGTCTCCCAATTTTCAATTAGTTCACCATCTTGTGTGACTGCAAAATGTCTATTCTTTCTCATGTCACCACAAACAGTTAGATCCAATCCTGGTGGATTTCCGTAATTTTTCACATATGTTTTACCTGATACTATGTCACCTATAGTGAAATATCCTAGTGGACCTTCTTGAATTGTATTGGTATAATAATTATAAAAATTTGTTTCTGGATTAAATTCATAAATAAATCCAGTAGTTAATCCACTAAGCCACAAAAATCCAAATCTATCTCGATCACAAAGATTTTGTTTGATTTGACAGTTTAAATTTTCAGCAAATGTTAAATCGTTTAATTGTCCAATATCCGATACCTTATGAACATAGTCTGGGTACGACGCTAGATCTTCGAGATGTTCCCATTCTGCACCCTCCCCAATTCCTACCGCAATTATTTCAGTATGGTAAACTACACTAGAAGTAGGATCATCAGGAAGATCATTAGGATCTTCGATTCCTAATGCAGGATCAAGAGCATTTCCTAATTTACCTGCAAATGGTGATTGCATACCTTCAACAATAAATCTAGTTTGGAACCACGTAAATAACGGGTCATTAACTTTATTTGTTCCAACAAAAACACCATCCTCATCTGTCAAGTGTGTGTTTGGTCCCCAAGTTAATGCATTACCATTATAAGAATTTGGATCTAGAATAAATAACACAATTTTTTTAGCTATTCTAGGATTAAACTGATTTTCATCTATTCCCCAATAGCTATTTTCACAGGGGAATTCAAGATCATCCACAACCAAAGGATATGAAAGTATATGTTCAGTTTGATTTCCTAAACCATCATATGTACCTTCATCTTGATCACCTCCTAACTTCCAATTTTCTAAATTTTTTACTGAGTTTAATGTACCAATTATTTTTAATAATCCTGCAGGTAAATTATTCCCATATCTTTCTTTAAGAATTGTATCAAGAGCAGTTGTATGTGTTTCAGCATTTACAGGGCCGAATCCATAATCAGGACTAAGTGCCTCCTGTGATACTAAACTAAAAAATGCTCCACTTTGTTGAGTTACTGGAGTTAAAAAGTAAATCCAAGAATTATATTGTGGGGCATATGCAACTCTATCAACAGATTCTTGATATGTCACATCCTGCGGATCGTACACAGGAATAAATGGTAAAGAAGCTACTTGAGCATATCCATAACCATCTGTTTGGTTAGACCAAGGATTACTCGGTATAGTAGGATCCCAAAGATATGTGTAATTAGTTCCTATAAAATTTAATAATGTTGACCATTCATTTGATGTCATCATATTTTTGAAATATGTCTTTTCTTGATCAGGAATTACACCGTTTGGTCCGGGGACATTAATAGTATTAGGAACATCTATTAAATACATTATCCTAAGTCTTCTTTCTGAAAATGAACAACATGCTCTACCTAATGCTACATCCTCGATTCTAGGTAAATTTTGATCGAATGTTAAGCATGGCTGTATAGGACATTGTGGATTACCACTAACTCCGCCTGTAGGCGGTAATACAACTGAAACTTCGGAAGGTGTTGGGGTTTGTACTGGTGTTCCCGTTGGTGTTGGTGTAGCAGATGGTTCTATTGGACATGGGTGTTCATTTATACAATTTTGACAGGCGTGAACACCACTACTATATTGAGGAATTATTGTATTATTTGTTGGTGTATATGGATACCCTGGATATTGTTCTGTCATAGGTAACAACTCAATTATTCTAAAACAGGTACCTATCATTTGTGCTTGTACTGGATAAAGCTCATAATATATTACATCACCTATTTCAGCATCAAGTGGTACATAAAATTGGACGATTGAGATGGCATTAGGATACAAATCTTCATCAACTTCACAACAAGGAACAGTTATAGCCTTTTGTCTTGATGGACTTGGCGTTATCGAAGGAGTAACTGCAGGAGTTTCAGTTACTGGAGGTGTACAAGCAAGATCTGGGTTGTTACAATCAGGGTCAGCATCACAAACACATTCTGCACAATTTTCTAATACATCACCATCTGAATAATGAAATTGTATATTAGCAAATTCAGGAAGGTTACCAGAGGGTTGAGATAATGAAGTTTGAATTATTTGAAAACAATTGATGTTATTTTGCATTCTTATTACATCACCAACTTCATAATTGTTAGGTAAATATACTCTTCTCCAAAATTCATACGTACCACCACAACATCTTCTTAATTTTATATACATTATAATTTGTGTAGGTGTAATTGTCACAGTAGGTGTGGGGGTTGGTGGGATATATACGCATTGTTCGTCTTCACAATTAACAATCTCAGGATATTGTGGATAACCAAGATAAGTTAATGTAATATATGAATTACTTGGAGGTGTATTTGTTTGAATAACATTTGTAAAACAATAATCAGTTCCATAGGTTAACTCTATATTGAATGGTGGTGCCGCTGGAAAATAGTATGTTTGACCAGGAATATAATCAGCATTACCACCAGTACCATTAATTCTATATAATTGACCTGTTGTACAACCAGTAAAATATAATGAATCACAACTGTAACTACCCTGGGCAATACACTCAGTACAAGCAGTATCCGGATCATCATTTACATAAACTAATATAGGAGGTACAAAAACTTCTGGACCAGAACCAGTGTTAATTTGCACTATTCTCCAACAAGTACCTAGATATGGTATTACATGCCCCGCAGCAGGAACTAATGTTCCTAAACCATAACTTAACTCAATATATTGTTGTACATCATTATATGTTGCACAACATTTTTTTATTCTTACCTTAAATTTAATTTTTGTGGGTGTTGGGGTTATTGAGGCAGTCAATGAATTAGTAGGGGTATAAGTTGGTGTAGTGGTAGGAGTCGGTGTTGTCATTGTGGTTGACGGCGTGACTGTTTGTGTTGGAGTTGGGCAAATATGAGCCGGGGACTCTTCATAACACTCATCACAATCATTAAAGAATTGATTCCCACCCCATTCGTAACCTAAGTCCTCTTCGAATACATCAATTATTTTATAACAGTCTCCATTCCAATAAATTGCCTCACCAACATAATGGTCTTGGGTTGATGAAATAAAATATACATTAGGATCACTGTAAGTTCCACAACATTTTTTCAAAATATACGACCATAATACTGGTTCCTCACATACGCTACATTTTATACCTGGAACATACAAATCTGACACATCAATATTTTGTGATGTTGGGGCCTGATTAACTGGCTCAATTATCTGATAACATATTCCTTCGTATATATAGACGTTTTGACTAGATAGTTGAGGTGGATTAGATCCTGGGACAAAATCTAATATATCCTCACCTATCTGTACTATCATTTGAAGATTTAAACTCTCGTCACAGGAGATTGCTAAATAGGCGGTGGGACATCCATTTCGTCCAATACAATCTGAACATTTTTTGAAAAAATTACCGGTAATATTAGGCATAAAAGCAAATGCAAAATTATACGCCTGTAAAATTCTATAACATTCACCACCATAATTAAATACGTAATTTGTAAAGTTACTAGGACTAGGCGAAATAAATGGATTTGAAAGGAAAAAAGAAAAATTTACATTAAAGTAGTACAATTCAGCTTGTCCAGAATGTCCTTCATCACAACATTTTACCGCCTTAACCGCATAATATGTCGGTGGTGGGGCAATACTTTTTTCATTGAATTCTTTAGTTCTTTCGATATAACACTCATTACATGAATTGTAAAAATTGTTTTCGATATATGGATGTTTGTGACTAGCGTTTAATGGTCCTACCTCTTTTTCATAACATTCATTTTCAAACATCAAAAAATCAGTATTACCAAAGATTCTTTTGATATTCAAAAACTTGTATTCAACATCTATATTATCCGAATTACATTTTCTATAAAGATATAAATCATAATCACTTAAGGCAGATGGTGTTGGTGTCATCTCAGGATTAGATCTTATCAATCTTTGCTCCTCATCATCATCATCGTATACGACTATTTTCTTTTCTACATATTCTGAATACTCTTCACTAAAAGTATCAACAACTGTAATAATATATTCAGTACCGTTTACTGAACCTGGTAAATCAACTACCTGACCTTTTTGTAAATCAAATCTAGATGCACCACTTATTAATGGAGTATCACTTGTTGATCCTGAATACACATTAAATGGACCTCTAGCATTAGACCCTATAGTCAATCTTATTATTACATTAGCCATTTTTTACTCGTGACCACAAAATTTTATCTGTTGATATTCAGGTCCTAGATCTTGGAGAACTTTTTGTGGTTTAAGCTCTAGAACTTCATTAATTCTACCACTGAAGTTTTTTTTGTCTGAGGTTTTTCCGAAGACTTCACCTTCGATAATATTAAATTTTAAAGAATTTATTTCATATCTTTCGATAGTTTTTCCCGCCTGACTTAATGATTTATATTTTAAACTGTTACCATTATAAATCATATTATTCAATTTGACTACGTTCGAATCTTGCGTTACCTCGAACTTTATAGTATTATTATTTTTTTCTATAATTACCATTTTGTATAAATATCATTTTAAAATTAATTATCGAATAAATTTTGACAATTTATTTCTCCAGGATTTTTACTCTCAGGGTTGTTAAAACTTGGAACAGACACACCATACTTTGAATAATAGAATAATCCTTTCAATTCTCCATAGAAATTATTACCTGAGTCAATAATGAATGCGTCATACCCATCAAAATTCGTCACCAAAACAAAATTTCTACCATTTTTTGTTTTGTTTCTAAATGTGGCTTTTGTAATCTTTCCATTATAATTAAATGTACCTGGACCATCCGAAACTACATCATAAATTCCACGTCCATGAGTTATTTCTGGGTTGTTTTCATCAACAGTTGTTATTATTTGTATCATGATAGATTTAAATAAGTTTGCATTCTATTGTTTATGTTATTTTTGATAATCTCTCTTTCATACGATGTAAAAATTTCTAATTGGAATATCGAAGCATCTACATAATTATGTATTATAGAAGAATCCGGCGCAATCGTAAAACAATTTTTAGGTAATCTATCATATTCCGTACCTTGATCGTCTTTAAAAGTAATCTTGAGTTCTCCTCTATAAATTTTCCACTGGAAATCAAAGTCTCCTACATTATTATTTGTTGACACATCGAATCTTGTAATTTCTAATCCCAAGGAAAGTGGGTCACCACTTAAGTATATTCCTTGTATTTCTTCTTGATTAAATGTTTTTTCATAATTACCTGATGTTGTAGTAGTTTCACGATCTAATACGATTTGGTTCAATGTGTTTGCAGTATTGACAAGTCTAATTTGATTCTCTAATTCATCATTACTTTCAGGAGCCGTATAAGTTATTGTCAATCCAGTAATAACTTTCGAAGTTATTTCATCACCAATAGATATAAAATCATAATATGTAACATTAGACTTTGGTGTTATATTTGTATAAGTCTCGTTAGTAGGCTTATCAAATAATATTTTGACGTCTAGTACATTTTGTGCGTCTTTTGGTGCATTATACCCTTCATTGGTCATTCCACCATAAGACATGATACTGATTTTTTTACTATTTACATCGTCGTCTATAAACTCATTATAGTAAGGTAGAATTTGATTTCCTCCTTTACAACATTCATATCCTATTATACTAGCAATCTCTCTTCTACCTGGATCTAAATATGGTGTACCTAATTCGGGAAATACATCACCCCAAACATTATCAAAAGAATGTCTTAATCCTAACACATGTCCGAATTCATGTAAATATATACCCATGATAGATCCTGGTGTTGGAGAAGTAAAAGTACTCATTCTCAATAAAGTACCACCTATATTACCCGTATTTGGTCCATGCTTTTGTAGTAACGTACAATAGTGATATTGATTATAATCATAAACACTTCCATAATTTTCATACCACCATCCTTGGAAATGATCTATACCAATACCAACTGTAGGATCTGAAGGACTTTGTAACGATAGATACCACTCATGACTTGAATTAATTATCTCATAATTAAATTCAAAATTGAATCCTAGATCTATCTCTTCATTTAACCTTTCTTCAGAAATTGCACAAACAAAATCGCCTGTAGATTCAGGCCTTCCATCTTGATTCATAACTTCATCATCATCCCATACATAAATTAAAACTAAAACTCTGATAGTTCCTGTAAATGGTATTATTTCCTCACCATCACCATACTCTACAGTATCAAAAGAGTAATTAATTTCACCCTCTGGTATATTAGGATTATCAAATCCAAATAAAGAAGTACCAGAATAACTTGGTTGTTTTGTAATCATTCTACTGTAATAATCAAAGTATTTTGATGTCACTGCATCATCCAGAGAAATTACTTCATAAAATTTTTCATTTTGTGTGACCGGTTGGTTATTGACATACGGATATCTTAAACTATCACCTGCTTGGGTATAAGACAAATAAGTATTTCCACTAACCACTGTACCTATTGTAAGTTCGTTTTCACACCTCGCTTTTTCAATCACATAAACGATATCACTATTGAGACCTCTCAAGTAATATTGTTCTAAATCGAATGTAATATCATACGTATTAGAGAAGTTTTGAAGGTTAGAAATTGAAATTATTTGATGATCATCAAATTGTCTTAAGATAGAAGTGCCAGTTATGGTATAAGTACCACCCGTATAATTATTTCCGTCAAGACTTATTACCCTCCCTTGATCTGTTATAACATTTATTTTATTCTCATTATCATCCCACGAATAATAAAAAATTCTTAATACCTCTTCTGATGATTCCAAAGGATGATCTATATCATATGCAAAAACATTACCATTATAAAATGTTTCGTGATTTTGATATATTCTTTTATTAGTACCAGATCTCCAATATTGATGATAATATGTAGTTCCACTTAAATTGGCCCTTATCGAACTTGTTATACCTCCACTACCATAAGGTAATTGAGAATCCAAATCAAAGTCTACCGTTGTATTGGTCGACCCAACTACATTTACTAAGAAACTAGGCGAATTAAAATAATAATCTGTAGAAATTATGATATTTGAATCGTCATACAAAGACATTCTAAGTAATGTAAATGTACCATTATATGAATCTAGATTTATTGTCGTAGTCTTTACCGATTCATTTACTAAATTCAAATTCAAATAATCTAAAACAAGATGTTTGGTAAGATAGAATTTTTCATTACTTTCTTTTTGTAAAAGGAACAAATAAGTTTGACTTTCAACGACTGCAAATAAAATATTTATAATTTCTGTATTTTGTATTCTCAAATCTGATATATCATACGTGGACTGAATATTATCCTTGGTTATATCTATTTTAGCTAGGGTCGGTTTACCAATATCATCAAATAGATAGTAAAATATTTGTTCAACTTTAATTGTTTCATTAGATGCTGGTTGACTTAATGCGAAAAATCTGTCGTATTTTTTCAACATATAAATAGCAGCATCTCTTTCATAACTAACAAATCTGTCATTTACTGGAGGTCCAATACCTATTCTTTGTATTTTGGATCCTTCTTCATATATTTTTGTTGACAATGTATGACCAGTAAATCTGCTATCGTAACCTCTAGCCTTTCTTGTGAATGTTCCACCAGTTGTATGAATTTGTAAATTCAAATCATCCAATTCTAATACCACATTACTACCATTTGGTATAATAGTTGTACCTGAAGGTGTTCCGCTATAACTGTACGCCCCACTGAAATATTCAATAAAAATTCCATTTGTAGAAAGATCAGTATAATCTAGAAAACCTAATGAGATAATATTCCAAACGGTCCCTGTAAGTGGTACCGAAATATTTGTAGTAATTCCAGTAGAATTCTCTGGAGAATCTGTCGAACTTGTCTTAGCATATATAGGATATTTTTGTAATGTATTATTTTTGGTGAAATACATAGTATAAGACATTAAATCTGTCCAACTCAAATCATCATTAAACTCCGATGTTGCCGGATTTTCCCAAAATGGCTGTTTTAATCTTTGTACTGCGGTAGTTGCAGTAAAATTCAATGTCATACCAGTGATTTCTCCTTCAACAAATTCACCATCTACCATGTATGAAAATAAATTAAGATTATTTCCAGAATAATAAGTCAAACCATTTTTAGAACTTGTAAAATCATCAGTCCTTCCTTGATTTAAGAAAAGTGTATTAATTTTATTCTCATTGATTGGGTAATCACGATACCTTGTCACTCCTGAAAATTGATCGTAATTAACATCTAACAGTACGTTTGGATTCAACGGACATCCATACCCATGACTAGGATCTAAATCATACGACATTGCAGCAGATTTACCAGGTGCCTCACCTGAATAAGCAATATAACTATTACCATCATCATAATATGGTTCACTAAATGGTGGGTTAAGTTCAAATCTCCTTAGATTGTCTAACGCATTCAAATGTAAATCTGGATATAAAGTTTTCCATTCTGCCTGAATGTCAGAAAAAGTATGGTCTAAGCCTAGATTGTGACCTAATTCATGAACAATTAATTTTTGAGCAAAAATTTCCATATTGTCAGTATCTAACTTCGGGTAAGAATTGGCAATTTGATCAGTATAATTAAAAGCGGTTAGATAATGAAATTGCTTCGCAATACCATAAAATACATCATTAGGTAACTTAGTAATTATAATTGCAAAGTGACATCCTGTTGTATTATAAATCCCCCCAGTGGGTCGATATTTAGATTCTAATGCATACCAATAATTTTCACTACTAGAAGATCCAGCACCATTATAATAATTTTCTCCATCAGAAAAAACAAATTCATCTTCATTTATATTGATCACATATTCATATGTGTATCCCGTAAAAGAATTTTCGATAAATTCTTTACATCTTTCACCTATATTAGTGAAGGTAGATAGACATTCGTTGTAAGAATCAAAAAAATTGAAAACTACCTTATCAATTTCATATAAATGTCTAATTATTCTTGGTTCATCGAAGGATTTTATATTATCAAATGCAAAAGTTTCACTAATGTAATCTAGTTCATGTATTATCTCATTACCATATGGATTAATATAATCATAGACTCTAGCAAATGCAGATTTTCCAAAATTAGCCCACTGACTCCATTTGTTATTATTGTACTCTTCCTCAGTAATTATTAAAAATATAGATTCACCAGCAGGTGCTAAATTATTCGTTGCACCAGAAGCATAAATAGGTGTTTTATACCCATTATTAGAATAAGTACCATATGGTAAATCATCTAAGTAAATTTCTGCTCTGATATACTGTCCTTCTTTTCCTATAAATTCAGAATCTGTAGTAACAATATCAGTACCTGGATATTTGAATGCTAAAGCCCAAATGGCATAAACCTGATTTGAAGAAATACCAGATAAATAGATATAATTAGTCTTTTCCATTATCTAATAAATACATTATAAAATAAATTCAGTTGTCAATCTCACCAACTTTATTATTAACTAATATTTGTGGTGAAGGTATACCTACTGGTTGTCCAAGTTGACCTGCCATGATGTAGTACCCATCGAGTTCATATATAAAGCTAACATTTCTTTCTAACATTTCTTCACTATCTTCTCTGGAAACTCTGATCCATCCTCCAACATATCCGTCAACTTCCCATGGCCAGAATCCATCAGTATCAGCCCATGTTCTGAAATCACCATCTACTAGACCTGCAGCTCTTATTACAGTATCACTCACAACATCAGGCGTATTACTCGGAGTTGGGAATGGTGTCGGATCCAATATTTGCTTAGTCTGTGTAGGTGTTTGAGTATTTGTTATAGTATTAGTTGGTGTCACTTCAGGAGTAGAAGTTACCGATGGAGTTCCCGTTGGTGAAGCTCCTGGTGCGGTTGCTGGTGGTGTTGCTTGTGGTGTTTTGGTCGGTGTTGGGGTTGGACAACCGTTTTGTTGCTTACACAATTCACAATCTTCATAGATGTCAGAACTATCTGGGTTTACATATTCAATGGTCGGATAATCAATACCACTAACAATACCAACATATTTACATTCACCAGAAAGGAATATTGAATTTGTTTCAAGGGCCTTTCCTACGGGAATGTTAACAGCAATTGCAGTACCGTAATCGATCTCACCAGTACAGCATCTGTCGAATAATATTACTGCTTGATATGCCAATGTTGGTGTATTTGTCTGTGTTATACTTGGTGTCGGTTGTGGCGTATCTAATGGCCACGTTTCAGTCGGTGTTTGTGTTAATGTTGGTGTATATGTCATTGTTTGTGTATTAGTGATAGTATTTGTTGGCGTCATTGTCATCGTATTTGTAATTGATGGAGTCACCGTTGGAGTTTCTACAGGTGTATCAGTAGGTGTTGAAGTCACTGTATTTGTTGGTGTCTCAGTTGGTGTAGACGATAAACCAGGTGTACCTGTTTGTGTTGGTGAGTTTGTTGGTGTTGTTGTCTGACTAGCCGTAATAGTATTTGTGTTTGTATTAGTCGGAGTATTAGTCAGTGTCGCAGTATTCGTTATAGTATTCGTTGGTGTGATAGTATTTGTTGGTGTTACTGATGGTGTGTCATTAGGTGTTACTGCTGGAGTTCCAGTTGGTGTAGCAGTAATAGTAGTTGTATTAGTTGGAGTATTAGTTGGAGTTTCACTTGGTGTCAAAGTATTAGTTGGTGTTACAGATGGTGATACTGTATTTGTAATAGTATTAGTTGGTGTTACAGATGGTGATTGAGTGATAGTAGGTGTGACAGTATTTGTCATTGTCACAGTTGGTGTCACACATTGAGTAGTGGACGGTGAACATTCAGTACAAGAAGTGTATATTATAGAATCAACATATGGGGAATCATTATTATCATTATTACCGATCATTCTATAACAACCGGAATCATAACTCACAACATCACCAATTATGACGTTAGAATTAACTCTCAATTGAATAATAGTTTGATCACAACAGTTTTCGGCAAATATTGACTTAATCATAGGACTCAATGTACGTGTTGGAGTTATTGTCATTGTTGGTGTAAATGTAATTGTTGGTGAAGGTGTTGATGATGGTTCTGGTGATACCTCACTAACGAATTGACATTCGACATCATATTCAATAAATAAACTTAACGATAAGGATGCACCCCTCAATGGATCTTCTTCACCAGAACATGATGAATTAATTGTTATAGTATTACTTAATAAATCTATATTGTAATCTTGTATTTCCTCAATACTGTTTAAAACCACACCTATAGCCGCAACCCATATATTGTCAGATGGATATGTGTCAAGTGATTCAGAGTAGAAGAAAATCTCTTGTTCTGTTATTTCTACTGGACCAGATAAATCAACTACACATGTAAAAGTAGCTTGATTCAATGTACATCCAGTGTCACCAAATGTAACTTCAGCAAAACCTTCATCATACATGTCTTTAATAGAACGTTTTGATGATGAAGAAATAGCAAATTCATTAGAACATACTTCAACCGTCTGAGATGAAGAGAATAATACAGTACCTCCTAAAGTTATTTCCCTTTGTAAAGAACATCCATTAGCATCTGCAATTGTAAGCGTATATCCACCTTGAGTGATGGATTCAATATTTTGAGTTACTTGACCTGAAGACCATTGATAAGTAAATGGTGGTTGTCCTGATGTGATCACAGCCTTTATTGATCCATCATTTCCATTGACGGTATCGGTACCTTCAAGTGTGAAATCCATCCCCTCCGATGCAGTTATCGTAACGTTTTGTTGCTTTTCACATGATTCATTATCTACAACTTTTACGGTATAAATTCCAGAACTTAAATTATTGACTGTTATTTTAAAATCTGAAGAATTTATTTTTTGATAAACTATTTGATTATTCTCGTTATAGATATAGTAATCAAATGGTACCGCCAATAATCCATTTATTAGTGCTTCGATATTTTCATATAATCTTACCTCTATAACACCATTTGGTATACCACATGTAGTACCTGTCGGTGTAATAATTAACGGGAACGGATCTCCATCATCCTCTAATACAAATTGCGTATTATATTCACAAATAAATTCTTTTTCAGTAGCGTTATTAATTGTACCAGCACTTATCGACCACGTTCCAGGTGATAAATTTTCGAAATGGAATTGTGGGAAGAAATCCACTCTATCAAATACTGTAACCCCAACAGGGACACCTTCAGGAATATTACTACACTGACCATAAAATCTAAATAAGGTTTGATTCGCCACGTATTCAGAATCGATCTGTATTAAGAATGACCCTAAATTATTACAAGTTGGTTGTGTTGCACTTATAGAAACACCATTAAGACCTCCCTGGTTTTCAACAAAGAAAGTATAAGGGTTAGATATACAACCAGCACTATCTTTTATAGTAATTTGGTGACTTCCACTACATATTCCACTATAATTGTAGACAGTATCGTAATCAGTGCTAGAATATGAGATATATTCATTTTGATCTAGTTTTGTTTGGAAAGGTGGTGTTCCCCCAGATATTCTGAAGTCTATTGATCCGTTACATTCTAAACATGTGGCAATTTCAATATCTGGTTCAGCCACTCCTACTGTTGCAGCCCCACTGTAAAGTATACTTTGGTAAAGTGAGCAATTATTATTACCTGTTATTGAAATACTTTGAGACCCTACAGTAAACCCTGTTAATGTGAAAGTAGTTGCGGTAGTCGTTCCAGTATCTCCATTACTAGCAATATAAGTAAATGGTGACTCACCCACGATATTACTCACAGTCATTGTGGCGCCCGTACTATTACATTGTGGTATTGATGTACCAGACAAATCGTAAGTAAGATTATTCGAATCGTTTACAGTTACTGCCCCTGATTGATCTAAAACATTATTGAATAAATCTAAAATTTCGAGTATATAAACACCTGCAGGTAATTCCGTTCTTACAAAAGTTCCATTACTTATCTCGAATTCTTCATAAAGACCACCGTCTTTATATAATTTACCATTTAAAGGTAGTTGTGAAGCATTTGTAGTACCAGTTATAGTACCATTATTCAGACCACAACTAGTATTTTTCGAATTACTTATTTGAACTGATACACAACCATCAACAACCAGTGTAAATGTCTCACTTTGGTTTATACTATCTGTAACCGTAAATCCATAAGCACCTATAGAAAGACCTGAATATGTTATAATACCATCGAATGTTTGACTTCCACTATATGATGGGTATGAAGGTCCAATAGGTGTTATAATAAATGGTTGTAATGCATCCTGAACTTGAATTAATATAATACCATTACCTGGATTTTCACATGTTCCTGTTACTGATTTAGTAATTGAAAATCCAGTCAAACATTCAGGTGTACAAGATATATAATCTGAAATATCAACACCACTGAAAGGTTTAGAAGTATCGATACAAACAGTCACATTATTACTAGTACCTGTAATATATGTACCATTACAACAATCGTAGTAATAGTGTTCTAAACCTGTTGTCAAACCAGAATAACAACCAGATGGTATACAACTTGGACATCCCGAATAAGAACATATATTTTCAATGATGTCATCACTTGTCGGTGAGTAATCGGGAACACCAGAACTAACACTATCTAAGTAATAACATTTTCCACCATATATAAATCCGTAACCACTTTGATACCCAACTTCATCGATCAGTTTGTTAAGTGAATTCGATACTGAACTCAATGAATAATCTAAGACATTAGGATCAGTATAAACATTAAAGTTTTTCAATCCAGGCCCACCAGATTGATATTGTATATTTAGATCTAAGAATATTGAGTTAATTCCGAACCCAGAATAAAGATTTTTTGTAGTAAGAGTAGAAAGATCTACGTTTTGATTACTAACATTATAAATCGAAGATCCATATTTAGATTGGAATTGATCGGATGAAATTTGTCCACCTTCAATCGACCCAATCAGATGTTGTGTAAATGGAACAACTTCTTGATCGTCACTTGAGACAGGATAGACAAAAACGTTTGGAGTACCACCCGATTTTTTGATTTCTTCCCAAACTTTCAGATATGATTCATAATCATGTGTGAATCTATCTGTTGGTTCAAAGAACTGTCCTACCGTATCATCTAGATCCGTTATTTCTCCTTCCCATCCCTTTCCATCTAATCTAAATGGATGGTTTACTAAGTCTGACTTTTTAGCGTTACCTTCATTATATGATGTAGACCCATGATATAAACCAACCTCACCACTACTCTGATTGGTAACAATTATGACTATATAGTCTGTTTCTTCACCTGCGAAATTACCATAGACAGTATCAAAAGTATCGGCTTGTCCAGATTCAGGAGTAAATGGTATACCTTGTGATCTTGGATCACTTACACCGTAAGACCCTTCTAATTGATAACCATAAGTAACTCTCTTGTATATATCACTAGTAGATATACCACTTTGACTGAGGTTGAACGATGGTGTTCTTGGAACACATTTTCCACCATCATTAGATGAACACCATCTGGAATCGTATTTACTGTGAGTCTCAGATTCACCACTTATACCAAATGCAGATACTGTACTTCCGTTTACCGTACCTGCCGATAGAGACCCAAGATATGGATAAGTTGCAAACCATAACCAATTTTGACCATTATTATCATCTTTACCTATAATACCCTCATAAAGTACATTCGGAGCTAACTCATCATTTAAAACTTTACCTTGATACCAAGATCTTATATTTTCTGAAGCATTTTTAAGTTGAGTCTCATTAATAAATGTACCATCATAAAAGACATAGACCTTTTGTGGGTTTTCCGGTACGTTAACTCTTAATGTATCATTAAAGTCACAACAACCCCTAGCCAACCAAGTATCTATTGGTAAACTTCCAGTTGGTGTCGAAGTTACTTCTGGAGTAATATTAGGTGTTTTTGTTGGGGTAGTAGTAACGGCTGGTGTTTCAGTCGGGGTCGCTGTCGGACAGATTGTCTCAGAAGATGTACAGTCAGTACAACTAGTGTAAGGTAAATCATAATATATCAATCCAGTTGTTGGACCTGCTGGAAGTGAAATTACATTAAAACACGATCCAGAATATAATAAAGAATCACCTATTGTTACGTCAGTAGTAACTGAAATTTCATAAGTCGTACCCCCAGTACAACAAGATTGAATAATAGCAACTTTAGTTGCTTTAGATGGTGTGACGGTGTGTGAGTGTGTTGGAGTATTAGTAGGCGTATTATTAATGGTTACTGTCGGTGTTTGTGTGAGAGTTGGTGTTGGAGTTAATGTAACACAAGGACTATCTTGAGTACATGCATCTGCATTTTCATAAATTTCACTCGGTAATACGTCTACTGTATCAGTCGGTGTACCGGCCGAGTATTGTAAAACTTCATAACACGTTCCACTGTATTGGATAAAATCTCCTGGTTCTACAATCGAACTGACAAATAATAACTTAGTCCCTTCTCCACATACACCAGATAATGAGTAAATTACATATTCTGAAGGTGTAGTATTAGTAGGTGTAACTGTTAATGTATTAGAAGGTGTTATAGTTGGCGATTGACTAGCAGTAATAGTCGAAGTAATTGTGTTGGTGGGTGTTTGTGTCGGAGTCTCGGAAGAAGTTATAGAGGGAGTTATTGTCACAGTTGGTGAACTGGTAATTGATGGTGTTTGGGTCATTGTAGTCGTTGGACTAACAGTTGGTGTCGGTGTAGCACATAAACAACCTTCCTGTCCACACATAGATAACACTAAAGTATCTAAAAGTAATTGTGTATCTCCACTACCTTCATTTCCTCTATACTGATAACATTTTTTATTGTATTCGATACCTGAACCTAATACTGGTTGACCCGCTGAATATCCAATTGTTATAACATCACTTGGATCGCAACAATTTTCTAGTTCAAATTTTCTGTAATTTAAACAAGAACATTTGTTAACATCTAAACAAATATCGTCAAATAAATCATTAGAAGAAACTTCATGATCGGGAGCATCATTCCCTGGAACTATAACTTCGATTTCATAACAAGCACCATTAAATACAAATCCTTTACCTATAACACTAGTCGTTGCATTAGCAACACCAACAAGAATAGGATCACCCCCACAGCATGGATTTGCTCGATATTTCTCTACAGATTCAACTATAGGTCTTTCTGAACATACCTGATCAACAATAAGTCCAGATACAACATTTTGAAAATCTGAGAAGGAATCTGCATAGAAGTGGTATCCATCTCCTGATGAAATACTTTCTAATTGATTATTACTTCCATTTATTACATTAACGGTGTAAATATTTACTTGCTCACCATTTCCATACAATCCTAACTTTAATAAGGAAGCGATCTGAGATGTTGAATATAACGGATTGTCTAAATCAATACATTCCGGTGCCTCTGTAAAATCTGAAATCACACCATCAGTTATCAAAATGATGTTCTTTTTAGCTTCAGTATTTGTACTTCCACTTAAAAGGTTATAAGCCAGTTCTATGGGTTTGGATGCATACGTATAACCTAAATCCCAACTCGTACCACTTAATGCATTAACAAAGTTTGTATGGTTGGATGTTAGTCCTGTTAATAGTTCTATTTTATCTTCAGCACAATCTGACCATTTATAAGCGCCTATTTGTACTTCACCAGCATCCATACGATCCTCTAATAAATTTGCTATTTCGATAGCACCATTTACTAAGAAATCAAAATTAGATTGACTACCAATACTTCCTGACTGATCAATAAGAATAACTATGTCTTGATCTGCACAAAGGTCTGGAGTTTGAGTCAATGTTATTGTTGGTGTTGGGGTTGGTGTTTCACAAGCTTTAAATCCTGGTAATTGGCTACATTCAGTGCATTTACCTAAAAATTCATTAACTACAATATATTCAGTAGGATTGACATTTGGATCATATTCGGCAATAAAACATTGTCCTCTAAGGGATGCAATTTCTTCACCATTATATATGAATACACTTCCTTCAGGTACTAAATCATTTATAAATAAACCGTTTGTAAATGGTTGTGATTCATCACAACAACTTTTTGGATTAATTTTATAATAATTTAATGGTGTCGTCTCTGTAGGTGAGGGGGTTATTGAAATTGTTGGTGTACTTGTAGGCGTTAATGTTGGACACGGATCATAAGTTGAACAATATGAGGATTGACAAAAATCATCATCGAGACCATCTAAAACAATACTACTTATTATTAAATCTACACCACCACTATAAAACTCGTAAACCGGATCATAATAATAACAGTCATTATAGAAAAATCCTTGGCCAGCTAGGGGTGTAACATCAACTCTTAATTTTATTCTTACCAAGAATCCGCTATCACAACAACTTACAAAGTTAACCCATCTATATTGTGGGGTGATTGTTGGTGTTTGTGTAGGTGTTGGTGTGGGTAATTCATCCAAATAGTTTACGCAATCTTGACATCTGATGAACCATACTGTTGGATAAGCAGTGGGTGAATTGGTAGTTACTTGATTAGTGTTTTTTGCTTCATAACATGATCCTCCATGGTAAAAGGATATTTTTTCTCCATTACTTTGCCATAATGTCAGATTAACATAAAGAGTGTTATCACCGGGAGTTCCGACACTACATTTATTGAATTCTAATGTTTGTGGAGGTAATTTTGCAATTCCTACAGATTGTGTAGGTGTTACTGGTATTGTCGATGTGACTGTTGGTGTTCTAGTAATAAATGGTGTATTCGTTATTGTAGGTGTTACATTTGGTGTAAGTTGGATAGTATTTGTAGGCGTTGCAGTAGGACTAGGACATAACAAAGGTACACAATCGTCAGTTGAACAAATATTTTTTACAATATCTGATTCATTTATGACAACTGCGGGAGTAACATTTTCATATCTTAAGAATTGATAACATTGACCAGCATGTATAAATCCGTCTTTTAAGAAATAGTCGACATTTGTACCTATTTCACTTAAGTAAGTATTATCATCCCATTCTGTGAGTGTAGGATTAGTAAAGAAACCAAAGTTTGTGAGACCAGGACCATTTTCTCTTTGTTCAGGATTTAGTACATCATTAAAATTAGTCGTAGTTTCAAGATCAGAGTATGGATTTTCAGATGTGAGTATAGATAAATTTAAGTTTTGAGGACCCACATCAGTTATAGAATCACCATACTTTGTTTGGAAATCAGACGCACTTATAGTATTACCTTCAACCGCAGCTAAATTATGTAATGAAAACGCAAAGTTTGACAGTAAGTCATCAGTAACATTATATAATGCAGTATTTATTTCACCAGATAAATTGTTAGTAATGTCAGCCCAAACAGAAAGATAAGATTCATAATCATGTTTATACCTGTTGGTCGGTTCTTTACTTTGAGACAGATCCCATCCATAACCTTTTAGTGTAAAAGGATCATATATTAAATCATCTTTAGTACTTTGCCCATGGTACATCCCGATCTCACCATCAGATTCTTCAATAAATGTTATTACCAAATAATCTTTTTCACCACCATTAAATTGTCCTACTCCTGAATTATAAGTCTGATTCAGATTATCATGACTAAAAGCAACACCATTAGATACTGTTGAACTTATTCCGTCATCTAGGTCAAGACCTCTGTTAATTCTTTGTGCGATAGAACCAAAGTCATTAACTTGGGTTTTATATGGTGCACATCTATAACCTGATTTACTTGAATCACAAGACTCACTAATAAAAGTACTATTTTCAACAACATCATCAAACTCGTTAATTGTAGTACCATCAGATAAATCACCACCAGATAAAGAACCTAGGTATGGATAAACTGACCACCATAACCAGTTTTCACCATTTGCATTATCCTGACTATTACCAATAACAGTCTCATAAAGGTTACCAGTCTGAAATTGATTTTTAACTAGATAACTAGAATACCATTCCCTAATTTGTTTTGAAGCTGATTTGAGTTTTTTCTCATCACGGATAGTACCATCATAAAAAACAAATATTTTTTTAGGATTGATTGGACCTTGAACATTTATGTCCAAACTATCATTACAACAATTTGTTGCAATATAAGTTGTCGATTTTTGTGTTGGCGTTACAGTGGGTGTTGTATCAATCGTATTAGTTACTGTTGATGTTGGTGTATATGTTGGACTTGATGTAGGTGTACTTGTTTGTGTGGGTGTTGGTGTTTGTGTTCCATTAAATCCACACTCACTACAAGAAGAGTATTTTTCATTCACAACTAATCCACCACTATCTTTATAGAACATATTAAAGGAGTAACATGTACTACCTACTTTAAAATGTGTATATGGATAAAGAGCATTTGAATTACTTAATGTCATACTAAGCAATGCCTTTTGTGGTTTTACTTCACATGTGTTGACCCTAAATGACATATTTGATATGTCACCATCATAATACTCGATGAATTCTATAGCATCATCACAATCATCATGAACTGTTTGTGCAAACTTAGCATCAGATATCTGATCGTCTGTAAGTGAACTAGCCCTATTAATAATTATCGTACTAAATGAATGACCTAAATCATCTACATAAGTTACAACTTTATTTATTAAATTTTCACCATCTTCATAAGTTCCAAATATTTTTATTATTGGATCCTGAACTGTAGCGTCACAATTATTAGAAGTAAAATATTGAGTATTACGTTTAGGATATTGATCCTTATATTTAGGATCTTCAGAGGGTGTTGGAGTGGCAAATGGTGGTAAAGGTGTATATGTTGGGGTTGGCGTTACAGGATTACTTGGAGTGATTGTTGGTGTACTGGTTATTGTAGGAGTAGGTGTATTTGTAGGACATAAACAAAGACTATTATCATCGCAACCTAGAAAGATTGGACCGACCGCATCACCTGTAAAATCAAAACTACCTAACGGGTCCGCAGATGGTACTATTTGTGAAAATGTATAACAACCTGAAGGTATATTGTAATCATTTTCTATTTGCCATGTACCTATTGGGCTTTGAACCCAACTTGATTGACTAATTCTATAATATTCATTTACATCTGATCTACAACAAGGTATTAAATTATAATACGCAGGAGTTTTAGTAGGGTCTGGAGTAACAGTCGGAGTTGGAGTATTTGAAGTGGTATTGGTTGGGGTAATGGTTGGAGTAGCGGTCTGAGTTCCTTTTGGGGTTCTAGTAACAGTACTAGTTATTGTTGGTGTAGGAGTAGGAGGAATAGTATAATAAACTTTAACTGATGGTAGTTCACTTCCCGATACAGAACTTCCGGTGATTGATAAATCACCGATACCCGTATTAGACGTTACTAAAAACTTTAAAGTTAGTTGTTCTAAAAGTGATACTGTAAGACCCGTATAACCGAAAAGTTCTGTGGGCCCACCAATGGTTACTTGTTGTGTCGAACCAGTTACTTCTTCAGCTCTTATTAAATTATCCGGAACGCTAGAAAAACCAATTATAAACCTTAAAAAAATCGATTTTTGGGTAGCACCAACTAAGTTACTAAACTCTAATCCATCAATTGTTGAACCTACAGGAATACCTGTTGTTAACCCTTTTAATACTATATTGTCACCAACCTGAGCACCTCCAAGACTATTACTTGTCGCAACACCCGAAGATCCACTAACTAGTAATCCAGGATTATTAAATCCTGAATCTTGTAATAGTGTTAAAAATCTTAATTTTGCAGTATTGGCCATTTGTTATAAATACTGATAAAAATATTTATTAAGTGTAGATTTTATGTCTGACAATTAATTGAAATATCTACTTTCGCATTTATGGAAAGTGATTCTTCTTCAAATAGTGTATCACACCCAGCATTCTGAATATTAATGACATTTTCATTCACAGTATAAACAAGACCATAAGTCGTAAAAATATTCAAATTTTCTAGTACCGAATTATACCATTCATCTTGTGTAGGAAAATCATTACTCCCATTGCCTGAATAAAAATTTTCTTCTAATATCACGTTTTCATCTAGTTTGAACAAGACATACCATTCACTAGTCAAAGAATTTAGATCACAATTAGAAGTGGTTAAGTTATTAGTATTTAATAAGTTTTGTAAGGTTGAATTCAATATTGATGATAAACTAGTAGTAATATCACAACTTAATTCTTTCGTGACACAATCGTATCCAAATATTTGTCCTGTAAGAGTACAAGGTATACAAGGAATTGGTACTATTTCACATCCTCTTTGTTTTCTCCACACTACCTTCTGCCTGTGAAAGACACTGTTTTCGAGTTTCTGACCACCAGTCCAAAGTGTTGTCGCAGGAACAACTTGTTCTAGTAGCTTTGTCCAGTAACTACCTAGACCGTTGGTAAAATCGATCATTTTTTGGTAAGTGTATTTATTGGATGGAATATTGATATTTTCTTCCGATTGTAAGTAATCCCAATAAATTTGTTGTAAAGATGGGTAAGTGTAATATGATGTCTGACGTTTTTTTACGTCTATTAAATTTCTGTAAAATGTTTGTGCAAATTCAAAGAAGGTCTTTTCTTGGGGTTTAGGATCTATTATAGTTCTGTCAGTACCAGTAGTATTTAACAATTCTGTGGTCAATCCTGAAGAAGGAATTGGATAATTGAATTTTCTGGACATATCCCAAACATCATAGACTAGTCCTTGACCCATATTCAAAAATACTTCTATGTTTTTTGCATTTATGACAAGTCTTTCATCCGAAACCTGATAATATGAATTAAATCCTTGATTACTATTTTTTCTTAGTCCTGTTTCATCATAAGCCCATGACTTTTGATTATCTATTGTTCTTGTAATTCCAAATCCAATATTCATTTCTGGGAAATATTTGTATCTCGAAAGATATTTTTCACCATACGTGAATGACTCTAATGTTGTTTGAACATTAGAATTTTGTCCAGTGAATGTAGAATTACCAACATCTAAAACTTCTAGTGACCTGTGATCTGGAGTTTGTTGGAACCATCCCGCACCTTGTTCAAAGAAATACTCTTCAGTTTGTTTAGGACTTTTAGGATAACCTAACTCATCTACTGGAAAATCTTCGAGTGTGGCAGTAACATTTACCACTCTACTTTGAGTTGTAAATCCTGTGTATTGAACACCTTCAAAACTAAACACATCATTAGGGTCTAATACAGTATCGGTAATAATCTTAGAACCACCGGAGAATGAATTAAATTCTTGATTAAAATTATTAATATTGATCGGACCATCAGCTAAATAAACCGTCTCATTAAATTCTATCAATGCCTTTGGTGCACCTATGAATCTAAGTAAATATTCTAGAGACCTATGAGTACCTTTTGACTTAAAAAGATATGCAGAATTTAAAATTAAATTTCTATAATATTGGTAATTCAATTCTGCAGGACTTTTATCCTTTGATAATCCACTGTATATTGATCCTTCTTTTGTATTAAAAACTGATTCTAAGAAATCTGAGTTACTGATCGGAGAAATATCAGTGTTCCATCCTAATGTCATAGATAAGTTTTTTAATAACTGAGAAGGTATATCATCCTGAACATTATAATTTACAGAATTTATGTGTGCTAAAGCGTCTATAAATTTTTTAATTTCGTCAAAACTTCTACCATATAGTTGTAGAACTTTTTCCATTTTTTGGTCATCAGTATCGAAATCTTTAAATGCCCCTGTAGTCAAAAATCTGGAGATTAAATCTGTTTTAAACTCATCCAGACTTTCACCAATACTATTAAGTTTTTCTAAATATTCTTCATAACTATTTGTAACAATATCTAAATTCCATTCACCATCAAGTGGCCATGTTGCTCTTTTATTAGTCTTGAAATATCTACCACTAATGTCTTCCTCAATTACTTGGAATTCAGCAGTATATTTTGGTACAATTTGTCTATTAAGTATGAATTTTTCGACTTCATCAAAACTTTGATCAAATATTTTTTCAGTCTCTAAATTACTAGGCTTAATTACTAGAGTTTTAGTTGTTGTATTTGTTAAGAATGGGTTACCATTTACAAATAGTGTAATTGTTCCCCCACTAACAAATTCAGATGGCTCGAAATCAACAAGATTAAATTCATTATTAAACTCATTATCAACATATAATGAATATTTACTGAAATTATTAGTTAAATCTCTTACCTCACTCACACCAATTGGATTCAATGAAATGTTTCTACTTGAGTTTTTCGAATAATCTATACCAAAAGGGTTTTTTAATCTGTTAACATCTATCTTTAGCTCTGTAACATTGTTATTAATATCATATGTAATATCATATGCAGTATTACCAGTTGTATAATTATTAGAAATAAAATTTACCTGTAATGCCGCTGGAAAATTATTAATTATTTTAGTTACCGAAGCTGATAATCTTTTTCTTAATGAACCATAAAGAGCATAATTAGTAACCCTAGTAAGATCATAATTTGGGTAGACATTAAACTTTTTGGATGCGATTTCTCTAGCTTCATTAACTGAATTAACTTGTAAATCACTTAAAGTGATTGGATCGGAGAAAACACCTATATCAAAGTTTCTATTACTCTTTTCACTTACACCACTACCAAAATCAAAATTCCCTTGAGTTAGTCCTCCACCATCAGTGATTTGCAAACCAACTAAGTTCTTAGAGAACGTATCACCTCCATTAGGAGGTGCTGGTGGATATCTAAACTTATTATCAGCCATTATTCAATGATGCTAGTGAAATTTTTACTGAAGTCTATATTATCATTCCTATTTTGACGGACTTCATATAATAAATTATTAAATTCATCTCTGATTTCGAATAAGTTATACTGTTTGTATATATTAAGTTGGTTATCATAAATTGTATAGATACCGTCTTCAATACTCTTAGTCTGATTACCATATAAGGCTAATGCCAACGTATCAATATCATGTTCAGCTAATTGAATATCTATAGAAACTGGATTAAAAAATGTATTAGTTACAATAATGTTTTGATCTGGGTTACCAATAAACGGTGTTGCGTTTGGTTTATTAGATGGTGCACTCGAAGGTGATAATGTCAAAAATATCAAATCACTACCATTATCAACATATCTATATCTAATACTTTTCTGAGTAGTATTACTTTGATTAGAAACTACTGGCTCACAGAAAAAAGAAGATGTGATAATTCTAAAAAAATTGTTCGTCTTACTCCCGTCATTATTTAAATATTCTACTCTATACCCCACTAATCCATTATTTGTAAATCTACTTCTGAATTCAGACGGTACTTGTGTAATATCTAAAATTATTCCTTTTACATTTGGGAGCGCTGATAAAACACCACAATCTCTTATTGTGGTTCTTATTTCTACAGGTTTAATATAAAGAGTATATATACCTATTTTATTAAATTCTGATGAAGGTAACTTAAGATTATATAATCCACCAATTACTTCAACATTAGGGTTACCCCCTGTATTACTGTTATGATATAAAGGAGTTAATACATCTTGCGCATTTAATTTTTTAAGTAAAGTATCATTACTTACATCCCTACTTGGTGAGTAGTTTAATATTACTTCGACATCAGAGGGTAAAACATCTGCCGGTCTTTGGGTTCCATAACTTCCTAGTGCCATAATTATTGATTATTAATTTTAAAATATTTATACCCGTAGTTTTGTAAATCACCAATATTGTCTATTTCACCTAGTCTTTGTAAACTTTCCAAACCTGATAATTTACCTCTATCAATAAATACTTCTGATTGTATTTCTGGAGAATCTACAATTCCTAAAAGAACTTCTTCTTTTGTTGTACCTGAATAGACTTGGTTCTCTTCATTAAGTCCATAACTCTCAACAAAGAAAATTGTAGTACCATCTGAATAATCGAAATAATCTATTTGATTAACTGTATAAGCTGTATACTGATCGTTCATTTCAGTCACCTGACCATAAAACTCTCCTTTTTTAATTATTGGTCTTAAAGTCTCATATTTTATCTGACCATATAGTTTCAATTCATTAAGTTTCGAACTTGTATAACCACTAATAATAAAAGGCTCATTTTCATATGAAATTTCACCCTCAACATTAGAAGGATTAAACGGAATCGAAATGGTTTTTTTTATTTCAACTTCACCCCATTTGTTTTTTCTAGTATATGTTATTGTATAATTATTATCTTCAAATGGATAAATGTGCGATATAGAATCATTCAAAAAAGGATTTATTTGTTCTGATAATCCATCACCCCAATCTATTGTAAATTCCGATCCTATATTTATTTTACCTTCTTTTATTGATGTATCAAAAAATATTATTTCATAGATATTAATCGGGTTTCCTGATATTATAAAATTAGTAATCTGACTCAGTTGATCTACTGTACCATCAAAAGGAGTGTAAAAACCAATATCTTTAATATCTTGTGACAGTGATATTGTAAAATTCAACTCTTGGATTATACCATTTTGCAAAACATATTCTATTGGTTTATATAAACCAAATTCTACTTCATCGTAATTTTTTTCTATTATGTCTTTTTGTAAAACTTCAGGTGAAATTTTAAAATAATATTTATCTTGACTCATGGATTTACATATTCATACCAGTTTATTGGATTATTCTCACTTCCTATTAGTTGGTCTTGATCATTAAAAACTGAATATTTTAATGATTCAAAATCCATTACAATTTTGTGATAAAAATAATCCTCTTTTTTAAAATTAAATTTGGTAGAAATGATCGATTGTGGTGAGGTTAAAAACCTCACAAACTCTCCTATTTTTGCGTTGAAGAACTTAACTGACATAAAGAAAGTATTAGAAGATATTAAAGATAAATCTTCAGTGAAATATATATAAAACCCTTCTTTATCCCCCACATAGTCTAATTTAAAGTTAGGTATACGAATTTTTACGTTATTGGGAACCAGTTCTGTTCCAATATTTCTTATTACGTTTCCCCCTTGTTGTGTTGGTATTATAACTGTAAAGTAATTTTTTTGATCTGATGAGTTTTTACTATCATAAAAATCTAATTTGAAAAAACTTCTTTTGAATGAATTCGCACCATAATATATTTCTTTATCAGTAAAGGACTGTCCTGTAAAATCTGGGTTTGTCGTTGAATTGTAATCGTTAATCCATAATTCAGAATCCCCAAAAGATGTATTTGATATGTTTTGACTATAATCGAAAAAATTAAATATATAATTTATTTCCGATTTTGGTGGATCGCCTATTGGCTTATGTGAGAATTTGATCGTTTCAAAATTTTTGATTGGATTTATGACTTTATCTATTACATCATTTTCAAATATTTTGATTAAATCTTCTTGTCCATTGAGATCAAAATCAATTTTTACTGGAATATTGATTTGTTGATCTAAATCTGATATTGTAAATCTAAACTTATTCACAATCGTCCGTATTTGGTGCAATTATTATATCTGTAAATAGATTTAAGTTCTTAAACATAGGTGTTTGTAAAAATATTATTTCTTTAAATGGATAGTGAGAACCATTCAAAAAAGGGAAATTAACCCCGTCTCCATTTTCATCTATAAAACCATAATCATATAAGTCTCTCCATCTCCATTGTTGGTCATAATCTGAAAAAAATGCATAATCTGGAAATTGATCTATCTTATCTTTATCACCAAACTCAACTGAATCCGAAAATTGTTTTACTTTTACTTCATGATGAGGTTTATAACTATATCCATTAGGTAGATTAGGATTTTCGTCTGACCCATCATTAAAATTATTTAGATTGAAACTTATTTTGTGGTTAATACTTGATAAAACATTTTCTTTTTGATCGTATTCATTCCACTCACAAATATCTCCTTTGATCTCTGTTCCTATTTCTAATTCTTTTGTAAAATAAAAATCTCTACCATTTATTGTGTAGTGATTATTAGGTAAATTATCACGGTTATAGGGGTTTAGTTTTGACCACCATCCATCAATTTGATCATTTGAAAAATTCATGTCCCAACCCACTTCGATACTAGTAGTGTTTCCAGCAGGAACCGCGTTATTAAACCATCCAATGTATCCACTTTTTACTATTGTAACAAATAAACTACTCAAAGGTCTTTTATTATTATCCCTAAGTCCACTTATGTCAAGGTCTTTATTAAATGTCAGACTATACGTCTGACTATTTTCTTTAACAGCCAGTCTTTCAACATTGTTTGGTGTTAGTGCCGAATATTGTAATTTTTTTTCTATAAAAAATGGATTTTGTTCGTATGCAAGTTTTACAATATCAACATCCTTACTATTAAATAGTATTTTATGCTTTCTACAATAATACTCTGACTTTGTTTCTTCAGGGTTATTAATATCTATTATTCTCTTAAAATTACCTATAGTATTTTCAAAAAATTGTTGGTAACCAAAGTTGTATATTGTAAAAACTTTTTTGTCGTTTCCGTAACTATTATCACCAAGACTATAGACTTCAAAAATTGTTCTACCATCAATAGGTTGCGTCAATTCGATTGATTCACCTATTTGTAGGTTATGATTATATGCACAATAAAAATAGATAAGATTTTTTCCTCGACTTTTTTTATTTTTTATTATGAATGGTATACCATCCGACACAACATATTGATTTGTTATATTAGTCTGTTCGTCTTCAAATTGTAATTCTTGATCATAATCATTTTCAAATGGATAACTTAAATAGACTCTCCAATTATAAGTAGATGCACTTTCTGAGTTATATGGTATATGACCTACAGGGACGGTAGTTCTGACAAATACAAATTCATCCGCAGGTGGATAACCTTTAAATGGGGAACCATTCTGTACCGTAACTTCAGGATTAACATAAAACAAATTGTTCAAAAAAGGTTCATATGTAGATGTACCAACAATATCATTTTTAAAAATATTAGTTATTTTTCCCGATACTCTTATTTTATTACTTATCTGACGTTCTACATCAAATCTTTCAGCAAGATTTAGTATTGTTGTACGATCTTTTTCAACATAATTCTTTTGATCCGCCCTCAATTCAATATCTAAAGACATATCATTATCCGTGGAACCTGCAAACCTTTCAGATCCTTTTACGATCCTTATACTATCTGTTTTCAAATTACTCATGTCTCTAAAAATAAGTACTTACTTAAAAATTTATTTAATGCTGATTTACCTTTTTGAAGACCAAAGTAAAAATGGTAAGGTGATCCCACTTTTACAGAGTGATTGGTTCCTGGGAACATATCTAATTCAGGATCATTAACACTAGCATTATATAGATAACCATAAGCAGGACCGCTATTTGGTACTGCATATCCTGAACTATCTAAAGGTGAATTTTGATAGTTCATAGAATAAATGTCATTGGTATTCCAGTTATTTTCACTATCTACACCAAAAAGACCATTATTAGGTTCTATATACCATCTATAATATGGTACTATTTGAGAACTAGTATATCCAAAATAATTTGTTGGTGAGGTAATCTCATTTGTTCCAAAAGTAGTTATTCCTGGATTTACTTCTCTTCTATCTATCAAATCAGAATCAAACCAAATACCAAACCTATTTTCTAAAACCGTAACACTGTCTAGGTAGTTTCCAGCTAAGTATGGTACCACACCGAATTCAGAATTAATACTGAACATTTGTGCACAATCACCATCTACTCTATCCTCCTGGAACCCAGCACCCTCATCACGAGAAAAAAGTCCTCTAACGGAAGCATCTCCTGCACTGAATAAATTTTCTAAGAAGTTAGCATTAACTAGTCTACTAATCAAAAATAAGTTTATAATGTCCCCTGTACTTTCATAAGAGGTACTTTGTAATTTATCTAACACAAAAGATTCATATTCCGCAGAATTTATGACTTCTTTAAGTAATTGCTCTCTAGGACCTAAATCCATTATTGTAGTTGGAAACCATATATTCTTTTTATTAGCCCCTTTATAACTTTGAGAAGGTGTTTGACCTATGAAGTTGTTATTGTAATATGGTGTGGATCTATAGAAGAATGAATTACTTTGCGTATTAAAGTAAAGTGGTCCATCATCTGAACTACCTCCACAATATCTATAAGAAATATTAGTATCGGTAACCTCCATTGTGATGGACGAGATTATATTTGGATTTGTCGGTATTAATTTAAAATATACGTCATAATTACTATTGAATTGGAATGATGTTATGTCATCTCCAATTTCTTCATCATTAATAAATAAAGTATAAGAACTTACGTTTTCTGTTTCTAATATAGTCACATACCCATTGAAGTTGAAGGTGTATATAGAGGTAGAGTCGCTACTAGCATTTTGAAATAATTCTTGCGTTGTAGAATTCTCGATCCCAAAAATTGTCTTCTTTTGGAAAGAAGGAAAATATAATGTACCGTTAATCCAATTATTTTGGAAAACGTGACTTAGTACTCCTCTACACATTGCAAACATTAATCTAAACCTAGCTTTATATTCGAAAAAGAGTTGGAAGTCCTTTCCTAGTGTTCTCAAATACCTTTCCCTTACAAATCTATAACATCCATTTTTTGTTCTTGATTCAAGATCAATAAATTTAGGTGTACCAACATCCTCAACACAAGGGGATAAAATTCCGAAGTCTTCACCCTCACCTTGATAACATTTGATAGATGTCATACCTTCACAAGTAAAGGAGTTTTGTAAGCTTTGCAACTGGCTTGGGAATTCATCTATATTATCGTCTAAATTACCTGTAGTATCACTCTGCGTAGTTCCTAAGTTTCCTCCTGTTATTTCTGTAATATTTCCAAAATCATCATACTTATAAGCCCTAAAATTAGGATTCATATGTAAAGCAAATCTTTGATCAACTTGGAGGGTACCATCAAATCCCAAACTAATTGAATCCGACGTTGGTAATCTATCAGTCCTGAAGACTGTCATACCATACAAAGTAGTATGAGGTATAGAGTTATCACTTCTATAGTAAGATGGTGAAATGGTTCCAACATCCGATCTATCAATACATCTACCCCAATTATCACAACCACTCCCAGTATTTGAGCTTCTTTTAGCAAATTGTTGACTACACCCCTCTATCCTACCTTCATATTTTTCCAGATTACCATCTCCTTGTTCAAAGTTTTGAACCTGTGTCCCTCCTATTCTATTACCACAACCATCACTACCTTCTAAAAGACGTGTATTAAATCCATTTATCCTCACCGCCAAATTACCAGCAGATAAGTTTCCAATATTTTCTATAGTACTATTACCAGTCGTGAAATTACTGTATGTTGAAAACCTATAAGACATCGTAGATGCTATATCTTTCGATAACGATACATAATTTGTAAATCCTGTAGTTTGAAACCTTTTCCCATATGAGTTAGGATCATCTGGATCATTGAACCCCATATAAAAACTAAATGGTCTATGAAAACAACTAAATCCAGCCAATGTAGGATCGGACATAGTAGGTATAAAATCCGCACCAGCACTATTTGATTCCCAGTATCCATTTTGTGGTTCCTGTTGAATCCACTTATAAATAGCATTAGGTGATTTGTGGTCATAAATAGCCTGTGTATTTTGTCCACCATTTGGTTGTATTGGTATATTCATATAAAAATCTCCCTCTACTACACATCCAGGATAACCTGGATTATTTCTACCGAACAATTTACCCAATTCAAATCTCATTTTTTGCCTAGGTCCGTGTGGATCAACTCCACGAGTCATTATATATATTTTTTGGTTTTTAAAATCTGGATACTGAGACCAATTGTATTTAGTTACCCATGTTTCTTCACCTTGTTGTTGACTAAAAATAACCAGCGAATTTTCACACGGATCTAAATCTGGGTTTACAGTATTAAATGTATTACAAATCACTCTTTGTGTGGAACGCATTAAATGTTGATAAATTATACTTTGGTGTTTTATATCTCCCACCTTTTGTCCTCCACCGGCATTTGTTCCCCAAACTAATCCACCAGTAGAGTATGGTACTATTTCATCATCAGGTATTACCAATTCATCATCATCATTTATCGTAGTTTGAAAATTCGCCAAAAATTCATTTACAGTCATACCTGTAATAACTTGAAAATATTCCACTCCAGAAGTGAATTTATAGTCAGTAGTTGAAGCAGTATTAAAGTACTGAATCTGAGATGTTTTGACTAAATCCTCACCATTTGTTGGAGTATAAAATGGGTTCATCCACTTTACTTCTTTTACTATATAATTGTTTGTATTGTAATCTGTTAACCCGGTAATACCTTTTCTTCCAAATCCATTATCTGTTCCAACAGTACCACCAGTATAATAATTTAGGTTTGGATCATCTTGCGCAGAACTTTCTGGATCATTAAATGTTATCAAATTACCACTTTCCCAATTAACACCAGCATCGGCTAAAACAACTAATGGCATATCCCACCACGGTTCATTTGTATTATTACCACCTCCACCTCCAACTCCAACTCCAGTTACACCACCACCAGTATTAAATTGGTCATTTATCAACCTACTTCTAATACCCATAAATCTATTGGATGCATTTGTATAATAACCTAACTCAAAAGCATTTGCAGTCTCAGGTGCAAAATACCTAGCTCTTTGATTCATAAGATTCAAAACTTGAGGGAAAGTTGGACTATCCGACGCTAACCAAAACTTTTTAAGTACTACACATCCTTCTTGACCCTCCCAATATTCCCATTTTCTTCTTGGATATACTGGCGACATAAACCACCTAGCAAATGAAGCGTCTATACCTAAGTTATTATTCTGAGGTATGTCATTTGTGATTGCGTTACCTGCAAATGCCATCATCCGATTTTGTAAATTCTCGTCATTTGACTCATCATAATTAGGATAGACACCATCAGATTGACAATCTACTGGGTCATATAACTGATATACATTTATATCTGCAAGTGAACTAACATTACTTAGTTGAGCCAATTCCACTTGAGCTTCTTGGTATTCGGGTGAATTTGTATCTGGAGGTAATGGCTCATTAGAACAATTACAAGTCTCACAATCTGGATATGGTAACATTGGTAATCCAAGATTTGAAAAAGGATTTTCATCACCTAGTAAAGGTTTTTCTTCACAGATATCTGGGTTGTTTTCTTTTATAAATTTGAATGGGTACCACCCAGCAATTTTAATACCACTAATTTTACACAATATTCGTCTAACAGCATTTAAGAAAACTCTTATAGCATTTATAATTATCCTTATTACCGGCCAAAACCAAGCCAAGAAATGTATAATAGGTAAAATCACAAAAACATTCGGTGTAAATAGAAATAACATTATACTGAATACAAAAAATATAAAATCGAAATTTCTGACCCCATCATTAACTGGTAATTTATTTATATTACTCTCACATTCACGATCGTCGATCTCTTTAATACCTAAATGTCTTGCTCTGTTTCTACCAAACTTGAACCTATCAATATGAGATGAAACTGTATATACTTTATTATATTTAAATTCATAGAATGTATCTTTACACGTTATAGCGGCGTCTTTATCGAAATAATCATCCCAATCTAAAGAAAATGAATACGATTGATTCATTGTAAAATCATTCGGTCTTGATCCTGATAATAACCAATGTTCTTTAATGTTAGGTACTAAATAATTTGCCCTTAGAATATTCTTTTTTAACCCAGCCTCACTTTGCCATTTTATTTTAAATCTGTATTTACCTCTAGTCGGTATACCAACAGTAGGATCATTAGAAATTACTGTTTCTCCAAATTCATTAGTAATTAAATAATCTAGGTTCATAGGTAAATCAACCATCCAAGTACCATCTTCATCGATCAGATTACCATTATTTTCTAATCTATATTCTTCAAGAATTGGATATCCATCTTCATCTAAATCGATAGTTTGTCTGATTGATAAAATCTGACCAGGTGCGGTCTCTAATGTACATAAATTACCCGTGTTTGGTTTGGGTTTACAGTTAGATTTTAGAAAATCCCTTTCACTGGAACTAAAAAAAGAACCCATAAAAATGGAAGTAGGTTCAATTTCAACACCCAGTTCTCTAAGATCAAAATCGACTCTTGTTATACCCACATCACAGTTTTCACTATCACCCCAAAATGAAGCAACATCAACATCAACAACGTCATGAATTATTTGAGGTAATGAATCAATGTTTTCTGATCTTCTGAAAAATTGCCCGTCAAATTGTGTTTCTACACCCATTCCCATCCTAACTAAATCAGTTGGTCTCAATGAGAATTGACCTATATTAGATAAATCAAGATCTAATACAACTTTTTGTTGTCCTAGTGGAACCCCAACTATCATAAAATCACCTGAATCATTTGTTTTTACTGTGAATTTATAATAGTTTTCATATACATGTAATACTTCACTTCTTGTTAAAATATCATTTCTTGAAGGAAAAGTCCCCGTTGGATTATGTGCATAGTTTTCTTGGGTGTAAGGTAATAGATTATATCTATATCCGTCTTCATTTTTATCAGATGGTCTCTTGTATGGATAGAGTGTGGAGATTACTGGGTCATTTTCATCCATACTATTAAGCGGAATAAATACCGATACATTAGCATTAGGAATACCAAAACCCCCATTCGCAATTACCCTTCCTGTTACAATACCATAATCTGCACAAAAACGATCATAAACATCTTCTTGTCTAATTTTTAAAGAAAGAATTTCTAAAAAATCAAAATCTTGGTCTATTTTTACATTTAGGTTTCTATCCTCACCAATCTGTGTCCTTATCCTTATGTTTTTGGGCATTATAATCTTTTAAAATAAATAGTTATTTTAGATAATTTTAATTATAATACCTTCAAAGTATACAATTAGGTAAATTGTACATCTGTCAAGTTTTTCACTCTTACTTTGACATCATTCTCAGGAAACCTTATTTGATAGATTTGATTTGGTTCTGCAAATATGGTATTATCAATCAATCTAATCTCTCTGGTTGTATTATCAACATATTGTTGTGATGTCTGTGAAGACGAGTATCTTCCACCAACCAAATTAAATATTTTCAAATCCGTAATATTAACTACACCTGGTAGATCTTGAATTGTTCTTCTTAAATCTGAGATATTAATATTTCTACCCAATTCATTAGATGTAGGTGTAAAGTACTTATTTGTAGTATTAACAACATTTGTTATAATATCCCCTTGATTTTGAGCACTATCTAAGACTATTGAGTAATCAACTTCTAAATCGATTACTTTTGCACTACTAACTGAAATGTAATCATTTATCATTCTATAGTTAGAAAGATATCTAGCAATGTTTTCTTTAAGAGTATTAGATACTGCCTCTGTTAAGGACCCTGTAGTATCATATGATAGTACTTGTATATTGATCTTATTATCTATTTCAGTAATCGCAGCTTTTGCAGGTGCACCATATTTACTTGGCATAGTTTTTAACAGTGAATTATAGTCATTGATCGTTACTGCTCTTTTTTGAGCCGCAAAGTTGTACGTTACCATATTTCTAACTTCTTCTGTAGTAGGTAAGTCTCCTCCACCAATTGCTGCTGTTACATTATTACATCTTAAACTTCCTATCACATTCTGATTAATATTCTGCGAAGGACCTTTAACATTAAAGTTTACGGTACCTATTTGATTGATTACGTTTACCCCAACATTAGATGTTTGTCCACCACCAATCCTATATCTCACAAAAAGTGTAGTATTCGCTTTAACTGTTAATCCTAATCCAATATTATTTTGGTAATCTTGAATTCTTAGTGGTATACCAGTTCTTGCGAATTGTGCTAATTGATCGTCTGGAGTTGTAGTCCCACCACCAAATGTTAGTTTACAAAAACCTAAAGGCGTAAATTCACTAATAAATCTGTTTTCAGTCTCAATATACTTCCCAACTTTAACACCAGGATTATCCGACGATTTTGATGAATCTTCGATAAAAACTTTATCTTCTACTAGCGCATCAACTTCATACCATTTAGTTGGTGCATTTACAAATTCTTCATACGTAGGAGGCGTAGTAAAACTTGTACCATCTTTTTGAATTACATCAGTTATTGACAATACATTTTTTTCTGGTAAGAAAAACTCGAAGAAAGGTTTTACGTCTGATGCTGTAATAACTCTTTTGAATGTTTTAGTCACACCATTTACCACAACTTCCCTTTTAGTTATAGTGTAATTTATAAGTTTGTTGTTACTATCGAAGTTTGGGATTTTTGTTCTATTTGGGAACCCTTTACTATTATATTGAGAAGCAAAATTGATTTCATCAGTATTTTCAAATATTTGACCTCCTCCTATAAATTGTGATCCAGGCTGGATTATTCCTAAATACCTCTCATCTTCAGAATCACCAAAAGCAGGAACTGTTATCGAGACATCTACTATTGCAACCGATGGTCTATTACCTGGAATTTTCAGACCGTAAGTTCTAGCAATATTGTATATTGATGATTTTTGTTGTGCATATTGTAATACTGTTTCTTGAATACTTCTATCTATGTGATAGTGTAAATTATCACCTATTGCGGCATTAAGATCTAATAAAACTGAAAAGACTGAGGCATCATTGAAATTATTTATTAAGTCTGGATAATACTGTTGTGTAAAATTAATTAGGTCTTGTCTTAGACCTTCGAAATCTCTTTCAGTATATGATATTTTTCTATTAGCCATTTTTTTAAATATTAATAATTATAAAATCTCGAGTCTCAAATGTATCACTTTGTATTGTGTATTCTATTTTAATCTTAGCTGTGTATTCCGCAGCTTCTTCACTTACTGACCTATAAATATCAAAAGTCCTGTAACCCATGTCATTTATTTCTTCAGGAAAAGAAACTTCTCCTTGAGGTGGTGATTGATATTCATTGTATGGTAATATTTCTATATTATTTAGTATAACATTAGGTAAATATGTTTCTACAGCAGTTCTCAAATCATCTTTGATCAAGTCAAAGGTTGTACCATCCATAGGTTCAAAAATGAATTCGTATATTCTGGTACCAAAATCAGGTAGATAGTATCTACTACCTTTTCTAGTAAGAATTAAATGTATTAAATCTGATCTAATCTCCTGATTTGGATCCTCAGATAGACTTAAATAATTACCTTTAAGACTTTGTCTAAATGGAAAATTAATACCATACGTATATGTTTCACTCATAACATATAAATATCCTAGATTTAATTTAATAAAAAACCCAACTTTCGTTGGGTCATTTATTATCCTTCACAAGCTACACATTGTAGATCATTTAAGTTTAGTTTCTTTCTAGCAAATGCTTGTGCTGAGTTCATTGAATGTTGGTAGTATAAAGTTTTAACCCCAAGTTTCCAAGCATCTATCAACAACTTATTCACATCTCGTGTTGGCATATCAGGAGATATCATTAAATTCAAAGATTGTGATTGATCGATGAAATCTTGTCTGATTGCTGCTTGATTTATAATCGATGCCTGATTTATTTCAGCAAAAGTTCTAAACACTTCTTTTTGTTCTTCGGTCAAAAATTCTAGATGTTGTACAGATCCGTCATTCTTTTTAATACTATTCCAAGTTTTTTTGGTATTCTCACCGATTTCTTCGAGTAACTTTTCTAGGACTGGATTCTTGATTGTAACTTTCATTTTTGCAACATCTTTAACATAACAATTAGACCAAATAGGTTCGATTGATTGCGAAACTTGTCCTAAAATAAATGCTGAAGAAGTCGTGGGTGCAATTGCATTTAGTGTTACATTTCTTCGACCATAACCTTCAAGGTATTCAGGTTCACCATATTTTTCAGCTAACTCTTTTGAAGCTGAGTATGATTTTTCTTTAATTGTTTTGAACACTTCTACATTCAATTTTGCGGTTTCTCTTGTATCAAAAGGTAGGTTTTTTGACTGAAGAAGTGAGTGCCATCCAAGAACACCTAATCCAAGCGCTCTCTGTCTTTTAGCAAAATTATATGCCTTTTCAAGATATATAAACGCTCTTTTACCTTCTATAGTTCCATTATCTCTAATAGACTCAATTTTATTTATAAATTCAGTGACAACTGCATCTAAAAAATAAGTCAAAGTTTCTACAGCATCAGTATCTTTCCATTCATCATAATGAAGTAAATTCATAGATGACAAAACACAAACAAAAGATTCTTCTTCAGAATTGTGTAATGCAATTTCTGAACATAGGTTAGAATTATAGATTTTAGCCCCTTTATCTTGGTAGACCTCTGGAGATTTGTTATTCATAGTATCTGTAAACATAATATATGGATAACCAATTTCACCTCTTCTTTGTATTACTTTAGCCCATATAGATCTTTTTTCACTATCACCTTCGATCATATCTTTCATAAATTCATCAGTTACTGTGACTGCGTGTGTAAGATCTTGGATTGGAAATCCTTCGGTACCTATTTCCAAAAACTCCATAATATCTGGATGTTCAACTGGTAGGTACGGTGAAAACCTTCCTCGTCTAGTAGATCCCTGTGAAATATTATCAACAACACTTTCGAACAAGTTCATAAAGTGCACCGCTCCTGGTGCATGTCCGTTATCAGTAACAACAGAACCTCTTTCTCTTATATTACCAAAATAACCAGAAGTCCCTCCTCCCATTTTACTCATTTCACCAACTTCAGCCTGAGTATAAAGTATTGATTCGATATTATCACCTATGTTTGATCCAAAACAACTTACAGGTAATCCTCTCTTTTTTCCAAAGTTTGCCCACACGGGTGAGGATAGTGAATACCATCCTCTACCCATATAGTCATAAAATTTTTCAGCAAATCCTTCTATACCTAAAAGATCCTCAGCGTGATTTGCTATTTTTCTAATTCGATCTAACGGTTCTTCACCCTCGCTAAGATACCCACGACGCAAAAATGTCGTAGATTCTTCATTAATCCAATCGAATGATTCTCTATTCTTCATATTTTTTATATAGTTTTAATTAAAATAAATCGTTCAAGGTGATTGATTTTGATTTTTTACTGTAATTAATACTTCTCTTATTGAAAAAGTCCGTATGTTTCGTAGTTAAAATCTCATCATCAAACCACTCAGTAGTTTCTAGTAAAGTATCGTTAACATCAAATATATTATCAATACCAATAGCATTTAAAGATAGGTTAAATCTATTTTTAATAAATTCTAATGTCTGTTTTCTTGTCAAGAAATCGAGGTCACCATTTTCAAAAATCCAATCAACTATCTCTAATTCCGCACCATATGCTTCTTTAGTTGCTAATATTAAATCATCAACTAATTCTTCAGTCCACCATTCTGGATTTTCTTCTTTAATTAAGTTTACTAACTCAAAACCAAACTCTGCGTGTATATTTTCTTCTTTTGAGGTTGCCTCAACAGCGTTACTTATACCTTTCAGCATATTTTTGTGTTTATTGAATGACATTATAACTAAGAATTGTGAGAACAATGATACATTTTCAACAAACATCGAGAATAATACAATAGATTCAAAATATTCTCTATTTTCAACTGCTTTTGATCCTGTTATTGATTTCTCTAAATACTTAATTCTTCTTCTTATTGCAGGTACATGTAACAGATTTTCGAACTCTTTGTTCAAACCAAGTAATTGAATCAAGTGAGAGTAAGCATCTGCATGACGTACCTCAGATTCAGCAAATGTCGCACCAACATTACCAATTTCAGGTTTTGGCATTCTTTTATAAATGTCACCCCAAAATGTTTTCACCGCAACTTCTATTTGAGAAATAGCTAACATTGCTCTTTCTAAAGCAGTTCTTTCTTTTTCATTCAAATGGACTTTGAAATCTTGTATATCGGAAGTAAAATTAAATTCTGTATGAACCCAATATGAGTGTCTTATAGCATCTACATAGTCATTCAAGTTCGGATATTCATATGGTTTAAGATTTGTCCTTTTTGTGAATATATTTCTTCTTCTTGTTGCTCTATACAAAATGTATTCTTTAGCAACGTCATTTAACCCATTATCCATGAGTTTATTCTCGACCATATCGTGTACATCATCAACATGAGGTACTCTATTTTTATCATTTCTAAAAAGAGCCTTAGTTGATATCCTTGCAATCTTTTCAGCCATCTCAGTATCTTCAGCATCAATACCTGACATCGCTTTTAAAATTGCCTTTTCAATTTTTTCGGTTTTGAATGGTACTCTAGACCCAGTCCTTTTAATGACATATCTAATATCCTTGTTTATAACATTTAATAGTTCTTCCATTGTTAATTTATTTATTATAATTTATTGATTTTCTCTTTCTTTTCTTTTGACCATAAGCTCTTTAATCCTATCCCTTTTTCTTTCTTCCTTTTGTTCTTCCATACCTAGGAATGTTACACTTTGATCAGTGTCAATTTCCAACATCTCGTTATCAAATTTACAATTTTCGAAAATGATTCCATCTTTTCCAATTCTGGATTTAGTAATAGCAATTGTGGCTAAATTCATTTCTTTTTGTTGAAGTGTTTTAGCAACTGAAATGATAACGTGTCCGACTTGTGCTTTTTTTATCGATCCTCCCATTTGATCTGTTGTAACCACATCCGATGAAATGGATGATCTATTACCCTGTGTTGCTGTCCAACCAACAATATTAAGTTCATGACACATCGACTCAAATCCTCTCATTACGGAACCCTCACTTTTCCATTCATCACTTAGAACTTTATCAGGATTAATACAATCGATATAATCCAACACGACCAGATCAATTTTAAAACCCTCAGCAATCATTTTTCTGATCTGATTTTTAATTTGATTCATCGTTAGACTGTCAGAAGGTAATTTTTTTAAAATTAATGAATTCGAAGTATTCTCTTTAATATTTCTAACCTTATCCAGAACCTTATCTTTGTGATCACTTAAGTTGTCAGGTGCGATACCAGTCCACATAGTGAAATGTTTTCTTTGAATAATTTTTGGGTTGTCTTCAAAAAATATTTGTAAGACATTATATCCGTGATTGAATGCATTATTAGCTATTTTTGTCAGTACTGTTGTTTTACCAACACCAGTTGGTGCCAATATTACACCTATCTCTCCTTTAGCTAGACCACCTTTTAACAGGTTGTCTATACCTTTAATACCCATAGGTACTGGGTGTCTATAATCATCCTCTAAAACATTGTCTAAATTAAAAAAAACGTCTGAGGTTCCTTTGTCTGACTCTCCCACTTGAAGTGCTCCTCGGACCATTTCTTCAAGTGTATCATAGCTTTCAAAATCTCCTTTATCTATAATATTTTGAGCTTTATTCATAACTTTTTTAAGTTCTTGTTGTTTACAGAACTTCAAAGATTTTTCTTGAACAAAAACATCACCATCTGAGGGACATTCTTTAATATTACCTATAGTATCTATAACTAATTTTCTAGCAATGTCTGACGTAATTTCTGATTTTGCAATTTGTTCTAATGTATTGTAAGAAGGTGTGTGTTCATATTTTACATAATACTCCTTAATCATTTGCATAATCAGCCTAAAATAATTATTATCGAAATATTTTGGATCAATAACATCTATTATTGTATTTGCAAAATCTGATGTAACAAGAATATTATTCAATAATTGTATCTGAAAGTTATTACCTAAATAACCGAAATTTTTATTAGCTGACATTTAAATTATGGAGTATTGTAAATTATAAATATAGTGATCAAAGGGTATAATCCATGTAAACATTACTAATATTTTTATCTGAAAAAATGTCAGACAAACTTTTAAGAATGTTTTTTATTTCTGGACGTATGTCAACTGTATATCTTACCTTTGGTGGGTACAATTTTGCGTTCCATGATCTCTGACAAATTGTCTGATCACCTTGATTTACCATCAAGTAAAAATATTCATCTTCATCAGTGTTTGATGTTTCAATAACTGTAGGATCAACCATAAGTTGAAATAAGTTATCGTTCAAATAATCGTGTGTCTTATATTTCATCCTTTCTTGTAACATCATACCCAACTCTTTAATGTATTCATAAAGTTCAATACTATTACTTGATTCACTGTTAAAGTTTTTTACGTTGAAAAATCTTTGTACAACTATGTTATCATTTAGTTTGAGTACAAATTCCAACTTTGTTAAATCATTTTTTTCTTTCATAATTTTTGATTTTTAAATTCTTTAAATTTCTTTTTTTCTTTTCTAGTAAGTTTCAAAAATGGTGTTATAAAGTCCGTCCATCTATCATCTTTTGGTAGGTACTTGAAGATCCCGTCTTCTTTCATCATCCTAATAAGATTTTTATAACCTCGATCTTCTGGATCTATAACATCATTATAAATTTCATTTAATACTTCCTTTTCTTCCGTTTCTAAATAATCCGTTTTTAAATCAACTAACTTTTTGTTTTTTGTGAAAAATTCTTCACCAAAGATACCCCTTTTTGACTTTCCGGTCAAAATATTTTCTAGTGTTTTATTCTTTGGATTTTTTTCATATAACTCCTTTGTTTTTTGTAAAATTTGTTCTATAGTAACTTTTTCTTCTGCAATTTCGGGAAAGAAGTTTAGGATCTTCTTTTCACCTAAATTGTATATTCCGTCAACATTATCTGATCTATCACCCCTAATAATTTTATAAGTTACAACATTATAGTGAGGAATTTCTATTTTATCAATCTTGACTTTATCGTCTTTACTGATAAAGACTCGTTCTAAGGGTGAATATACTCTAACGTTATCACCAATAAGTTGTGTTAAGTCTTTATCAGATGAAAATATGGTTTTATTTTCGTTATTGGATATCCGACAATAGTATGCAATCATATCATCACTCTCTAAATCATCGACCTGTACTTGTCTAACAAATATTTCTTCAAGGTACTCTTTCACTCGATTCATCTGATAGTCATACGACTCCATTTTAGGGTCATTATACCTACTATCAGATCTTTTATTACCCTTATACGTCTCAGATATTTTTTGTCTTCTAGAAGAGTTGTTTTTACCATCCCAAAATACGATTACCTTATCATAATGATTTTCATCTAAAAACTTTCTAAGTGTATTAAGAAAGTGAAATAAACCACCAATATGATTACCTTTAAAATAGAAATCACGTACGCCGTGAAACCCAATCTTAAAAAGATTATTTCCGTCAACTATAAGTGTGTTCACAATTTTTTAGTTTATTCGTTTTCCTCAACTAAACTAAAATCACTACCCATACCAATAATATCTTTCCAGTATTCAGACTGTTCTGATTTATATTGCTCAATGGACTTCTTTTCCTCCGTGGAGTCTTTACCCGCTAAAAATCCGTGAGGGGTAACCAAAATTTTACCATCCTCATAACCTAAACCATTAATATGATTTTTCATAACAGAAATTTTAGTTCTAGACGCAAACTTAACTTTTCTCTTATCCTTAACTGCGGTTATCTTAGTCGTACCAGCACCTTTTTGATTTCCAAATAAGAAAACCAAAGATGAGTTCAACCAAATAGCTTCACCACCCTTAGCTTTAATCTTAGGTTGACCAAATGGATTATCTGGTAACTCAACCCATGGTTGGTTAACGATAACCAGTGTATTCTCGTATTTTGAATCAGATCTTCTAGATCCTGAAATTCTCTGGTTAATACCCATACCTATCTTATCCGCTAATACCGCAGCATTATGTTGTTTTCCACCCTTACCATCATATGTCATTTTGCAAGGTACCGATCCAACAGAATCCCACAAAAACAACAAATCATATTCCAACTCACCCTTATCTTGAGCATCAATGAGTTGATTTATATAATCAGTAATTTGTTCAATATACTCAAAGTTATTATTGAATAAAAAGAATCCGTCCCATTCCAATTCACCAGTCTCTTCATCTACAACTTCTTCACACTGAAAACCCATAATCTTGGCATGATCAAAAGACCACTTTTGTTCTGTAATTATAAAAACTGGAAGTATGTCCTTCTTTTGCGCATCAACAGCGGCTTTTACCAGTGCAGTTGTTTTACCAGTATCTGAGTGACCCAAAAACATATTCAAATGTCCGATTGCAGGTCCTGGAACTCCAACCGCATCCAAAAATTCAGATCCTAAATCTAAAAATCTCTGTGCTTTAAACTTCGCAGAAGAAGAAAATTTTTTCTTCAACGACTTAAAATCTTTTTTCTTAATTGCCATTTTTAAATTAATTAAATAAAAAAAGGGGAGAGACTTTCTCTCCCCAAAAAATTCAGATTAGAAAGGTAGTTCTTCGTCTACCTCTAAATCTTTTTCAACTGTGTTGTCAACAACAGCCTTTGTTTCGGTGATCTGTGAATCACTGTCATCATAGACATACTTACCAAGATCTGAACTCCATACTGGTGTTTCACCTCTAGCTATTGCTTCAAGATACTCTACTGGTTTTTTGGAATATACATCTTCCCAAGTAGTTTCATCATTAGTCCACTCACTCATCAAGTTTTGATCTTCACTCAACGGAGTTGGGTCATCATACATAATTGTTTGGACAACTGTATACTCAATACCCGATGGTGTTTTTGCTTTTGTCAATTCGACAATCAAATCACGACCTTTTTCAACATCAGTAATATCTCCCTTATTTCTCCAGATTGGGATGATTTTATCAAGAATTCCCTCTTGTTTATAGTTATCCTTAAATCTCCAGAATTTGGGTCCATCCTCTTCGTTATCTCGGTCGATGACTTTCACAATATAAAACTTTCTAGCTCTATATTGTCTTGCGAGTTCTCTATCCGATTCTTTTCCAGTTGACATGAGTTCTTCATAAACCTCATTCAATGGTGATCTTTCACTATCGTTTTTATCAGGATCGTAAAGTTTAGTCCATTTACCATCAACCTGCACTTCGTGATACCACACTTCTTTAAAAGGTGAAGAACCGTCAGTAGTTGGAAGAATTCTAACTGTTTTTTGTCCTGATTTAGTATTTTTAGGAAGATAGGTTGTGAAGTATTTCTTCATTCTTTCTTCCTGGGATACCATACTCTTTCCCGATTTTTGTGTGTTTTTCTCATACTGAGCCAACACTGAATCTAAAACATTTGCCATAATAAATTTTTTTTCTTTTACTCTCTTAAAATATAGTGCACAAAAATGGATAGTCAAATCACTATCCATTTAAATTTTTATATTATATTTTTTTATTCTTCTTCGAAGACATCATCAAAACTGTCTTTGATATCCATATCCGAAAAGTTTTCTACTTCATCACTTGTTAGAATATACTCACTTTTTCCTGATTTATCAAATTCTAGTTCTTTATCATTAAAAAAATCAGTCAATTTTTGATTATATGGGTAACTATCTAAACTTCTTAATTCTAACTTCTGTTCAGGACTTTTTGGTTTGTACTTTTCAACTTTAGCTTCTAAATTATCAATTTTATTAATGATTTGGTCTATTTCACCAATCTTTGAATTTAAAGCTTCTAAGGATGCCATAACATTATCAAGATTTCCTAATTTGTTAAGTATATCTGTTTGACTATTAACTAGATCTGTGATTTCTAGTTCCTCCGTTCCACTATCGTTAGTGTCATCTACCATATCAGATTCTCCACCCACAACCTCAACGTCTGGATCTGTGTCAACATCAAGAGGTTCTAATTCTCCAGATCCTGTATCATCACTTACTTCTAAATCATCCACCTCAGTCTCAGGTTCAACAGCATCTTCTTGTTCTTTAATATATTGTTTAATTTTATTAAACTTTTCTATTTCACTAATTAGTTTCTTATCCATTATCATCCATTTAATAAAGTTTTTATACCTGTATTAGTTTCTACTTTCAACGTTTTATTGATATATGCACTGTTATCAATTCTTTCTATTAAACCATCTTTCATTCTTACAGTATAACAATCACCAGTATCTAAGTCACAAACTTCTTTTACTCCAGGTCCGGCATTTCTTTCAGTAATTCTTGTATTTTTATTCAAGTAATTATCTAATAATTGTTTAATGTCCATGATCTTTTTTATAATAAATATCTAATTTTTTAGAAATAGTTAAACAATAGAAAAATACCTAACATAAAATAGATCTCTATATTGTTCATATATTGATTTTAAATCTGGATTATTAGTTAAAATTTCATCTATGTTCTGTACTATTTGACTCGGGTAATCTCCTCCCGTATTTAAATAATACCATTGTGAAAACCAAATATCTGTGAGGACTGTTGCACTTTGTAAATTAGTATTTGCTATTTCCGCTCTTTTATATTCATCGAATAATATAAAGTATGATGTAAATGCAATTACCATAAAATCTATACTATCTTCATAATTTTCAAAGACAGCATATGGTATATTAACATTATTAACTCTACCACAAAATTGTTCATTAAAAATCTCACTTAATGTACCACCCCACATTTTATCTGTCCTTATACCAAAAAGGTTATTATTAAATATATTTTTATATGTGTCACTTTCTACTTTAGAAAGAGTCATTATAAAGTTTATTAAATTATTATCGTTTGTTCTACTGGTAACATAATTTAATACTTCAGACTCAGTTATCTCGTCTACGTTTTGTTTAGCATCTACAAAAACTTTTTCATCATACTTTGTGATATTTTGACATTCACTAGAATTAGCAGCAGTTAATCCAGAAGTACTTTCAGTAGTTGCTGAGGTGACAGGTGAGTTATTTTGCTGCGTTTCACTTCCATCAATACTTCTTACTTGATCTCTATATTTTTTTATCAAATCTCTATTTACTGAAGATACCAATTTATCTGGTGGTTGTGATCTGTAAATTGGAGCCCTAACACCAGTAAAAGTAGTTATGAAGTTATTTGGGGTGATTGAATGATTTACTTCTTCAATCAGATATGTACCATGAAACATAGGTACATTTGATAAATAAAAGTACATCGTTGGTTGTATCATAGCATTACCTAGACACTCAACGGTACATTCAAAAGCCAATGCCTTATAATAATTATATAAGCTTTGTGACTGTTGTGCAACTTCCTGTCCTGCATATTGTTCAGCTAAATCTGCCTGAACCTTTATTGCTTGTGAAGTGGTTTTTTGTGTTGCCATATCAATTGATATGTTTTTAAAGATACTTTGATTTTGGTTACCAAAATTTACATTAAATCCCACAACTTTGTTTCTATTAGAAAAATCTGTGACCCCATTTTGACTGTCAACTAATGGATTCAAAGTTGATTTTCTTAAATCAAATGAGTCGTCATTAAAAACATAATTTGTGTTATTTCTCATATCTACAGTTTCTGAAACATTAGTTCTGTGTATAAACAACATTTTTGGTCTTGTGTCTCTAAAATCAACATCAAGATGTGTCCCAAACGTATCATTAGCAGCATCTAATGACCCTAGTATTGGATCAGAATTTTTTAATCTATAATTTCTACCATAAAAATTGTAATATGTTGGTATAGAAAATGAAATGAACCCATTTTGGGTGAATAGACTATCCAAAAGATGATATAAACTTGTTGTTGCGTTAGAAGCCCCTAAAAGTCCTCTAAATTTTTCAACATCAGCGATAATATTACCTGCCGGTCTATTTGCAGTATCTAAAATTAAAACGTCTTCAAATAATGTCCTTTCCTTGAAATCTCTACCCGCAACCCACTTATCATTCAATGCTTTAAATGTATAATAAATTTCGTTCTTTCCTACGTTTCCATCAATTCTAGATAACTTACTTTCTTGGTTTGTTATATTAACTTCTGGTAATTTTCTATTCAGATTAACAAATATGTGATTTAACATATTATTTTGAAAATCAGTTTGAGTATCTAAAAATGTATTATAGGTTTCATAAAAATCGTTTGGGGTTAAACCTTCATTTTCTACTTTTTGTGATGCGTATATCTTTATTATTTTTGATAGATTTATGACGTTTGTGGAATTAAATTCGATATTAAAATCTATAAAGAAATCCGTTATGTATGATCCATTATCCGAATATTTTAACTTAGGATGGTTATATTCTCCGACATATAGTAAAAGTGCTTTCCAAGCTTCACTATTTGATGTCTGACTTTGACTCAAAGTTATACCTGGATTTATTGTTGGTAATGATCCAACCTGGTAAACTGAAAAATCTAATTTTTCTACTGGATTTTTATCCGTGTCATTCGAAAATGAATTAAATATTTTTAAATCAAATGATCCTGGATTACCTTTTTTATAAATTATATCATAGTTCAAAATTTGATCCGATAGATTCAAATTTTCACTTATTTGATTTTTAGCCAATAAATTTGATAGTTGATCACCGTTCAGTGAATTATTTTGGTTTTCAACTATATGTATTTTCTCTAAAATATCAAATAGTCCTGTTTTGTATTCTACAACTTCTTGACCAAAAAAGTTTATGGAATTAACATTTGGCTTTTGTACTATATTTTGAATGTCACTATTTCTTTTACAAAAATTCAAAAAGTGTAATTCAAATTCATCCAATTCTTCTTTAGTGAATATTGAGAATATTTCTTCAATTGAATCGTAATCTTCTTTTTTACTAGAAAACCCAAATGATGAATTACCTTTTTGATAATTTAGTTTCATGTATTGGTTGGTGCCCGGTTTTTCAATTAGGTCATTATTAAAATATCCATAGTTAGTTCCACCCCACAAAGATCTAATTGATCCATTTAACATAGATTTATTATTCTTAATATCGTCTATTAAATTTCCATTATTATCTGTCAGTTCAAAGATAGTTTGGTTATAATTCATATAACCACATGAAGGAATCAATAATAATTTATTACTATTTACTTCGAAATCTAAATTACCATTTATATCTATATATTGATATAAATTATTAACTACTATTTTTTCATTTTCTGTTACTAAATTCTGTTCTTTAGTAATAATAGTCGAAGCATCATAATTCAAATCAATTTTGACGTTTAAACTTTGGATCACATTATTTAATGATTGATTATCATAATTTTGTAAAACATCTTTTTTAGTAAAAAGATAATACATCTCATTGATCATCTTAGGATAAAATCCATTATTTAACTCTACTGTGTTTTCACCAGTAGATGGATTTATAAACGTTTTCTGTAAGTATATATTTTTATCGAGTCCACTTAATGTTGACACAGTGTATAATTTACTCGGATCACTATTTATTGGATCATATAAGGAATTTACGTCTATGTCACTCCAAATACCATTTAAAATATCTTCTCCTTCTACATTTTTTTTATACCTATGCCAAATAGATCCGTATTTTAAAATCCACAAATAGGGAATTCTATGAACTGCAGCAAATTTAGATAACGTAGCAAATAAATAACCATCTTTTTTCTGATTATTTTCATCCGTGGCCGAAATCAAATAGTCATGTAAAGTTGAAAATGGTAATCCATTCAGCACAAGATAACCTAGACTTACATAAGGATTACTTATATTTTCCCTACTTTTTTGATTACCTTCTAGAATTGCATTTATAAAATAAGGTGTATTTAATATTGATGTTGTTTGTTCATCACTGACCGCTCCGTTATTATAATTTTCACCATATATAATTTTACCTTCGGTTAATAAATAATCTTTTAATGTTCTATTTTTATAAAACTGTTTCAGTAAATTTTTATTTGTAATTTCAGTGTCTGGTGAACCATCTAAATCAGATGATTGATTTGGTGCGGTCATATTATTAACCATCCAATCAAAATTTGTTAGTGGACGTTTTGATCTATTATCATCCTCCAGTGAAAATGACGTAATTGTTTTTTTAGATGGTAAAAACTCATATGTCTTAGTGGTATCTCGTGATTTTTCAATATTACTTAAATTATTACCATCAAATAAAAGATTCTGTAATTCTTCCAAATTAGTAAAAGGGTAAGTATCTAAAAATGATGTTTTATTAGACGTTGTATTTGTTAAAAAAGAATCTAGTTTTTCTGCAATATCAGAATTTCCTTGTACCTGTATTGAATCTACAGAAATTGTATCAACACTAAAAATCCCAAATGGTTTTTCAGTCTGAGCTCTAAGATATTCAGTGGAAATAATATCTCTTTTAAGTTGATTCCATTTGAGTCCCATACCATTATTAGAAATACTTCTCAAGTATTCTTCAAAATTTAAAGTAGAAAAAGAGTATTGTTTTAACTTCTGAAGTAACGTAGGACTTTCGACACTTGTCTGTTGTATATTAACGATCTCAAAGTCCCCCAATATACCATACAATTCATTATCGGTATTATTATACTCTGATAACTTTGAGTATATACTAGGAATTAAAGATCTATTAAATATTTCATAAAAGTATGATGTCTCTTCCAGATCATTATAAGGTTGTATCTCAAAAGGAAATGATAGTGTATTGAAGGTAACCGACTTACTAACTTGTTGTGGATTATTAAACTCATAATCTATAACCTGTTCTTCTCTATCTATTGAGGCTCTGATATAATCTTCCACAAATTTAATTTCCGGCCATAAATCAAATCTAAAACCTTGTGTCTTATTTAATACTTTTGGTTGTCCAGGATAAATTGGCATCCATTTTTCTTGTCCGTTAGAATCAACTTGTTTTTCAATATACTGAGGCCACGGATAAACCACTTGATCATTTGTACCACCTACAGCGTTTTTATTATCCACACCAAATGATTTTTCTCCAGAAATTACACTTTTAAGACGTACAGGATCTTTTCTTTTATTCCATGCAAACTCGTGAACATCATCCATTATTCTTAAAAATGCATCTGCACTTGCACACAATACCGCAGCAATATTATTAACGGAAGGGACAAAACCAAAACTACTTTCTTTTTTTTGTAGTTTAATTGATAATGCATTTGTTATGTCTTCTTCAATTCTAACTTTATTTTCAGTATATTGTTTTTGTATATTATTAATCTTATTTAAATAAGAATTTTTTACATTGTTGTTATTTGTCGATTCCCCAAAAGAAATAAATGTGGTTACTAACGGATCGGCTTGAACTTGATCTTGTGAATTTAAAGTCAGTTCATCAATTGCAAAATCTGATCTAAGTACTGCTTCTAATGTTTGAACTTCCTCTTGTGTTCCAATACTACCTTTTCTTACTTGATAAGTCTTGGCGAAATCGACACTAGTTAAGTCCGGCAAAGTTTTTAACAAATCACTACTTTTTAAATTACTTTCAATATCTGACTTTTTTACCTTGTTACCTATAGTGTATTTTCCATTAGATCCTAAAGTTTCATTAGTATTTAGGACCGTATTGAATTCTTGTACTATCTGTTTTAATTCATCTATTGCCCTTAGTGCCCCATCGATTCCTAATTCTTTTTTAAATTTATAATATATAGGGGATGAAATTGAATTTATAACATATTTCTCATTTGGATCAATATATTTTTCATACCAATTATTTCTTTTGGTTGGATAAATTTTTTCTTTGTACTCATTAAATGAAATAATATAATTCTCAATGTTAGATAATATCGAGAAGTCTTCTTGCCCGTATGTTTCCATTACTGACCTTTCAAATCTATCCAATTTATATTTTAACTCAGTCACTGTTAAATGTGGAAAACTATCATCTATTAATCCTTTAGACTTATAATTTAAATAAACCTCATTTAATTTTTGATACCCTAAAGTAGATTTAGTGGTTGTACTTTCAGTGATACCAGCACCTCCTTGATTGTTCGGATCATCAACTCCTGTTCTTATTTCTATTTCAGATGGACTTATTTTAGGAACAGATCTTAAATAATCTAATAAGATATCTTTTTGTAATGGAAATCTATAAGATTGTAACTCTACAGTGACATTATAGTTTCCAGATGATGGGTCAAAACTCGCATTGAAATATAGACAAGCAAGTTCATATTGAACTGCTTTTCCATAAAACCCTTTCAAAGTAAGTAAGAATGGAGGATATGGATATTGCATAAAAGCACTATATGGTGAATTCTCTCCTTGTTCAAATAAAGCTCGACCTTGTACATCAACCAAAGTTAACTTTACCGTTGGAACCGCAGCTCTTGTTATTGAAAAGTCTATCTTCGTTATACCCAATAATTGTGTGTCCTCATTATTAATAATTTTTTTGACCTTTCTTTGTGTGATTCCCTCACCAACAGTTTCTATTACTGATTGATTTGAACCCTTTCCTTCGATAGAACCCTTCCCAGTTATCTGATCTGACCACGAATCATCAAAATAATTTTTACCTTTAGGTTTAAGAAAATTAAGATTTTCCCTACTGTCACCATTCAATGAACCAACTCTTATGTTTTGAACTGTTTGATCAATTGTAGTACCATTAGCTAATTTAGTCCTCGGTAAAACTTTTGCCTCTAAATTAGCGTACATTACTAAGTCTTCATGATCAACATACCTTTCTTGTACTTTTCCTGATTTGTCAACAACTTTGTTGGGATCTATAACAAATATGTTTTCATAATCAGCTTCTACATAAATTTGTTGTCCCTTATCTGCCATAATAGAAGAAATAATTTTCTAATGCTGTTTTATAGTCTTGTAATGAAGAATTTAATGGGTACGGTATTGCCAGAATAGATTGATCTTTTATATCATCTTCTAAACCTCCATATCTAGGATTAGCAGCTAAAATTAACCATCCGAAATATGGTGAGTTATAAAACTCCATTGATATTTTATCTAATCTACTAACTCCAGTTCTGTAAATATATCTTTTGTCGGATCCTTTACTTGGAATTTCAACAAAAGGCACAATAGTTTGATTACCATTAATTAAAAAATCTTTATACCTATTATAATATTCCATCAATTAAATTGTTTTTTTCCATTAAATTGTGTTCCCTCACTATTATCTTTTCTATATAATATATTAAAATACTCTTCTTTTTGTACTGGATTTTCTATTTCTCTAACATATTCAAATTTTCTTTCCTTTTGTGGGTTAAATGGATTATAGGAAACCATCTTTTTTACAATAGGATCATTTTTGAAAGTAGAAATAATGTTTCTGGACAATTTGAAAATATTATCATATTTGTATTTTAGTCCCGTAATAACGGTTGTTGGGTTATTTATTGCAGCATTTTGTATAGGATCATCAAGAGGTATTATTACAACTGGGTCAATAGTTATTGTAGATCCTTTTATAATGTTATCAACATAATTTCTCCAATTATCATTTGTACCTAAGTCTCCTAATATTTCATCTATTAATTTTTGTGTATCATTAACAACTTCATAACCAAATATCATAAAAAATCTTATTTTTGGTGGAGTATCTACCTGGTAATTACCGGGTAAATTAAAAGTTAAATTATCATTATATTCGTTAGTACCTACTTGTAAAACATTTTCTTCAATTTTATTATAATAATCTGATAGGTCAGTACCTATAATCAAAAGATCTGTATTGAGGGTTGAATTAACATCACTTGAGTCTAAAGTATAAAGTACATTTCGTCCTGATTTAATTCTAAAACCATCAGTATTAGACAATACTAGATTTAGTTTATCTATAATACTTACTAGATTTTGTTGGCTATTTTTTATGTCTTCTATAGAACTATTCATCAAGGATGACCATGTCGATCTTCTTGATTCTATAACTTTTTTTAGATTTTTTTTGTAATAACTTTTTTCAGAAAAGGTAAAGTCCTGAGAGTCAAAATCTTTCAACATCGGTGAGGTACCATCATCTATATCATTTAATAATCCATCAATAATTAAATCACTTTTAATTTGAATATCGAATGGAAGTCCGTAAATATTGGTTAGTGATGATGTACCTTCAAAATATCCTGTGATATTTCCTTCAGTAAACTTACGATCCTTAGACATCATTTTTACACCGCTTATTGCGTATTGATTAACTACTTTTTCTAGAGAACTGTTTATCGAATTACTATACTCAGTAACTTTGTTCAACAAGTCATTTACAACATCTTTATATTCAATATCACCAGTAAGTCTTTCTTCCCCAGGATTTGAGCTGTTTTCGTCCATGATTTCAATATCTGTTGTCAAAATTTCCCCTATAGTATCTCCAGCTTCTTGTGACACCAAATCATTAGGTCTATCATTCAACCCAAATGGTGTTTGATTTTCAATTGCTTCCCAAACTTTAGCGTTAAGGTTTTCAGAGTCCTCAACTGCGGTTACGTCTGATCTATCATCATACATTTCAGTATTTGCATAATAATTAAATGATAATGCGTTCTGTAGTCTAGACACAGGTTCTTGTAAACCATGACCACCTATAAAATTAAATGACATTTGTATGTTTGCAAACATCGGTTGTACACCAATACCTTCAGGATTTAAATCAAACGTCATAGGTTCATAATTAATACTAATACTATTAATAACAATCTTAGTATTAAAAAAGTCACCTATTCTCAATACACATATTGGTGGTGCACCAAATGTCGTATTAGACACATCTACATTTTCTTTTACACTTCCGTCATCGGCAATTGTTGGTATTGTTTCTCCAGGTCTCATACACTGTTGTAAGAAGGTTAATCTAGTGTTTAATCCTTCGGGCGTCATAGAGTGGAACGCTGGATTGAAATATTTAATTTTATCTTTAATTCCGTCATATACTAAAGGAGAATCCTCTGCCAATCTTTCAAAATAATTACATTCATTTAAAAGTTTTCTAACAACTTTTTTTGCAACTTCTTTTGTTCTTTCAACTTCAGTAGTAGTCTCATATTTAGGTGGTTTTGGAATAACAACTTCTGTTTGACCTGTGGTAATTATCGGTATTGGCTCTTCTTCGTCTTCCCAATCTTCAATATCTGGTTCTTCAGTATATGTTTCAACTATATCAGAAATATTGACTCTACGACAAGCCATTGCCATTACTGAATATATTTTATCACTACCAGTCAATGGTTCTGAACAATTTACATTAAGTCCGGCTTCAGTAGTAACATTTATGTCTTCACCAAAAGTTTCTTCTTTTATTGTCAATTTACCTGAATCAACATAATCTTGTAATGGTTTTCCTCCACCTCCTTGTAAAGTTAGTAAATATTTTTTTACACTATCTACTCTTCTTTTTGATAATGCTAAATTATAATCGTTACTATTTGGTGACGATGCAGACCCTACCATAGTCATACTCACTTCAGCACCTTTTTCTAAGGCTTCTCTTAACTTCTTAACCAAATCAGAAGTTCTATTTAAGATCCTCTCCACATCTTGTACAAAAAATGTGTTTACAGGTTCTGTTTGACCTGTAGATGCTTGTGAAGCATATGTATTTTTTAACGCTAAATAACTATTAAAATCACTAAAGTAATTTGTGGTTGATGTTGTACTTGTACTGTCCTGTGGTCCAGGAACGTCATTATGAAAATAAAAACCGTAACTATAATCTTGTTTCTTTATAATAGGTTGTGGTGGTACATATGCCGGTTCGTCTGGTTCATCAGGATAAGTAGTATTTAAGGTAGTTTCCACTACAGTTTCAAATTGTGGAATTACATTTGTTGTTTTAATTATATCATATAAATCACTATAAGAAAATTCTGGATATCTCAATGCTAATTCATATAAATCATATTTTCTGCATCCAGCAAAAAATGAATCAACAATTTGGTTTACTTCGTCATTATTTTCTAATTCTTTGTCGACAATTGCGTTTAAAACAGATGGATGGTCAACTATTATTTTCCAACTTAAATTACCTTGTCTAGTGGTATTGTTATATGTATAAATAGGTTCTGGTCTACCAATAAAGTAATTATCATTCCAATTAGCTGATATTGTTTCAGATACACTCATATCATATGGTGGGAACCACATTATTCTACCACCATTAGGACCTCTTTCACACCTGGCTAAGTCTTGATATGTAAATCCTTTTTTTGTTGATGTTCTCCAAGATAAGTTTTCTAATGAGAACATATACTTTTTAACATCTTCGTTTTTATAAGGTGTTATACTCAAATCATATGTTTTATTGAATACTGAACTGGTGAATTTTCTTATGTTACCTTCAGTTTTTTGTAAGTCACCCATAACGGTAAAAGGACTATCCTTTGTGAAAACTCTACAATATTCATATCCTTTTGGAATATTATTTTCATCTTCATATCTTATCACCATAGATCCTTTTGTCATTTCCCTAGTACCGTCATTGAAAACTTTCGACACTTGGTCTATTGCATTTCCAACATGTCTCAATCTGTTAACACCTTGTAATTGATCAGCTGCATCAATTAACTTTTGTGTATCATCTAATATAGATCCTGATTTGAATGTAAAGTTTGTAGATTCACTATAACCTAATCCAATAGGACTGTTATTTCCTCCCCCCGTAGGTTGTCCACCTCTACCTACATTTTGACCTTGCTGTTCTTTAAACTGTTGTCCGACCCACGTAAATCCTCCTGTATTTCCACCACCATCATAACTTGCTTGTCCATTTAAACCAAATAAAAGTTGTCCTTCGTTTCCTTCATACAAATCACCCATTACACCATATCCTCTCACCGCCGTCTGAACTTTTTTACCATCTTCGTTGATTGGTAATTCATTCGAAGGAGCTATTACATTTCTAGGGTCACTATTTTCATCACCTACATAAAAACTAGATTTAGGTTTTCTTAATCCAATATTTGATCCTGTTTCTGTATTATAATATGGAACAAATTTATTAAACGATATATTATCAAATAACACAGATTTAGATCCTCTACCAGTACTATCTAATAAAATTTTATTTCTATAAACTGACAAATCTTTCTCCTCAGCACCTCTCATAGAAAATAAATTACCAATACCCTGTACTAATTGACCTACTAAAGATTTTCTTTCTGGGTAATTAAAAATGTCTCCTTTAATCCATGAATATGGAGAATAAACACCAGTAACTCTACTTACAAAATCTAAACCTTTACCTATTAAACTATCCGGTTGAGATATATTCCAGTTTTTTTCAATGATATCTCTATTACCAGTAGCTATACTTAATATGTCAAACGCATCATTATTAGGATCTAAAACGTTAATTCTCCCTATAGTTTCATTTCTCAGTTCTTGACCTATACGATATTGAATTTCGTCTTTTAAATAAGTGGCACTAATTCTTGCAAGATCAGAATCCTGAGAAAGAGATCCGTTATTACCTTGAGGATTGTCTTGGAAGACTAATGAAAAAATTGAGTAGTTTGAAGCAACAAAATGGTTAAAGTATGGCTCTCTTGCTCTTCTTTTAGATAAATCTAGACCTAAAGTTAAAAAAGTGTCTATCTCTATGGGTTCAGAAAGTTTACCGTTTTCAGTATCTGGACCATAAAGATTATTTATAACTAATTTATTAGATTCTTCAATTCCTATTTCTTCAACTTGTGGACTATCAATTACTGATAAATCATCTAATATTAAATCACTAGTACCAGGTTTACTACCATCATTAAAACCATCATCACGAAAAGGTTTTAAATTACGGGTAATAAGTTTCTTTCTGAAATTTTCCGTAGAATCAAAAGATAAAGGACTTTCCATTTAATCTATTTTACTATAAATAGATTCAAGGTTCATTTATGCATTATCTGCCCTTGGGTTATTAATACCCATTCCATATCTTGTACCCGTTCCATTTACTTCACTTACTATTTGTGACATAACTTTTGAATTGTTGACTGCCGCCATACCAATTTTTTGTATTTGATCATCTGTTAATTGACTATTAACTTCGATACCATTGACATCTACTGAAAATGTAGCTCTAACATCCACAGTGACAGGGGTTGGTGAACTTGCTGAGGTCGTTAAGATTTGTTCTAATCTATCTAATGGTATGACAGCTTCCGGACCCGCTTCACCAACAATAGCATTTACCGCTTGTGTAACCACACCCCCTTCTGCCATTGGTCTTGGTTGTTCACTTTGTCTTTCATAAACAAATCCCTGTTGTCTTTCATATCTTATTAAAGCTTCAGTTGCATCATCAACTGCACCAGTCATTTCATCTAAAGCTTCTCCTGTGGAATCTATAAAACTTGTTAGATCACTAGTATCTAATTGGTTTAGAAATTCTTGTGCAACATCCATCTGAACTCCAAGATATCTTGATAAATTACTTATAGTACCTTCTAGATCATTTTCAATAAATTGTGTAACCGTTTCACCTATATTCTCCACAAAACTATCATAACTACTAGCGATACCTTTAAATTGGTCCATGAATACTTCACTATTTACAGCTGCCGATGTCGGTCTAAACAATTCACTTTTAAGTTGAGTATCAATACTTTCTAAAACACCTAATTGACGTTCTGCAATATCTCTGTCTGACATATTAGCCTCTTCCAACTGTGCTCTTAATTTATCCATAAATTTACCTCTTTGGTCGCTATCCATACTCAAAATATCTTGAATATCAAACGCTTGATCATCCATTACAACCTCAAACTTTCCTTGATTGAGTTGTCCAACATTTGCCAAAAATTCTTTTTCTTCCTCATTCAATTCCGCAAATCCATCTAATATATTAAATGTTTCAAATCTTTTTCTTGATCTTACCGCTGCGTTCATTGCATCATCAACAGCCATACCTACTCTCGGTGCAAATTCTATGAGTTGTCTTCTTTGTTCAGGACTAATAGTTATTTGTCCCGTTTCTTCATTAAACATAGTTAAAGAAGCTAAGGCTGTTTGTATATCATCTTGAAATTGTTCAGTATCACTCTGGGCATTATACATAACTCTAAAGACATCGGTAAGACCTCCAGCATTAATACCTAACTGTTGCATAGCAGTTGAGAATTCAATTGCCTTATTTGGATCTAATAATTCTCTTGTTGTGGATAATGTTGAATCTACATCCATTCTCAACATTTGTGCCTTTGCTACCATCCTGGAGAATCCTCTTACACCGTCTTGGAATCCATAACTATTAACAACACTGAGTTTGTCTGATACTGTAGTTAATAACTGATTTACACTAACCCCGTAACTTCTAGACATTCTTTCGATACCTGAAATTTCACCAATAGCACTTGATACACCAACTCCTATAGTATCAAATCCTTCAACAATTTTTGCCATTGCGTCTTGTGTAAGACCAGCATTTTTTGTTAAAATGTTTAAACTTGTAATCTGATCAGAAGTTAAAAGTGTATTAACACGAAGTTCATTATTTATCTTTTGAAATAATTCTAAATTTTCTTTTTGTCCTATACCAAATTCTAGTGTCTTTTGAGTTGCATTTGCAAAGTTAACTTGCATCATCTCAGTTATTTCTCGTCCTTGTCCTAAACTTGTTCTAACAGCATTTGCGGTCTGTTCGTTCAATGCAGCTACTCTATCAACAATTGCAAACGGACTAAATCCTGATTTCAACTTTTCTTTTATACTTTTAAGTCCAAGGTCAGCAAGTTGTATACTACTTGCAGCTTCTTGCATATTATTTGCAAATTCACCGGATCCACCTGTACCTTGAAAAAACATAGATATTTTTTATATAAATACTTAATTACCCTTTTTACTCATAATTTCATTCTTTTTCTCAACTTCTTTAACTAACTTATCTATGAAATACTTCCTTTCGAATGTAGGCATAATTAAAATATCACTATAAGAAAATCCTACGCTCTTAGTTAAATGATAAAATTCATCAAGCAATACTTGTCTATATTCAGAAGAAAGGCCGAAAAAACTCCACCCCGAAAGTGATCTTTACATTCACTTTTTCTCCTGACGGGGCGATTACTACTTGATCTAAATCAAGTCTTGGTTCACAATCTTTTAGAGTATTTCTAATAAATTTTGAATCCATAATTGGTAAGTTATTGACAAATTTTGTGATAGACTCATTATCACTATTTCCATTTACTGACACAATTTGTTTATTTAACCTATTTGTTACTATCGGAACTGTCATACCGTCTGGATATTGTTTTTCAATATCTCTCAACTCATCAACGTCACCCATAGTTAATAATTTACATTCAACACTTACATTAGACTTAGGTAAGTTGAACTCAAACAATCCTTTTTCATTTGGTTCAATTACAGGTGTTTTAACTTTTAACTCGTCTAATCTTACTGTATGTTCAAAATCTTTTCCTGATTTTGGATCTTTAAGTTTAAAATTATATTCTGGACCAAAAGATGTATTCCTTAAGAATACCAGAACTGCTTCTGCATCCCCTTCTAATAGTTGATGTGGTCTAAGATCTGGTTCATAAATTTTATTACTTAATAGTAAATTGACTAGATTATCATTAACGTTAGAAGACAATAGTACGTTTTCGTCTTGAGCGGTCAAATAACCTACCTTAATAGATTTTTTTTTGTTTGCATAGAATTTACCACCTGAAGGTAAGTTTAACACATCATGAGGTAGATTAAAATTTTCTTGTCCGTATTTTCTTGATTCATCCATAAAAAAAACCATAGGGATTTGACCCTATGGTTAATATATATAATGCCGATTGAAAATAAATAGTTTTAGTAAACTAATATACATCTGTCTGGTCTTAGTGTTGCTGTGATAGAAGCTAACGCATCATCAGAATAACCAAGACTATCAAAGTTTACATCAGTAAGGAATGTACCTTGCAAAATCCACTTTTCCACAACCACACCTGTTGGATCCAACATCTCTAGGTCAATATCCTTTTTATACCCAGCAGCATAACCCATTCTACCTGTTACAGATTCAGCATGTAATCTAACCCACTCCATCAATGCTTGTGACGCTGAAGGTCCAATAGGATCTCTAAATGTTACATTTATAGTATTCCAGTTGAATCTTCCAGCAACGAATGTTGAAGTGTTTAAGAATGGAATTTCTGTAGGTTGTATTGAAATGTTTGGTCTACTTGTTGACTCTACGTACCATGAATTAATCCCAAGTGATGAAGGGAAAGACATGATAAACCGATTTTTCCGTTTTGGTTCATACGGTATCGGCATTTTCATTAATAAATCGGCCATTATTTTGTTCTTTTGTTTTGTTTATTTAATTATAAATATTTCGAATTAGAAAATTTTTCTATTTACTTTTATTTCTGGTTTGATATATCTCTTATATATAAGTTAACTATTAATCTACTTTTACTTTTTCACCTCCTTTAGTTAAGTACATATTTACTTCATCAGGATATTCTTTATCTACAAAGCTTTTAAGTTTATCTATATTTGCAGGATCATCATCAGAAAAACCTATGAATGGTATAAAATTATTCTTTACATCATTCTTAAAATAAGCTTTCTTTCCTAAATCATTACTCAACTTTTTAACATATACAATAAATTCTCTTAGTGCTTTTATTTTACCTTCTTCTGGATTTGCAGCACTACCCTCACCGTATGTTACTGGATAATACCTACATAAATCTAGGTAGTTATTAATTAAATCCACATCATTAACTCTTTCACCAGAAATTTCACGATATCTTTTTAGATTACTCAAAAGAGTATCATAGCTTATACCATTATGGTTATTTACTATCATATTAAAAATTGATTCACGTAGTACTGATGGTGTATGACCTCTAGCAGTTATAATAGAAAAGATTGAACCTCCATTGATACATTCCACAAAATCATTCCAAGAAGGACCTGGTTTAGCTAAGAGACTATCAACTATAAATTGTTTGTCACCCTCAACTCTAAAATTTCTAAATGGGTTTTCAGGATAACCGACAATTGTTTCTTCTTTATATTCAAATTCTTCATTTCCTATCATAGATCTGTAATCAGCAAAGTCTTCTGTAGACATACCAACTTCATCACCATCCTTAGATAATAATATAATATGTGTTGGCATAATTACTACGTTATCATCCCAATCGAAGGCATAATATTTCAAATCCGGTGTCCCTTCTTCAGAAATACCTTCTAATATTTTTTTAAATTTTATTCTAGTAGACAATTTATTTAGTTAAATTACCAATTAATCTTTCGAATTGACCCTCAGACAAAATTATATTCTGTGGTTTTTTTGAATACGTTTTAATTTCCTTTTTTTCGATATTCAGTGATTCTTTGATTGTTTTTTTATTAAATTTCATTTTTCTAATTATATAATCATTTATAAGGCTAAAAATGAGGGGAGTTACCCCCTCATTTAATAAGTATTATACATCTTCAAAAGATGCTCCTGTTGGTGTGATCAAGAATTCAATGTCTATAAATTCAAGAGCTCTTGTAGGTTTTAAGTAAATTTTACCTGTTAATGTATTCGAGTCTAGATCTTCTGGTGTGTTGGAGACCACTACTCTGAAGTCTGTTAAACCTCTATCTCTTCTTATACCATCCAAAATTGGATTGACAGAATCTAAGAACTGTTGTCTAACCTGATCATCATTTTGTTCGAAGAGAAGTCTAACAGCAACTGCTGAAATCAGTTTTCTAGCTTGTAATAAGAGTCTTCTTACATTTATTCTATCTAATGCAGATTCTCTAACCTGTAGAGTTTTATTACCCCAAATTACTGTACCAACATCAGAGAAAGTAGCAATTGGGTTTAGTCTACCTTTATAAAGAATATCCCTATCTTCTTGTGTTAACTTCTTTCTTGCTTTAACCGCGTTTATTAATCCTCTAGTATAACCTGCTGATGCAAACCATGGAAATGCAATATTATCTGTTAATGCTAAATTTCTAACAACCTCAGCAGTTGGTGGAATATATATTTGTGTGTTGTTAGCTGCGTCTCTGATAAGAATCCATGGGTAATATGTTGCAGTATAGTTTGAATCAATATCTGTTTCTTCTAAATTATCTACCGCTTCTTCAGGATAAATAAAATGAGTATTGAAGTCATTCGTATTTGGAACAAACATGTTATAGTCAGGAGTTGTACAAATATAAATTGAATCAGCTCTGTCCTGCTCTACCATCTCAATTGCTTCTTCTACAAGATTAGAATTATTTACATAGTCAATTCCAGTTGTGGTGAATACATTTATATTTACACTTTCTGGATTAGAGAAAGTACTTTGTCCCCATAGATATGCGTAATAATCGGTATTCGCCCATCTTTCTTTGTTAGGACCCGTAAATGGTTTGAATGCTCCCCATCCTTCAGCTGTAGGATATGAAGGTGTACTTGAAGCTCCTTGTAGGAAACCTGCGGCCCCTAATATAAATCTGTCACCGTTTGTTCTATACTCTCTGTATATATCCCATCCATCAAAACCACCACTAGGTACTAATGTGAACTTTCTAGCATTAAGTTTGTAGTATGGATTAGTGTCACTAGTTGGATCTGAAGTAAATGATCCTGAACCGACTTCAAATTGTGATTGACCTGACAATGGATAATTATTCGGTATTAAAACTACAGTCGCTCCAGAATCCATGTGGAAACCTTTTGTGAGGTATGCCCAATCAGGTGCGGTTAAATCATCACCCAAATCACCACTATTTTGTTTTCCTTTGTATGATAAGAAATCAGAGTCTATACCTACTGTTGTTGATACTCCCAAGTAAGTTCTTCTGACTTTGTCACCATTACTTATTACAGGACTAGCGAATGGTGGGTCATAAACTTGTTCACCAGGTTCTAGATATTTTGTTTTATAAATCAATCCTGGTGATTTATGATCACCATAAGAACGTGTGTTATAACCTCTAAATCCACAAGGTAATGCATCATCTGGTGCATCTTCTGATATTTCTAACATAATATATTTTGAGTTTAATTCAAACTCTCCGTTAGATGTACCAACCTTCTTACCTACATAGTTGTTCAGATTAATATCCATAGAACAGCTTGTAAACTTCTCTAATATTACAGGATTATTGTCAGTATCATAAAAGTCTCTTACTAAAATATCGAATGTTAAGTTAGCAAATGACATGTTAGCTAATGATATTTTAACTTCCCTATTACCTGAGTTACCATCAGAAATTAAAACAAATCTGAACAAATCAAACACATTACTACCACGTAATTCTGAAACTACGTAAGGTGTCTTTGGTGTTTGATATTGGTCGAGGTACCAACCCAAACTATCAGTTTCGTTACTTCTTGCTCCTTTTAATCCAACAAGAGTGGTATTTAAACCTCTAATCTTACCTTCTCTAAATCCTCTAGTTAATAAATTTGTATATTCTTCTTCTAAGAACAATGGTACATCAGTTCTAGATTTTCCAAAATTACTTCTACCGAATACTTTACCAATCGAATTTACTGAAGTATTACTGAATGATGTATCAAAACTAAATGAATTACCATCTTTAGTTACCCCTGATACTGCAAAAGTATTGAATGGGTTAGATGTGATACCTGAATAAGAACCATCAGTTTGTAAAATAACATCAGTTACACCACTTACTTCGTAGACTGGTCCAGTATCTGAACCGTAAGTAGCAATACCCCTTGATCTTAATGTAGCTACGACTAGATCATGATATTCGTCGATAGGTTCACCGTCCCATGTATTATAGTATAGTGTCGCGGAACCATTATAATTATTATCACCATTATTCACTAATGATGAAATTACAAAACCAAATGAGATACCGTCATAAGAATTTGAAGATTCTCTAAAGTTAGCATAGAACCAAGTATCATTTGATCTACTATTAAAATTAGCATTAGTAGTGTTCAAAGTTGGTACACTAAATACGTTAGTTGTACCAGTTGTAGTTGCTGTTAAAGCATTTAAAGTTTGTGCAGTTAATGTACCAAAGAGATAAGCCGTTTTACCTACACCAGGACCTGTAGGATCTACAATTTCTTTATTTATTTGAGTAATAAATTCATCATTCAAAGTTGAAGTGTCTCCATTGGATTTTGTAAATTTGTCATAGAAAATACCTTGTAAGAATGATGGTAATGAACCCACACCGGTAATTGTTGTTTTACTAGTATCTTCTGAATTACCACTAAATGCAAAACTTACATTATTTAATTGATTAATAGTGATTGATGATCCTGAAAGGTTACCTACTGTACTAATTGACCAAGATGGTCCCGCATCATAACCAGACAAACCTAATACTCTAGTAACAAAAAGTTGATTAGATTGTTGTAAATATGCTTTGGCTATGTAAGCAGCTTCATATTTAGGAATCTGTGTATTTGTAAACTTAGCTGGATTAGTTCCTCCAAAATATGATGTAAATTCGTCAAAATTACTTATAAATATAGGTTCGAAGGCTGGACCACGTAAGGTTTCCCCAACAATACCTAAAGTTGTTACACCAACACTTTGTGCAACGAATGTTAAATCTCTTTCTGATGTATACACACCAGGTGATACGAATACTCTGTTCGATGTCGCCATTTTAAAACTTTTTTTTTATTTTATTTTTTATATAAATAGTTTACAAAACGACAAAAAAATTACTCTAACAGTATCATTATCGATAAAGTATGAAAAATTTCTACCTTTTTTCATACTTATAAAATATATGAAAGACATTAAAAATATAAAAATATCCCCTGAGGCTCATAGAGTCCTAAAATCACATTGTAATAAGAAAGGAATAAAAATTTATAAATTTATTGAAAATCTTATTTATGAGAAGTGCGAAACCAAGAGAGACATATATGGTGACATCATTGATTAATATTGTACAATACCCGTTTGCCAATATTTTTTACCGTCAACTTCCAAATATTGTAAATCACTAAATGGTTCAGGTAAATCTATAATTTCAGTTTGGTTTACGTTTGATATCATAAATTCAGTAGTTTCTGAAGTAAACGCAGATAAATTCAAAGCATTTGCAATCTCATCGATACGACAAAATATCCCATACGCACCATTTTGTTCTCCCGCAAATAATAAACCAACAATTTTAAATTCACCATTTAATTCCGCAACTATTGCTGAACCAGAATTCCCACCTAAAGTTGCTGGTATACAAGTATTTAAGAAGTTTTCATGATCATCAGTTGCTTTGAAAACAATACAATTATCGATAGCACAAAGGGATGGTGCCCCTTGACTTTGAAAAGGAATGGTTATTGTAGCAAACAGTTCGATAGGTACTAAAATGGAATCTCCAAAGTTATTATGTACATTAGAAACTCCCCATGGACCCATTCTTGCACCAGTCGTATATAATTTAGTATCTAAGGTGACACTCCCATCCAATCCTATTGTAAACATATTGTCAAGTTCAAACGTAACTGCCCATTTCAACGGACTTTCATTTACGGTAAAGTTTATATCATTTTCATCACCATCAAATAAATTTAGTTGAGTCCAACTATTATATTGACCTATATCCGATCCTTGAGTTCCTGAATATATTAGAGGTTCCCCTGATGGATCCGTATTATAAACAGTACTAGTAGCAGCATCACAAGGATTGAAGAGTTGAGGAGGAGGATAGTTAGTTGGGTATAAACTCCATCTCTTTTTAAATTTTCCGATTTTAGATCCGTCGAAATTTATATCAGTACAATCAGTTGACTGTAGAATTTCTGTAATTTCGGAAAAATTAGGTTGTCCTATATATGTCCAGGTACCATTAGGACATATATATATTATTGTTGGATAACCAAATACGATTTCACTATATGAATTTATTAAATTATCCTGGGCATTTATTATTGGATGTGTAACACCTTGTGTCCAATTACCGAATGAAGAATTATACAATTCTTCATCGTCAGTAGTAGAAGATGCTTCAATAGCTAAAACAGTAATAGTATTATCACCCGATGGTCCGTAAGATTGATAAGCATCTTCAAGTGCACCACTTTGCTTATAGTTCCAACATGGTCCACACCAAGTGGCGAAAAAATCTATAATTACACCTATACCTTGGTCTAAGTAATCAGAATAAAGTGAATGTTGGACCCCATTCAAATCTGTAGCTGTAAAATCTGGAGCTATGTTCACATTTTCACCTGTAGGAGTATCCTGAGAAAACGCATTTTGAATAATATCATCGTCATAATGATCAGTATATATGGAAGTATTGTCTCTACTTCCCGCAATTAACATATCGTGACTATAAACATGGTTATTACTTAAAGATACAATTGCCGGAGGAGAAAAATCATTATCTAACGCTAGACAACCCAATGTCCCATAATAACCACCAACTACGTATTGACTATCTAAATTAGATACTTGTAACCCCCCTAATAGAGGTCTATAGGTATTTCTATTTAGAGGTGGTATAGAGTCAAAAAAAACATCATTACATAGTCTTTGAAACATATGTTCTCTTACAACATAAGTATTTATAGGTTCATTATCAATTCTTACCTCTCGTGGAATTAAGTCTAAATCTCCTTCATAATTATAGTCTATTCTAATTATAATATGTGCTTTACCAAAATTGAATTTATCTCTTAGATATAGTTCATATTGAACATCTACATCTTCATTAAATCTTGGTGTAGGAAGACCATACGAAACAGAAATTACTCCAAGATCTTTATTTTGAAGGTAGTATTGCTGACAAAAATTTCTTATTGATGACTTTTTCATTTTCGAATAGTTTTAAGAATTAGGAATATGTATGAATCTAGTATAATTAGTTTGTCCAGTAAAATTAGGGGTTTTAGTTGGGGTAGGCGTAGGGGTAGGGGTACTAGTCAAAGGTTGTGTCGGATTAGGTGTAACTTGATATTCTGGACATTCTACTGACTCTATAGTAAAACTAGAATTTATAGGTGAAATTACCTTGATCGAAAAGAAAGAATTTAAAGGAGTACCCTTAGTAAATCTGAGTCGGATTTGACCATCATATGGGAATGCATCTATGGATGGATAGGACGGTACAACCCCAATTTGAGGAGGATAAGAACCAAATAATCTTTGACCTGTTTGTTGTGCGAAATTTAATTGATTACCAATATAAGGTTGGGTTCCAGATTGAATAAATTCAGTGCCATTCCAGACAAAATTATCCAAAGTAGTACTTTGTGTGAGTTGAGATTGATAAAAATTTGAATCAATTGTATCATACAAACCGTTACCTATAAACAAACTATCAGCAACTATATCTCCATTCCAAAAAACTTGGAACCGTTGAGGGACTGGATTACAGTTAATAGTAACAATAACATCGCCAATATTGGTTCCAATACCCACATCTATGTTATAAATTCCCGATCCATTTATTTTTTCAATCTGTGTGAAATCATTTCCACATTCATCTACAGGTTCAGGTCCGGGATCACAATCATCACATCCACCAAAAGGTCCTGAAAAATCATTGAACGTTAGTGGTAAATTATCATAGTCAGTGGTAATATATTGTCCTTGGTACTCATAACAACCGTAATATCCGTCTATAAAGTAGGTTTGACCCTCCTCTGGTGTGAAATCTGAATTAGGAACTCTGTAAACGACACCTGTATTATTTGATTGAGCACCACTAAAATATATATTTGAAAAAACTATATGTTCATTCGAATATGAGTTGTATCCCCATTTCACGTTCCTAATAAACATCTGAAGTGGTGTAGGGTCTGCCCAAGTAGGTAAAGTATTTGGTAGATTTCCTGTCTCTGGGTTAAGTAAATTTAAGGTATATAATAGTTCATATTCTCTTTCTACCCCAATAGGTGTTGTTGATTCTCTCCAGTATGGAGTTAAATATATTTTAATAAATTCAAAGTCCTTTTCTATTTTTATACCTACAGGGTATCTTAAGGTTAATTCACCCTGATTGGGCCAGTTAGCATTTCGAATTCCCCAACCATCTTCGCTAGGTATATATATTCTTTTGACTCTTGTCGTTGATCCTCCTGGATTGTTGCCATACACACCTGGTTGATCATAGAAAAATTCACCGTCAGCATTGTAAAATGAAGGATTTTTAAATGCATATACATCAGCATATCTATTGAAATTAATGTCCATATACCTGTTATTAGGATTTGAGTCCTGTCCAGAAAATCTTTCTCTTATATCTAATGATAAGACATGTACGAAATTATTTGGACCAAATTGACCCTGTGTATCATTAAAAGCCGCTAATATTATACCAACAAAATCATCATCGGTTGATGGAAACGATAATTCAAAAGTCCATACGTAACTATCATATCCGCATTTCGAATAGAAACCAGAACCAATATTAGAATTTGTTACAGTTGTTAAAAACAAATCTTCGGTCAAAACACCATTGATACCAGAACCCTGAACTATAGTCCTAGTATTAGAGAAGGGATTTTCAGGGTTTAATAATACTCTACTAATAGGGTCCCCAACAAATTGACAGGGAAAATCAAAGTCATACGGATAATCCGGAACATCAAAATTAGGTTTAAAAATAGCGAACCCTTGAAGTAGAGCCGGTGTACATGGATTAGGAGATCCTATGGATGTTGAACCGATAGGATCATAAGTAATCCAAGCTCGATCACTGTACCAAGTATTATCATCATTTAAACAATCCCAACTAAAAAAATAATCATGTGGGAATACACCACCTGCAAAAATAGCTTTATTAATTGAACTCGCACTATACCAAAGATCATAAGTATATGAAGAATTTGCCTGACTACTCCCATCTGGAAAAAGTTGTTCACCATTTTCTTCAACAAATATTTGATCTGTAACCAATCTATCGATATAAAATTTGTAAGAGGGATCGTCATGTACTAATTCAAATAAATTATCGCTATTCCAATAACCAAAAAATTGAGGAACGACATTATCTTCTATAGTTACAAAATACAGGTATGAAGGACTATATTGTGCATATCCCAAAAATAATGAACCAGGACTATAAATATTTGTTTGATCTGGTGCTTGATCATATGTTACACCGAAAAGATCTGATAAAAGATCCTGTTGATTATCAAATTTATACGATGTTTTTTCACAATCAAAATTATCGGCTCCACACAACACATATTTTTCTAATCCCAATGGTATTGGTGTCGGTGATAAACCAGGTGTTCTGGTAGGTTCCGGAGTTTCTGTAGGTGTTTGTGTGAGTGTTGTGGTAGGAGTAGGGGTAGGTAAAATAGGACATTGAATGAATAATCCATTCCATTGAGCACATTCATCACAATCAAAAAGGTAAGTACCTTGATATAATGGTACTGAAGGATCATAATCTTTTATTTCTTTTTTTACATAACAATTTAAATGAACAAATGATCCAGGAAATGTCCCATCAGGGTTAAAAAGTGGATAGTACTCAGTATCTATGGAATTACCAAAGCTATCAGTACTTATATTAAAAGTAATGTAGTCTAATCCATCAGGCCAAATATCAGGAACTACTAATCCAGGTATTTCAGATGAAAGACAACATCTTTCGAAAATCCAGGTTTCAATATCTTCTGGTGGAGTTGTAGCTGCTGGAGTTCTTTGTGGTGTACGAGTTATAGTAGATGTAACTGGAGGGGTCTTGGTTGGGGTCCTAGTAAGTGCAGGTGTCTCTGATATGGTTGTTGTAATTGTTGGTGTTGGTGTTGGTGTTGGTTGACATTCAGGAGCTATGCATCCTAATTCTACAACAGATACTATATTACTATTAATAAGTAACATAGGTGAAGTATTCTGACCTAAGTCAGGAACTCCCACAAAACATGTGTTTGTACTTACCTCCGGTCCACCTTGAGCAAAACTTAAAATATTATATGTTGTACCAGGATAAAAAGCAAAAGTAGATGGAGGAATTAAAATAAAACTGACCGAATAATAAAGACCATCAACACAATTTTGTAATATTGTTGTTGGACATTCTAATGAATTAGAGGTATTACAATTTTTACAATTTATCAACCCTGGTTGACCCTCGTAATAATTATCTATTTGAATAGTTAATTCGATATCTTCACCATATACGAGATCTATATTCGTAATAAGGAAACATTCTATTATACCCGAATCTTCAATAGAAATGACATCACCCACATTTAAGGTAATACCATCTACTACATCTACCACCATTGTTGTGTGTGGTTCATGAGTATCACAACAAGGTACAATACTTATTTCGTATGCTTCACCTTCACAATCTAATCCATTTAATTCCCAACATTGTTCACATGAACTATATGAATCACCATCATAATAATATGGATTAGGAGCATCAACGGAATTACCAACAATTTGCCAACAAGCATCAGATAAGAAAACATACTGACCAGTTGGATAATCAAACGGACTAGACATAAATGCAGTAACACCATATTCAGGATGATTAGGACAACAAACTTGTCTTATTCTGTATTCGATTAAAGGTCCACAAACTAAATTATTATCTTCAAAACATTGGGGACAGTCATCATACACTTCTTCAACAAAAGGATAATCATATTCAACTTGGTTTACTGAAGGTTGTCCATCAATAATCCAACACGCATCGTTATAATAGAAAATTTGTCCATTTGTTGGTTCAAATGACGACTGGAACGATGCAATCTGATTGTAATCAGGATGAAATTCACAACATTTTTGGATTGCCCTAAAATTAAACCCTTCAGTACAAGGAAGACAAATCCTTTGATTACAAATATTATTTATTAAATCTTCTTGATCATCGATAAAAAACTCACCAGGTAACTGTCCACTTCCTTGTATATAGTAACACGAGGAGTCCGTGATACCATTATAAATATCACTCAAAAATCCTACACCTTGTGAAAGTAATAATTCTTGATTGATACCAACATTAAATGTTATTGTATCATCGCAACAATTTATGGCTTTATATATTTTATATTCAATATCTTTACATTCTAAGTCATTGAGTTGGAAACATTCTGGACAATCGGAATAAAATTCTCCATAATAATATGGATAACTTACTGGTTGTAGATTAAAATACTTATCCACAACGATCCAACACGCATCATTGTAAAATATAACGTCACCGACTTCACCTGAATCATCACCACTTAGTTGTATAGACTGATTATAATTATTGTGGAATTCACAACATATTTGTGTTACCCTATATGTGACTATCTGTTCAACAGTTCTACAATCTACACAACTTCCATCTATAAATTCATTGATAACAATTGCTGAAGGTGTAAATGGTACTGGAAGATAAAGATGATAACATATGTTATTATATATAAATACATTTGCAGATCCGTCATTAATAACATTACCATTTACATCTGAAGTTATTATGTTTTGTGGGACAGTAGCTATTAATGTTCCTGGGGTTCCATCACATCTTATACATCTATATGTTAACTCACAAGGGGTTAACTTACCATCATCAATACACTCGGCACAACCACCATAAAAATCACCAGTATATATTGGAAAAGATGGTGGATCGGTAGTTTCATAAAAACTTTGTATAACCCAACAAGCATTATTATAAAGTAAAGTATTTCCTTGTACGCCACCTTCAGAACCTACAAGAACTGTCGAAGTACCATAACCAGGATGTAGATCACAACATAATTGAGTTACGTTGTATACATAAAAATAGTTATCTTCTTCACCACAGTTGTCACACCCTAAACTGAATTCACTAACCACAGGAATCGTATCAGGATTTATTGTACCATTATATGGTTCATCTAAATAAAGACAAATAACCCCTCCATGTCCATTATCATATATAAAAGTGTTTCCATTCGGTCCAGTCAAAATATTACCTCCACTATCAGTAAAGTAATCATCACCAGAAATCTCAACTATTAATACTGGTAAATTACCGATACATGAATTTGCTCTGAAATATAATCCACAAGGATAATCTTTTAAACAACCTGAACATTTTTTATAAGGTTGAGTTGAAACAAACTGTAATCCTGGAGACGCGTAATTAAACGTCTCAATCACATTCCAACAAGAAACTGATCCTGTTTGTGGATTTTCAACACTAAAAACAAATGAATAGTTGAAAATATTAGGAGGTAAAGGAATATTACTTTGTTGAAATTCAGAAAAATTATAGTTAAACTGTTGTGTAATCGATGGATCACAACAACTTCTAGCATTTACTGTACGATATAGTGCGGACATAAAACAGTTTTTTTATAAATACTCACCAAATAATAAATTACAAGATTTATTATAGTAATGTCTAGTTTCTAAATAACTTAATTATTTATTGAACTGTTTGTTAATCTACTTTCGAAAACAATCTTAGATGATTCTGAATTATCAGTCTTAATTACTACAATTTTTAAAGTGTCATTTAATGAAATAGGGATTGAGGTTACATTACTACCACCTATGAATATATCATTTAAATAAAATTCTTGCTCCTCGACATTTACCGTATTTGAAATCGTTAAATCTGCACCATAATCAAAAGTCATAACCATCTCAGATACATCACTTTCAAAATTAAAATTAATTTCAAATTCTTCAGGATTTTCTGGGTACTCTTTTATTTTTTTCTTTTTATTAGATAAATCAAATTCTGAAAGTATTAAAGATCTTGATATCGCAGGTGAGACCTCAAACTCCTCTTCGTCCATTAAAAATCCCAGCATAGTGAAAGTATAATTTTGAATAAAATATTTTCGTTTTTCTAAATCTATGACAGATTCATCACTAACATTATCTAGAATTATTGGTATATAGTGACCTTTGATCTGTCTGTAAGCTTGTCTTGATGAGAATTTTTGAAGAACTAATTTATTGAATTCATTAAGTTCTCTCATTCTATTACAAAATATTTTTACGTTATACGTTATATCGACTGGAGTTGGTTGGGGTATTTTATAGATGTCCATTCCTTTTCTCATCCCATCCCAGGTTGGTACTTTAACATAATAAAACTGTTTTCTATTTGGAATTGTATATTGTAAAGATGGATTAGAACCGTATTTTACTTCTGGCTGTCTGACAGTGGTGATAAAAGGAACTGAAATATTTTTATCTAGATTTTGAAAATCCCATGTCTGTGTAAATTGAGACCAATTCTGAGTTGTAATGATAATATCGACGGTAGGTATTTTATTACCTGAAACAACAACTTCGAGATCTTCTTTAACAAAATCTAACATTCCTCTATCTAGATCGGCATGTAAGATTGATTTAGGTAAATAAGTTCCATCTTGGTTTATTTCACCAAGTAATTCTTCCCTTCTATCTAAAAAATATTTTTTATCTTTTAGAGGTAATGTTTTTTTTATTTTTTTAGGAATTGCCATTATAATCCTCTAAATTCATCTTCAGAAACTGGAGAGGCTATTATAGTTCTATAAAATGGTTTGAACCCTCCATAAGTATGTTTATTGTCACTTACAACTCTTCCATCATTAACGACGGAATAATATCTAACCCTATCTTCAGTTTCATAATAACCGATGTAATCACCGTAGTCTATATCCGTTCCTAATCTATCTAGTGTGTCTTGATAAACACTTACTGTAAGATTTCCAGGTTCCATCTGTGATAATTTAGAATTACCATAATCTTGATTTTGTGGTTGTTCAATACTTACAAAACCTTTGAATTCTATTGGTGTATGAAATTGAATTTGGTCCTTCAGAGATTCACCATAGACATCGTCTTGATCAGTCTTCTTTCTATCTATTTTATATAATACCAAAGTAAAACTCAGGTCACCCTCAAGCCACTCACGACCCATTTGAACTTCAAGATCGAAATCTTGATCTCCAAAAAACTTTTCTAATCTTCTTATAGGAACACGGTTAATCATGATGGTATATATTGATAAATATTACTGTTTAAGTTATATTTAAGGTATTAAATATTTAATTTGATCGATCATTTACCTGAACGCAAAGCATTGAACATCCTGGAAGAATATTCAGGAACAAATGATTACATCTTAAAAATTAAAAAAAAGTTTAATTCAAAAAAGTCATTCAAACCTACAAGATCTCAGTGTGATTACATAATTGACTTCCATGAGATAAAACCCAAAATAGCAAAAAAATGGGTTGAGTTGGATTCGTATTATAGTCAGAAATTATTAGAAGATAAGTTATTGACCAAGAAACCTACACATCTTTATGTTGAAAAACTTTTAGTTGAAAAAGATAAATCATATCACATATGGGGTAAATTATTCGAAAACGAATCACTTAAGGATATCTGGCTTCCTAAAGGTGCTATAGTCACAAATAAAGAAAGGAAAGTTGATATAGACTATGGTCCTTATAGTCATAGACCACCACTAAATCACCAAAAAGAAGCGATAGAAAAATTAGTAGGTAATGATAAATTTATACTAGCAGATGATATGGGTTTGGGTAAGACCACATCAACAGTAATTGCAAGTTTAGAGAGTGGTGCTAAAAAAATTTTAATAATTTGTCCTGCTTCTCTTAAAATAAATTGGATGAGAGAAATAGAGAATTATACAGATAGAAGTGTTTCAATAATTGAAGGTAAGAAGTGGATTGATGCGGAATACGTTATTTTGAACTACGATATTCTAAAGAATTTTCATGATCCTAAAGATCGTAAAAATTCAGTTATTTTGAATAATAATTTTGATATGGTAGTAATGGATGAGGCACATTATATCCAGAATAAAAAAGCTCAAAGAACTAAAATTGCGAATGATATTGTAAAGAAAATAGGTAAAGTGTGGTTATTGACTGGAACACCAATGACATCGAGACCCATGAACTATTTTAACCTATTAGATTTAGTGGATTCTCCAGTTGCCGATAATTGGATGGCATACGCAATTAGATACTGTGAAGGATATCAATTTAATGTCGGAAACAAAAAAATATGGAATGTAAATGGAGCTTCGAATTTGGAGGAATTAAGAGATCGAACGAAACCACAAGTATTAAGAAGATTAAAGGAAGACGTACTCGATCTTCCAGAAAAAATTCTTACACCGGTTTATTTAAGACTAAAATCCAAAGAGTATGAGAAATTAATGGGTGAATATTACGAATGGTATGAAAATTCAGATGAATCAAGTTCACTTACAATACAATTCTCAAAATTAATGAAAGTAAGACAAATTATAGCTGAAAGTAAAATTTCTAATACAATTGAAATTGCAGAAAATATAATTGAACAAGGGAAAAAAGTTATCATATTTACAAATTTTACAGATACACTAAATCAGATTAATGACCATTTTGGAAAAAAATCAGTAAAACTAGATGGTAAAATGAGTAAAGTGCAAAGGCAACACTCAGTAGATGAATTTCAAAACAATGAAAAAATAAAAGTTTTTGTTGGAAACTTAAAAGCTGCAGGTGTTGGAATAACTCTTACGTCTGCTGAAGCTGTCATTATGAACGATCTTTCCTTTGTACCGTCCGATCACTCACAAGCTGAAGATAGATCTTATAGATATGGACAAAAATCGAATGTTTCAGTATTTTATCCAATCTTTGAAAATACAATAGAAGGTATTATATATGATATTCTATCTAAGAAAAAAAATATTTTCGAAACAGTAATGGGGGATAACGAAGACAAAACTGATGTGGTTACTGAAATTTTAAATCAAATTCAGAATCAAAAATACCGTTGATAAGTTATTTATTAAATAAAAATGAGCCTAAAGAGTACAAATGAGAAAATTAAAATTCTTGAAGAAAAAATAATTAATTCGAAAAGAAAACTATTTTCAGCAAAGAAATTAAACTATGGATTTGGGTCACTCCGAAAATTTGTACCCAAAGAAATAATGGAATTACATTATAACGTCCATTATAAAGGTTATATAAAAAACCTAAATGAAGAACTCTCCAATTACAAAAATACACCCAATAGTGTTGAAAAAATAGTAAGGGGTGCTAGTAGATACAATCAAAAAGTGAGAGACAACGCAGGTGGAGTTTACAACCACCAAATTTTTTGGAATATGATGACTCCAAAAAGTAAAAATATATCAGGAGATATTTTATCATTAATAAAAAAAGATTTTGGGTCTTTTCAAAACTTTAAAACTAAATTTAAAGAGGTTGCACTTTCTTTATTTGGTTCTGGTTGGGCATGGTTAGTTATAGATAGTTCTAATAAATTAAAGATTATTACTACTCAAAACCAAGTTAGTCCGTTAATGAATACAAATAAAAAGGTACAATATCCTTTATTAGGATTAGACTTATGGGAACACGCGTTTTATCTTGAATATAAGGCTGACAAGAAAAAATATATTGATAATTTCTGGAGAGTCGTTAATTGGGAATATGTTAACATTAGACTGCAGTTTTTTAACTCAGGTCTTATGTATAATTTAAATGAATCAATTCTTACTGAAGGTAATAGCACTAGATGTAATAGTAAACAAATAGGTATATATAGAGATATCTTCAATAGAAATCCAGAAGTAAAAAACATATATAAAAGAAAAATTAATGATATTCTAAGAGAAACATTTCCAACATACTGGTATGAAAAAGGACAACTATTTAATAACTCACCTTTTGGAATATATAATTACGAGAAAGAAGGTAGATCAATTTTAAATAAAATTAATACAAACTATACTATATTTTGTACATTGGTTGGTGATATTAATCTCTATTTAAGATATAAAAAGATTTCTCAAATCAACTTTGCTAATAAAAGTAATCGAGATCAGATTAAAGAACTTAATAAATTTCTTCATTATTTAGATTTACTTAAGTATAGAATTTTTAATACAAGTTCCGAAACGTTCAAAAACATTTATGAATTAATTAAAAAACTTGACAAAAATGGTGATCAAAGAGAAGAAAAATCAGTAAAAGAACTTAAGAAGTTTTTTAACACCGACAAGGTTACTAAAGTTGGTGGATTAGGTAATAGAGAAGATATGATCGGAGGCATTGATGCAAAAGTAGAAGTCAATGGAAAAACAAAGACCATTCAAATAAAGCCATTTAAATCTTTTGAAGTTGAAAATGATAAAGTAAAAGTTATAGGTACGGGGAATGTAAAAAATTACAAAGTAGACTACCTAGTATTTCATAATGACTCAAAGGGTATAAAAGTTTTTGATAATTCTAACACTAAGATTGTTGATGGGGTATACGTTTTTGATATAGATTCTATGATGAAATAGTTTTATTAAGATATTTATAATAAAAACCCACCCATGTCGATTATAAACGAACCACAAAGAACAAAGCTATATACAAGAGTAAAACATCTTTTAGGTTATCCTTTACGCACAGTAGAGATAAAAGATGAAATGATGGACTCACTCCTTGAATTATCTATCCAAGACTATTCTCAGTATGTGAATGATTGGTTAATTGAATCTCAATGGACTTCTCTTTATGGTATGAATCTAGATGAACAATCTTTAACAAGGGCATTTTTGACTCGTAGTTTAGACTGGGAAACACAGTTTACTTATGCATATTCTAAAATTGTTGGACTACAAGCTGGAGGAGATTCTGTCCTCAAAAAAGATTATATTACATTAGTCCCAAATCAACAGATTTACGAAATTCCAGCAGGAAGGGAATTAAATGAGCTAATGTGGTTTACACGAGCAGAATTAGATGCTGCATACTTCGATCCATTTATGGGTGGATTTGGAGGATTTGGCGGTATAGGTTTAGGTGGTAATGCAGGATTTGCACAAATGGGTAATATGGGTAATTATTTTATTACACCCGCCTTTGATATCCTATTGAGGATGCAAGACATTAATGTCAAAAGAAGAATTATTGCTGGTGAACTTACCTATAGAGTTACAGCACTACCAGAAGGTAAAAAGGCAGTTCATTTGATGAATGTACCTGGAGGTAAATTTGATTTTGGAAACATTCAAAATAATGAATATAAAGTTTGGTATTGGTATTATGATACTTTCGACAGAGAAGAATGTCTAGCAAATAATCCGGATGTAATAAGATTACCATCGGATATACCAGTTGATGATCTTATGTGGGAGGAATTGAACACTCCTTCTCAAACGTGGATTAGAAAATGGTTTGTATCATACACAAAAGAAACATTAGGTAGGGTAAGAGGTAAATTTGGCGGTAATCTTAAAACACCAGATTCTGAACTACAATTAGAATATGATTCATT